AGTCCGCCAGCGCAAGGAGACCAACCGCGTTGTGCACCCGCAAGTGGGTCAACAGGTAGAGCTCCTGCTCCTCTTCGGTCATGAGCTCGAAACTCACTCGATCACTTTGACTTGACATGGGACTCCCCCTTCTGAAATCAGGTCACCAACGGAAGATACGGAATCGAACGTTGCACCAAGGTACGGCTCGCCTCAGGGTCACCCCAGCCCGTCAACCGTACGAGGTGAAGATTGCTACGGCAGCGGCACCCCGCCCACATGTCGCCGTAGTGCAGCGGGTGGACAATTCCGCGAGGACATCCAAACCGTGCGGCATCCTCCGGATCGGGGGGCTCGTCCCCGTAGTACTCCACCCCCTCTTCCAACTGTCCGATCAAGTGCAGAGTACGCCCCACTCGCCCCTTAGCGGCGTTGTTCGCTTCTGCAAACCACTCGGCGTTTGAGAGCTCGAAAGTGGCATCATCCCCCGGATACAGCACCCGGTGCACAGCGTCCTGCACCCCCGCAACGTTAGACCCGTAGAAAAACTCGTCCCGTGGGACCTGCGCGGACACCGAAGGGTTGCTGTACCACAGACGTACGCCGCTAGGGTGTTCGTACGTGACTACGACGACCCCCATGATGGAGCGGGCTAGATCCCAAGGTCGCGCCCACACAAGACGGTCACGGTTCTGGAGTTTGGCTCGAACGTCAGGAGGCACGTCAAGCACATCACAGTGCGTGCTGCGCAGTGTGCCACTCATGGCGACGCCCCGGAACCGAACCAACCCGAGCTGCCAGTGCTGGACCCACTCCTCCGCGGTTTGGTCGCTCTGGTAGACCCGAACCATCGGGCTCACCTTCGGGACCGCGGAGTGAACATGCCCGCGAGGGTCAACCCGATCTGCTCGGAGACAGGCCCCTCTTTCCGCATGTACGACTCCGCGTTGTGGATGATGTACGAGTATGCGGCCTCCACGTGCGGGCACTCCGCATAGAACTCCTCGAAGTCCCGCAGCATCTGCTTGGCGTCGATCTCCGGATGATCGACACCGAGCTTCTTGATGGCTGCCGTGAGCGCTTCCTTCTGCGCGTCAGGCTGGGCGGCGTCCACGCGGCTTCCTCGTCTTGGCACGGGTACCCACCTCCGCGACTTCCGGCTTGTCACACACGTCCTCGATGAACCGGAGGGCCATAGCCGCGACCTGGATGGCTTCCTTCCGCATGGCCTTCACGGAGCGAGGGCTGGACCCACCCTGCTTCACCACGTCCCAGAGCTCCTCGAACTCCTCCCGCAAGATGGAAGCGCCCTCGTGCGCCGAGTGGAACGTGGGGAAGCGGCCTCGAGCTCGCCGCAGCTCCTCCACTACCTCGGTCGCAGCCTCACAGTCTTCGAATCCTGACGGCATGTAGCCCATTGTGGTGTCCTCTTCCGTAGTACGTTTCGCAGTCTGGCGCCCGCACACGCAGCATGAACGGGGCAGGTTGTAGAGGTAGTAGCACATGCACGCGCGGACGAATGGGCTACGCATCGGTCGGTCGGCGCGGCGAGTCACTTCCCGGGCTCCTTCGTGGGGTAGTCCTTCTCGTCCCGTTGCCGCTGCTTGGCTTCCGCCAGACGATCGTGCACGGAGAGCGTACGAAGGGAGGCATGCCGGCTGAAGCGCAGCTCGGTCGGATCGACTCCTGCCTCCCACTCACGCACCAGGCACAGCAGGAACGTGGCGTCCTTGTTGTACCCGGGGACGGCAGCCCGCAGCCACTCCTCGAACGTCAGCCCCTCGTAGTTCACCTCCTTGTCGGGGGTCGACACGGGGCGGTTCAGCACCGCCCGGATGGCCTCGCCCAGCTGCTCGTTCAGCGCCCTGCGGGTCGCTTCCGTGATGGGGTGGGTACACGCACGCGGAGGCCGTGGCGGGTTCACGACTGAACCCCGTCTGCGGGCGCATCTCGCCACGGCCGAAGCTGCCCCGTGTGCAGGTCGAGCTCGCCCTGCAACCGGAACTTCCAGCCCGTACCGTAGACCCCGTCGGGCGCATGCATGGGGGGAGCTTCGTACGTGCACCCAGGCCCAAACTTCAGGAACACGTAGGTACCCGCCTGGCTACTGTCCAGCGCCTTGCACTGGTAACCGGCCCATCTCCCGCCACGAGCTCGCATCGTCGCGAGCTGCTCGTCGGTGCACACAGGGTGGACATCTTCACTCACTTCGCACATGTCGCCTCCTCGAGTAGCGGTAGACTACCCCGAGTCTTATCCCCGCAATGAAAGTGGAAAGACGTCAGAGTACGAAGTCCACTTCGGGGCAGTGAAGGTCCAGCACCTCCCGCCACCCCGATCCCCCCAGTGGGCGCACACACCTGCCCTCAGGCTGCAACACCCACCACCCGCCTGCTACGGGTGCGTGGCGCACGTCCAAGCAACGGCAGGTGTACCCCCTCCAATGCAGCGGGTGAACAACCCCATTGGGGCAACCGACGTCCGTGGGGCCCAGGCCCCCTAGCAACGAGAGGCAGAGCGCCTGCTCGAGCTGTCTGTCCAACCGGTAGAGCCCCTCCGGGGTAGACCATTCACGCACCTTCTCACAAACCTGCTCCCGAAGTGCCGCCAGGTCATGGGTACGCGTCGTCAGCAGTCCCTCCCCCATGTGCCCGTACTTCACCAGCGCGTGCATCAGCGCAAGTCGCTGGGTGTATGTGAGCCCAACGGGTGCACGCGTGTGCCGAGGGTGAATGGAGACGCCGTAAGTTGACCTGTGGTCGAGCGTCATCTCCATGCGGGCACGGTCAAGAGCGTCCTTTACGGTGAGGTAGTGCACCTCGTCCACGAACAACACGCTCAACGTGGCCTGCACAAGAGGCTCACCCCAGTCGTTCGTGAGGCCCGAGTGAGCATACCCCCGCAGTAGCGCGAACCCACCAGGATGGTGCTGCAACGGGAAAAACCACACGGGGTACTCCCAGCCGCTGGACTCTTCGTCCGTCGCCCCAGCGGGCGGACCCAATTGCCACAGCAGATCAGGAGGTGTTGTGACCCACTCTTCCCGAATGTCGGTGAGCATCTCCCCGATGGAAGGGGGGTTCTTTTTGTCGCGGTTCATGGGCTCCGATCATCGAGCTTGTCGAGCTCGCGGCTACCAAAGTCAACACCAAGCACCTTCAGCTTGCGCATCTCTCTCCATGTACGGACAAGGTGCTTACGGTACCTCCCCACCCACGAGGGGGCACCCCACACTTTGCGCTGTGTTGATTCGTACTCGAAAATGCCGCACATGCAGGACCTTGCGCCCGTGCTGAAGTGAGTGGGGTGAATGATCCCAGCAGGGCACGCCACTGGGCGTTCTTCCGCTACAAAAGGCTGGTGTTGGCAGTAAAGAGTGAAAAGCCACTCCAGGTTGGCCTGCAGACGTCTCCCCTCCACCATCGCAGCCGTCTTCGCCTCGCGTAGTGTCTTGCCGCACACAACACGACTGTGAGCGCTAAAGTTGCCGAACTCTCGAAGCATCTGGGAGAACAGCGCGCGCTCCTGCGTATCCTTACTCAGTTCCACCCGCCATTTCTTCTGGTACTCGCGTACAAGCCTTGCCCCGGATGCCTTGTTGATGAGGATGTAGGGCACGACGTGGACCTCCACAGCGAACCCGTGGGCTGTCTCCTCCCGCAGGCAAAGCACCACCAACGGAGCCGGAGGATCGTCTCGGTAGTATATGGGCAACGAATCGCCGAAAGTTGTGCGCGACCACCCGCGCGTGACCTGCGAAGGGAGTATAGTCCCCCACTCGTCAATAAGTGTGACGGCGTCGGGCCGGTCCCGGATACGGCTACTCACTAGCCGACCTACCTTGCCACAGAGGGCGGTGCAGCTCCTGGAGCAACTCGTGCAGAACCCAAACGCGGCAGATGTCCCGGATGTCCCCCAACACGACGTACACGCCGATCGTCAGCTGGAGTAGCACCACGGAACCACAACCCCACTCGAGCCAGGATGAAGCCTGCCCGATGATGATCGACACGTACGACACCAGCAGCACCAGCAGCATGAGCCGGTACTCGAGACGAGCCACATCCTTTTCCATGACAAACCTCGTGAAGATCACCGGCGCGGTGACCGGACAACATACCGTTGATTCTGGGCCGAGGACTGAATGGACCATAGCTCTTGCATTGACCTGGAATGCACAACGTCCCCGCACTTGCACTGACCGTCCACCCAGTAGTGCTGGGGGGCTGTGATCCCAAGAGGGCACGCACTCGTACCCTGCACACTGGACTTCGGTGGCGAGTCCCTACGGTACGGAAACGTACCGTAGTCCCGCATGGTGTACCGTCCGGACACCTGCTCGAGCAGTTGCTCTACACTGTAGGGGCTACGGAGAAAGTACCTGGCCGATTCCCTCGCAGCCCCCAGAACTTCGTACATAGGTCCGGTAGCGAAGTACGCCAGTGTAGCGAATGCGTGCTCGTGAAGAACGACGGCACCCACGGCGTTCCGGGCAAGGGCACGCCCTACTACTCCAGCGGAAACGGCTTTCGCCGCGTCCACGACCTCAGGGCCTGACAGGCTGTCTTGGACGAGCTTGCGGATAGCGGACTGCACCCTGGTTGGGTGAGCTTCGGTCAAGTCAACCCGCAGGACATGACAATCCCCAGAGAGGGCGGTGTGCTTGCTGCCGTGGTACAGCACGCCGTACCACTCCGTGTTCGAGAGAGGATACAAACTCAACGTGTTCCCACTCGGATCGACGGCTACATCGCTCGGAGAGAACCCGTCACGGAACAGATCCCAGTCGGGAGAGAGTAGATAATCCATCCGCCTGGACAGGCCTGCCGGAGATGTTCGAAGAGCAGAAATGATGCGTTTGAAACTTGGATGACGAGACGCCCCCATCACTTCGTCCAGTAGCGGAGCTCGATCTCCAGCCCTTGCACGTCCGCCTCCCATTTTTCGATAAAGTCCAACTCGGCCATCGCCTTCTTGTCCTCCCCACGGTGCAGGTAGGTGAGGTACAGCACCCAGTGTCGATGAATGAGTCGGTCCAGGTCCCGGATCTGCCTCTCGATATGTGTGCAGTGGGCCTGCCACTGCCGGTACTGCCGAAGCCGCACATGAAACAAGTGGGACACGAGCAGGAGAAGGGTAGCCATCACGAGCAACGCCGACTCGGTGGAGAACAACACACTCGCGAAGTCCTTCACGGTCACCTAGCCTTCCTCTTCTTCCCAATTTTTCTGGTCAACTCTTCGTCGGAAATCGGACGCCACGGGGATGGGGAATGCTTGCGAATAAACGCCCTTGCACCCTGAAGCGTCACCCCACGTACCTCCGTGGATGCAACACCGAGACCGGAAATGCGAATCACGCTGTACTTCCTAGCGTCGGGGACGACCAAATAAGTCGCCCAAAACGCATCGGCACTGGGATCCCCAAGTAGGCAAGGGAAGCTTGGGAGGCACACGGTGTGCACCTCCCGTACGGAAGCGAACACAGGGATACACGGCAGGTCACGCATCGATCACCTCACATGTCTTATCCCAGTGAAGGCCACGCAACCACGGGCACCATACGCTGGGATGTGCCCGCCAACTTGTGCGTGCAGTCCCCCAGGTAGTCGATGTTGCCCTCACGAACGTGGAAGTGACACACGGACTCGATCGCAACCGCGTCGGGGTCGGTGGGGTCGGAAGCTCGAGCTCGGACGAGCACGCTCGGGCTGAACGTAGGACGGGCCACGTCCTCGTTGAACCCCCACTTGTGTGGGCCGTCCACTCTCACGAAGTGGCGCTCCCCACACCCAGGGCAATGCATGACGGCGAGTCGGTTACCGTTGGGCTCACGGGCAAATTGGATCACAGCGTCCGGGGACAGGAGCTCGGCGGTTTTCATCCCAGGATGATACCCCAACGCTGTTGACCCGCACGCGTATGCAAGGGCTCTACACACCGGCATCCACCATCGATGGAGTAGTGCCCTGGGTACAGTACACCCCTCGGACATGTGCGCCTCGGGATGCGTTCCGGTGCAGGATAGAACCCGTCTGGGTACCAAGCGCGGACCCGGTCCTCCAGCTGCATGGGGGACATGATGAGTGCATCCGCGGCTTCTTCCAGGTGTGCACGCACCGCGTCCACACTCGGCAATGCGATCCTCTCCACCTGCGGGTGGTCGTTGGTCATGGCCGCGAATGCGGCGAGTGTCGTCAGCGGGCAGTACGGCCAGTGATGCTGCGTGGGGGTAAGGATGGGGGAGTGGTACGTGTAGTTGTACCCGTACCGGTGAGCGATCCCCGCCAAGTAGTCCTCCGTGACGACCTGCAGATTCACGTAGGTCAACACGCCGAGGTACTCAGGAATCGCGCCTGGGAACCTGCGGATGTCCGCCACGAGGTGCTCCCCAATGGGTGTGCTGTAGTACGAGATGGACCGGTGCCACACGTGGAGGAACGGGGGGTGCATAGGGGGGTAGGACCTCCACGGGTCCGACTGAAAGAGCGACCCACCCCACGGGGGTAATAGACTCACTTCACCGCCGCGTGCGGGATCACCCGCACTTTGTAGTCCACGTACCCATCGAGGTACATGGGGACAGGGGACTTGGCAGCGAGAAGCGCCTCCTCCTCCGTACGGAAGCGGAAGGCTTTGAGCACGTCGCGCTCCCACCTCATCCCCACGAAGCGCTGCTGCCCCTCGCCGAACGGGAACATCTCCCCGTGAAGCCACTCTGTGCGCGCACCCACGATGTCTCGGGACGCAAGGAAGAACGGTCCGCTGCCCACGTGCCCCGAGCACGTTACACCGTACAGCGACACCATTTGGTCCGTCGCGTCCTCCAAATGGACGCGACGCTCACGACAGAGGAGGAACCAGCACCTCGGGCACAAGTAGTGTGCCGTGTGCCAATAACTGTTGGGTCCGCCACATCCCGTGCACGGGGGGATGTTCTGTGTGGCGTAATTACTGTGTCTGCTCATGTGATTACCAAAAGGAAAAGAGCCGCTGACCCCACCGAAGTGGGGAGCGGCTCGGGGGTGGCTCCTGTCAGTGATGGCTCACGATTCGAGTACCGTCCCACACCGTGAGGTAGGGGTGGTCCTTTTTCGTGTCCCTCAGGGTACTTATCGCCGCTTCGTGCGTGGGACACTCGAGGACTGCAGCCTCGCAGAAGATGAGCTCGTGAGACGCGGATGGGAACCACTTGGTGATCGAACGCTCCACACACTCGTCTCCGTGCAACGGGCCGTGGAAGACAACCGCGTACTTGCCCGCGTAGTGCGTCTTCAGCCAGAGCTCCAAGAGGTCCGTGATGGTTGGGAACCGAGTGCTCACAGCATCCCCATACGCCGCAGCCACTTCTTGTACCACCGGTCACGGGAGGCGCTCGCCATGTCGGAGGGGGAACCGCCCTTGTCGATCCAGCGGAGCTCCGACTTGATGGCTGCAGCGATGTCGCCCTTGCTGTCCACGCGGGTCTCCCGCCAGATCTTCCCATCGCGGATAACGCGTATACCGTACCCGTTGCCACCCCCGAGGTAGGTCACACGTACCTCGAATCCTTGGGGATCTTTTCGGTCGCTCATGGTGTCGCCTCCTTGGGTTCGGCACATGCCCGCATTGCAGCCTGCAGCAGCCCCCACACCTGGGCTCGAGCTCGAGTGGACAAGTCCGTGCAGGCGTAGACCGCCATGGGTGTGAGGTGCATCGTGACAGGCCCGTGGATCCCGTCGACACCTCGAAGCATGAGCGCGTGAGGTGCGCCCTGGGGGATGTCCCCCGTGAAGAGCTCGAACGTCATCTCGAGGGTCACCGGAAGCAGGGGGCTGTACGCCGTGTGCATCGTGACCTCACGCACCAGCCCAGGGCTGTCGGGGACCCCAATGTACCGTCTCCCGTTGCACATGTGGACGACGACCCAGTTGTCGATGGCCGGGATGCTGATGTCGTTGGTGGTTTTGTCGCTCATGTTGACCCTACTCCTCCTCTGCCCACTCCAGATCCGAAGAGGCGTCTAGTCCAGCGTCTGCAGCCATCCGCACCAGGACCTTCAGCGGGTCTTCCCCTGGTGACGCGAACTTGGCGATCCACGCGACCATGCGTAGACCGTCTTCTTCTGCGCAGCGGAACGTGCCCACGTCCGCGCCCGCTTGGAGGAGGACCGAGGGGTCCTCCCACTTTCGCCAACGGGCGTGGGCCTCCTCGTACTGGGAGAGAGCCTGCGCGTACTCTCGGTCACTTGGGAACGCGGAGCTCTTCGGAGGCACGGGCTCCGGCGGACGCTTCACCTGCTTCTCCTTCTTCATGCGGTAGAGGCGCTGCATCGCCTCGAACTCGCCTTTGGACACCGTGACCCCGTTACGGGTCACCCCGCCGAGGAGTTCGATGGACGTCGCGGAGTGGGGTGACACGCAGACGGAACTGGAGTTCCGGGGCAACTTCACACTAGGCCTGGGCTTTAGACGTCCCATTGAACAACATCCCGAATGGAAGGGGGTGGGACTTCCCTGTACTGATCGTCCGTCGGGATTCCCCACCACAGCAGAGTCTGACGGTGCACAGCGTCGCCACACTTGCACCCCCCGTTGGCCCAGTAATGCTCTGGAAACAGAAGACCCGCTCTACACGTACGCGTGGCAAGTGGGACTTGAAACATCTGGTCGCCTGCGCCAGCGCCGTACTCACGGTTGGTGCCTGTCCAAATGGTCGCATGGTAGGTCCACGGCTTGTCGAGCTCGCGCTCGAGACGAACGGGGTCGTGCTCGAGCCCGTACGCTGCGCGCTCGCACTTCGCCAAAACCCGACCTGCGACTCTACCGACCTCCGTATGCAATACGGCCCCGCGGCCGTCCTGAGCCAGCGCCTCCAGGCACTTGAGCCGCACGTCACTCAGACGGGGAAACGCCAGCTCATTCCGAAAATGCGTGTAAAGCTGCTTGCCCCGCAAACGGAAGCCGGAGCCAAGGCGTGCCAGCGCACGATTCAGCGCTTGCTGTGTGGTTTCCCGAAGATCGATGCGTACGAGGACACACTTGAACACCGCACGGATTCGACTGGTCTTCTGGATCTTCAGCACGAAGTACGAGCCATCCCACATACGACGCGCCCACATCGCGTCATCTCCGTAGACAGGCCGCCTGACCGAAATGGAAGGCAACGGGAACCAGCCGGTGGGGCACCACCCTCCGTCAGAATTGCTTTCGACGAGCTTAACGGGCATAGCTCACCACCCGAAGAGTGGACGCCAGCGCCCAGTCCGTACAATCCGGCCACCGCACGTACGCCCACCCGATGTACTCGGGGCCCAGAACAGAGATCACTTCACCGACTTGGTTGTGTGGGGTACCGATCGCGTGCACACGGTCCCCCGCCGCGAGCACCGGGAATTCCCCGCCGCCGGCGGACAGAGCCACACTGGGGACCTCAGTGGAGCTCACCCCTTCTCCTCCTTGCGAAGCAAGAGCGAGAGAAGAGCACGCTGCGGATACACCGTGGAGTACATGAGGAGCTCTTGGTTCTCGGAGTACCCACACACGGTGGCCCACATCTTGAACGCAGTCGAGTTGATGGGGCCGCGTTCCCCCTTCAGGATGAGGGCCTCCACGTCCGTTTGAAGCTGCTTGGCTTCCTCGTCGGTCAGGTTGACGAAAAGCAGGGTGGCGGCACTTACTTGGTAGCTCATGTTGCGCCCTTCTCGGTTTCCGAGCGTGCGTGGAGGAAGTAGTTGGCCACGTCCTGCGCATGCTGCATGCTCTCCGCGACATCCGCCTTCGCGCGGTGAGTGTGCGTCTGCGGGATCCTCGGCATCCCGAACGACCGGGCGAAGAGCTTGATCGAGCTGACATCGTAGAGGCGGTGGGACAGCCGCAAGTGGAACTCGGGCATGTGGTGCTTCAGGAACGCCTTGTCGAACCCGATGTTGGACCCCGCGAGAATGGGTCGCTCGTCCGGGTGGGCCGGCGGGAAGTAAGCGGCCAGGCTCGCCGACATTTCCTGCACGGACAGGATGGACTTGTCACACTCCTCGAGGAGCTTGTTGTCCGTGTGCATCCGCCACACGTGGTCGTCCATGCGGGACAACTTCTCGGGGGTCACTGCGAACACCCCGTGGAATTCCCACAACGGGCGAAACGGTGCCTCGAAGTCGGCGACCGACCCCGCGATCTCCAGGATGTAGTCCTTCTCCGGATCGAGCCCCGTGGTCTCCAAATCGAGCCACACCAGCTTCAGCTTACCTGCCATCCGTGCCTTCCTTTCTTTTCGGTTTCGGTATGCGTGAGGCCCAGATCTCCAGGGCGCGCTGTGCCCGATGCAGCCGTTCGGTTTCGACTTCCATCCGACGCAGCTCGCGCTCCACCCAGCACTGCCCCGCGTCCGCCGCTTCCTGTTCCGTCAGAAAGCACTGCACCCCCAACTTGAGCCACCGCGCGGGGGTGATGACGTACCCCGATTGGTTCAAGTCCCCCGTGACGGTACGTGGCCCATCTTCGAGGAGGCGGAAGCTGTCGTCGTCCACAACCCACACGGTCACTTGCTTGTGGCCGAACGGGGATGACGGGTCGCTCATTTCTTTGCCCTCTCCCGGGCGGTCCTAACTTCGGCCTCATCCCAGCTCTCTTGCCCGTCCCATTCCGCGAAGAGCTCCTCCGGCTTGCCTTCCCACCCGATGCGCTCAGCAAAGGAGGCGAGAGGCTCGATACCCCCCTTGATCATCACCCCACCACGGCGAGGGATAGCGCGGAAGAACGCGCGGGAGAGTGACTCCCCTTGCTCACCGTCCTCGCACGTCCACCGAATCGTGGCGAACACGGCGAGCTCGTTGCTGTTCGGGACTCGACGCCCGTGACCGATGGGCCGAACATGGCTAGGGTGGATTTGGTAGAGCTGCACCGCAGTCTCCCAGTCCTCCGCCTCGACGTTGATCGCGGGGCCCTCGGGATCCACGCTGACACATGTGAAGTTGAACAGGGCCATTACCTACACTCCCTGAACGTGCCGTTCTCTTTTGCCTTTGCCTGTACCGACCGGATGGCGGCAGCTTCGACCAACCGAAGCTGTGCGCTCGCAATGCGGATTTCTGCGAGGTCTTTCGCGTTCAACAGCCGACGAAGAACCTTCGCGAACGTCCGCATCACGGCGCTGCTCGGCATCTCGAGCTCCCTCGTCACACCAGAGACAAGAGGGAACACGTCGTCGTACGAGTTGATGTAGTACCTGACTCTCGGGGTACCGCTCTTCTTATCTCGGGTCTTCTGCGGCTTGCCATTGGGTTTCTTCTGCGCCTGGGCGGGCTTGCTGACGAACTTGATGAGCGCGTTCTCCGCCTTGGTCACCTTCGTCACGGCGGTGCGCAACCGGGCCTGGGCCTTGGGGTCGTCGGGGGCTGCAGCTGCAGCTTTCACAGCCGAGATGAGGGTACGCACTTGACCCATTACTCGGCCGCCCATCACTTCGGAATCCTCGCAATCCTCGAAGGTTGGCGCCCACGGCAGCACGTTCGGGATCATCGCGTTGTCCGTGGTCACACTGTACTCTACGCGCAGCTTCATTTGGGCTTCTCCTCGTCCGTTCTGACCTTGTGCTCGATCAGTCCAGCGAGCACTGCCGAACGGAAGTGGTTCTTCAACTTCGGGGGCCAATCCGGGATGAGGTCCCGCATCACCTTCTCGACATCGAGCAGCATCGTCATCGAACGAGTCAGCTCGCTGGAGACCATCAGGCCGACTTGGTTGGGCCACGAAAGGCCGATGCAGACCCCGGACACCACGGGGTACTTCGGACTGACCTCCACGGCGATCAACCGCCGACTTTCCTTCCCGGAAAACACGGAGAGAGCTGCAGCGATGGCTTCGCGGGTGACGTCGTGGTACCCCGCCTTCACGAATCGCAGACCATCGGGGTGGGAGTCGAGCACGCACACGGAGACCTTCCGCTTACGCGGACACATCCCCACGATGCGCATCGTCACTTGGCGTCGTCCTTCCGGACGCAGCGGCACACCACGTAGTCGAAGTTGGGTACTTCGATCACGGCACCCGGGGGGCACTGCACCCCCGACTCCCTGTAGTGGGCGGTGTCGATGCACACGGAGGGCTGCCACCGGTGCATGAAGTAGTACGCGCCCGCAAACCCGATGCACAGGAGGACTGCACACGCCCGCAGGAAACCTGCAGCCTCCTTACGATCCACCTCCGCAGTCTGCTGGTCGGCTGCAGCGGCCTCTGCAAGCTTCTCGGCCTTGATGTATGCGGCCTGAGCATCCACGAGACCCGGCGGTGGTTCTGACTTTCTGTAGCTCATTTGCCCTCGGACGATGGGGGTGTGGTGGGGATGGGGAACGTGCCCGTCAGGGAACAAGTGAGCCGCAGGGTACCCTCCCCGTGCTTGTCCAGGTTCCCGGAGATCGTGTTGTAGGTGACCTTGCGGGACATGCCAAGGGCGAGCCTCCCACTGACGTGCCCGCACGCCTCCACTCGGTCCGCTGCAGCACGCAGCATGTTCGCGAGCTCTTTCGGGGTCATGTTGTTCATGGCGATTTCTCCAGCCGCGGTGGCAGCGCGGCTACTTCAGACAGAGAGAACACGACTTCGATGCTTTCCGCACGGGCTTGGGCAGCAGCGGTCTTGTCCAGGAGGGACTCGAAGGCTTCGGAGAGCTCCTCCCCACGGAGTACCCGCGGGACTTCCCCCTCGTAGTCCACGGCGAACATCCGCACGTGGGGCAACGTGTGGATCACGACCAGCGCTGCAGACGGGGGATCGGGCATCCCGAGCGCATGCGCGATTCGGATCGCTTCGCCCAGTGTGATGCGGCCTTTTTCCTTCAGAGAGGACGTGTACTTCCCCTGGAGCTCGGCCCGTTCGGGCGACCCAGGCAATGGGAACTTGTGCACTACACACCTCGTGGTAGCAAAAAAAGAACACCCCGCCGAAGCGGGGTGCACCTCAGGGCGCGGGAAGCTTCCACTCCCTCGACTGGATGAGAGCTTGCGTTCGCTCCTCCCCAAGTGTCTTGGACACCTCCCGAATTGCGAGGATCGTATCCACCGCCGCCTGGGACCGCTTCGCTTCGGGCATGGGCCCTTCCGGGAGCTCTTCCCCGAGCAGTACCTCCTCCGCCCACGGAGGCATGTCGAGCTCCTTCCAGGCGGGCAACGGGTAGTCCTGCGGCGTGACCGAAGCGTGGGACACCCGCCCGTTCCGAAGGTCATGAGCCGCGAGGACCAGCATCGCCCTGTGGGCTTGGACGGCTGTGGGGTGCTCTTCGATGACCCGCCCTTTGTTGACGACTTTCCAGGTCTGTTGCATCTGCCCTCCTTGGGGATGGAGGGCCGTAGAGGCCCTCCGAGGGTCTTATGTCCGCTACGTTTTCGGATTTTCGTCTGTGGAGCTCTTGGTGCCGTGCCACGTTTCGCTCCAGAACCTCTCCGGATCCGGGCACACGATCACCTGGTCCTGAAGCGGGAGGTTGACGAGCTTGAAGAGCTCTCTCACCCGGTTGAACACCGTAAAGTCCGCCGAGCTCGGGAAGGGATCGCCCGCCGGATGATTGTGCGCCCAGATGAAACTCACCGCAGTCGGGAAGTTGAGGGCTGCGCGCACAAGCCCGCACGCATCCAAGTGGAGGACGCTGGTTGAAGCGGTAGAGGCAATCCGTGAGAGGCCTACTACGTGGCCCTGCCCGTTGCACCCAACAAGCAAAGCCACCTCCACAGGGGACATCCCGATCGCGTGGTAGATGACCTCTGCGGCATCCATCGGCGTGCTCACTCTGAGGAGAGGCAGCGAGATGGTACCTACCCGCTTGAGGCACAGCTCATACCTGGGCACTCGGATCGGCTTGCTGCGGCTCACGTGACCTTCCTCATAGGCAGATGCTGTGGGGTCACCTTGAGTGCAGGCTGGGTGCCCTCCTCTTCCGCGAAGTGGATGACCTGCACGCTCGGCGGGCGATCTGGGCACAACGCCTTGGCGATGGTCTTCGGGTTCAAGAAGCCGCCGTAGGTCACCACGGTCATGCAGCTACCGGGCCGGCCACTGCTGTTCCAGTTCATGTAGCGGACCGCGAGTCGATGTGCGAGATACACCGAGTCCTTCAGGTGGGGAGACAGGATGGCCCAGTCCAGGAAGTTCGGATCATCGACTTGAACGGCAGCCGGCTTCTGAACCAACGCGGCTTGTACTTCAGGCGGCCCACCGTCGGCACACTCGATGTCACGCAGACCTACGCGGTACCCACCGTACGCGGGGCACAGAGTGTTGAGCACGCGCTCGCGGATGCTACGCAACTCGTTGACCCTCCGCCAATCACCGGCAACATGCCCCCAATCGCGTGGACGCAACGCGGGCTCGTAGGTGACAGTAGGGGGCATGGAGGCCTTGTAGCTATGCCTGGCTGTGGAGGACGTGGAGCTTGGCTCAGTCACCACCGACACGGACCACCCCTTACCGGCCACAATTACCGTGGAAGGAAGTGCTGGATCATTCCGGGGTAGACGCGGAGCGGATTCGCCATCCCGGCTCCGAAGTGCCCAGCCCACAATGTTCGCCAAGAACGCCGGATTGACCCCGACGGGCATGACCAACAACGGGGTGAAAGAACTGAGGAACGTGAGTGCGTAGTCGGCGAACGGGTAGACATTCTGCAGGGCAATGCCAGTGACTTTACTCATGAGGGTACCGTAGAGGTAATGCAGTCAAGCGGGCCAAGCCGCGGATAGAACTTCTTGCGGGGCGGAAGTTTGGACGCATCGAACGTTTTCCACCCCAACTGACCCATGACCTCGTGGTGCATATGGTCGTCACACCGACAGGAGCCGTCCTGCCAGTAGTGCCCGGGATGGGTGACACCAAGAGGGCAAGGGGGGCGGGCTGGCCGTCCCAGCGGTTTAATGTGCGAGAGCCCCCAGCCCGAACGGTCAACGGAGTACCCCGCCGCCGCCTCCCGGTGAGTCGTACCCGAATGCGAGTACTTGGACTCCAAGTGGGCCTCGAGGGTAACCGGGTCACGGAGGTACACATCGACCTGATCCTGGGCGACGTCGAATACAGACTGCGCACTGGGGCCGCCACAACTGTGCAACCACACCCCCATGCTGCTGGCAGCCATGGAGGCCACGATGACGCGCGATGCTCCAGGCCATCGACAGATCATCCCCCCAGGCACTGGGGCCAATGCAAGGCCCCACTTCACGTAGTGCAAATCCCCGTTCGGACCGCGAAGGATCCCAGCCTGTAGAAGAGCGTAGTCGATCACCGCGTCGGGTGTCTCACGCAGATCAATCAAGTAAGCCGTGGCATGGAACTTCATGTCGGCTCCCGTGCCGAACTCACCAACCCGGATGACCACCCACGTGCTCCCAGTGTGCAGTAGCTTCCACACGCCCCCTTGGTACTCGCCAGGGCCCATCGACCATATTTGGTACCCACCAGGACGAGGGACCCCAGTGACGATCTCCCAGAAGAGGGGCGCACGCACGTAGTTCATCGCCATGGCCTGATCACCTCTGGTGAAAACGGCTGCACAGGGATGTGCTGCAGCCTACGCGAGCCCACCCACCCGAGCTCGAGCATCACACTTCGATGTACCTTGTTTGCGCACTTACAGCTGCCGTTCCGCCAGTAGTGCTTCGGATGAGTGATGCCCATCGTGCAACTAGGGGGCATGACTGCGGGGCCCATTCTGCGGGTCTCCACCATATGGGTAAGGCTGATCCCGAGCCCCCGCAGATAGCTCCCCACGTCATGCTCGAGAAGTCGATCGAGCTCAGCTTCAAGCGTCGCCGGGCTGGACATGAACCGCTCAGCAGCACGACGAGCCTCCCGGTATGCTTTCGCCGGGTCTTTCCGGTGAATCGTACGCAGCAACACACCAAGCCCGTACCGGTTTGCGCAGGCCACTTCGATGGCCTCGATGACATCTCGGTAGTTCCCGACAAGCTCGGCCCCATGACCCGGATCTACCCACAAGCGCCCCACGCGGTCCTTCACGATTCCGCAAAAGTGAAGAGCCTTCTCGAGCTCCTCTTTGCTCGTCTCCGACAGGTCCAGTCGACGAACGTCGCACGTGGACCCCTGGTCGATGTCCTGTGGGTGCGGCTTTCGGAATCGAAGTATGTACCAAACCCCCGCACCATGCCGCCGAGCGTACGTGTCGGGCTGCCCGATAAACCCGTGCCCTGGCTTCGGAAGTAACTGCCAATCCTTGGTGGGGCCAACTTTCCCGCTCACAGCACCCTCGTGTCTTCCGGCGTGAACTTGCGCAACGGAATAGAGGACAACGTCACGAGGTCGGACCACCCAAGCTCGTGCATCACGTCACGATGTACCCGATCCGAGCACTTGCACCTGCGGTTGGGCCAGTAGTGTGTGGGGTGAAGGATGCCGAGCGTACAGCCCGGGAAGGGGTCGATGTGGTACTCGAGCACCCGCTGCTCTTTCGGGGACCCTAAGTACCCCGCCCCGACTTCCCGAACGGTCCCCCCGTACCACTCGTGCGAAAGGTCCAACACCTCCTCGAGCTCCGAGGGGCGGTCCATCAGCCGGTTGGCGGCAATGATCGCCGAGTTGAGCACTTCGTGCCGAGTGTGCCCCATAGCCGTGTGGATCACTGCACCCAACCCGTACTCGATCGCACAAGCAACCTTCAGGGCGATGCCGTCCTTCCCAAGACGGACGCTCTGCCCGTCCAGCGGGTAGTAGGGCCGAACGCCCTTCCCCAACGCTCGGATGTCCTCGTCGTGACCCATGACGTACCCAAACGAGCGCAGCGCACACTGCACATCGCCCGGTTCGACTTCCGAAAGATCCAACCTACGAACGTCGCACACGAAGTGTGTGCGGCCACTTGGTCGAAACCGAACGACGAACCACACGCCCTCCTGGTACTCCGCGAACATGGCTTCCGAGTCAAACTTCAGAACTTCGTCCCCCAACGTCAGGGGCCAGAACATCCGCGCCCTACGACTCACGGCACGTTCTCCGCCATACGCTGCAGCGCAACTCGAGCGCGGCAGGGGGCGCACAGACAATCCTCGGAGCACGTGCTCTTGCTACACCCGCGCCCGTGAAACTCCTCACTGGCAAACGAGCGCATGTCCTCCACCACCTCCCACTCGATGCGCTTCTGGCACCGCTGCTCGTACTCCTCGAGAATCTGCTTTGGGATGTCCACCAAGAGCGTGTGAAACCGCAACGCAATCTCCCCGGACGATGCGCGGAGCTCGTCGGTCTCCTTGGCGATCCGCTCGACCGCACGGAACGCGTCGAGCAACGTGAGCTTGGCCCCGGACACACAGCGGTAGGAATGGTACAGCCCGTTGTACTGCCCAACGCCGGCCCAGTCGATGAAGTTCCCCACGTACATGTCGGAGAGCTCTGGGAAGACCTCACAGATGTGCCTGAACGACACGGGCAACTTCATGACTGGAACGGTCTTCGGATGCGGATTGGGGACGATGTTGCCGAAGTTCGACTTGGCCATGTGACTCTCCTAAAAGGAAAGGCTGTGAGTACCCCGGCGTGCGGAAGTACTCACAGCCCCGGTGGGTGTTCCCGTACTCTTATCCCTGCCGCAAGCTAATACGGGCGTCCTTCGTTTTCGGAGTTTTGGCCTGGGCTTCCAGACTCTGGGAAGGCGCCGGAGCGCCCCCAGCGTCTACGTACTCGAGCGTGAGTGTGCGCGAGTTCCGTGCCACTAGCTTCGAGACCTCCAGGAGCACACGCGCGGTCGCTTGCTCGTGGTAGTACGAGCCCAATCGCTCCACCGAGCCCAACGCGAACTTCAGCGCAAGCCCCGCAGTCGTCGCGTAGTTCGGCATGTTCGAGTACTTGCTGTACACACCACTGTACGCCGTGCATTGCGACATGAACGCCCCAACATCACCCGGGTACAGCAAGTCGGGCAACGCCTTCAGCAACTGCTCGAACCCCACCGGCACCACATCAACGTCTGCGTGGTACGTCACCACATGCTCCTCCTTTCGCACCACTGGCTCCACATCACTCGGCTCCTCACACTCCACCACCTCACCCTCACCTACACTCGAGGGCTGCTCGGAGACCTCCACGTCAGGGGTGGGCTCCTCCGGGGGTGAGGGGTCGGACTCGTACACGGCGGGGGGAGGGGGCACGAAGGGGTTGAGGACGGTGAGGTGGCTTAGGCGGGAGGGGAAGGAGGGTTCTTGGCCCGCGAGGGGGTCATCCCATTCGGCGAGATGGATGTTTTGGATGGGGCGGGGGTTGGAGGGGGAGATGAGCTTCCCGAGCCCGGTGGGGCGGATGCGGTAGCGTCCCGTGGTGAGGAGGATGAGCCCGCGGGTGTCGTTGAGGGACCAATGGCGGTCCTGGGCCCGTTCCCGGAGGAAGAAGAGGCAGAGGAGGTGGGCCGCCGCGATGACCGCCCGCTGGAGGTGGGCATCCGCGTGCTCGAGGGGGAGCCACACGACGGGGCCTGGGTTTTCCTTCCGCTGGAGGGAGATGGTGACCCCCTGCCCAGGCACGTGGAGCACGAAGAGGTTGTAGATCACCGCGTTGGCCAACAGAGCGGCCACTTGGGGGAGGAGCTGGACGAACTTCGCGTAGTCGTCCCCGAGCTCGCGCTCGAGGTACCCCGATCGAAAGTTGAAGGAGACGGGATCGAGAACGGACACCATGGGGGTGACATCCCCGGCTTGGACCCCATAGCGAACCATGAGGGGGGTGGGCTTCGTACGCTCCCGGACGAGGGTCACGTGCCATTTCTTACCCCGAAAGGCGACGGTCGTAGGCTGCCCGAGCGTGTTGTGTGGCAGCACGTTGGAGTCCTCCGTGTACGTTTGGTACAGATGGTCGTGCAGCTCGCGGACGGCGATGCCCGGCGGCAATTGGATGACCGCCCGCGGGTCTCGTGCGGGCAACGCGATCTTGGCGTACTCGAAGAAGCGCAGGTTCGAGAGCTCGATGGTGTGGATGGGGCGCATGTTCTTTCTCCAAAAATCAGAAACCCCACTGGACAAGCAGTGGGTAGTGAATGACGGCGTTCGACTCACAACGGCACCGGCCGAAGAAGTCATAGTGGTAGGGGTGGACAAGCCCGTGGGGGCAAGCGAAGGGCGGCACCCCGACTTTGCCGGAAGCTTGCCACCCCGAGTGCACCACCGGTATGCCGTGGATACTCTGCACCCTAGTAGAGTGCAGATGTGCGCTTTCAAACTTGTGGATGTGGCACGGATTCTCTTCACAGGCGAGGAGGACGTCGCATAGGTGGGGCAGCCCGGAAAAGTCACGGGAGCTATTCACGGGAACAGTTGCGACGAGAGCGGGGGTAGTGCGTGCGCACCCCCACGGCCAGGCCCACAGCTTCAGAATGCCATCACCAACCCCGGGGTGGGTGTCCCCATCCGAGCACCACATCTCGTACAGGATGGACCAGAGGAAGTACCGACTCGAGATTTCTACTCCCGCGCGATTCTCGGAAGAGATGAGGGGGTTGACGAAATACCTCCCCCACACCGTCGATGGGAGGCCCCTCTCGATAACATCCGCGATGTACCTGCGAACACTGCGGGGCAGAGGGGTCAGACTACGGAGAGCCACGTGGGGGTGCCACGGTGGGGTTTAGCCACTGCTGGAGCAGCGGGTAGTGGATGACGACATCGGAAGCACACCGACACGAACCGAAGCAGTCGTAGTGAAAAGGGTGGGCTACACCCTTCGGACAAGGGGTGGGTGGGCTCGGAGGTTTCCCCGTGGCTCGCCACCCGGGGGCAGTACGGAGGATGCCCGGAATCTCTGACACTAACAGGGGGTACCGCCCCGTACCCTCGTACTGGTGGATGTTCCGCGGGTCGGCATCGCACCGTGTCAGAGCGCTACAGATCCTGTCCAACCGCGAGAAGTCACGGTGACCATCTCGAATTGGGACGGGCACGCGTGCCACTACCGCTGGGGTACTGCCGCTGTACCCCCAAGGCCAGGCGCGTAGCTCCAGGATGCCGTCCCCGATGCCAGGGTGCGTATCCTCATCCGAGCACCACATCTCGTACACAATGGACCACAGAAAGTGGCGACCGCTGACCTCGATAGACACGCGGTACTCACTGAAGAAGAAAGAGGGGATGAACTCACCCACCCTCGCCTGTACACCCTCCATGAGCTCTTCCGCAATACGGCTGCCGACACTTGTGGGTAATGGGGTCAAGGTGCGGTACGACAAGGTGCACCTCCTAAGTGCGGAGCCAGTGACGAAGAAGTGGCTTGTGGAACGTGGCGTTGGAGTCACATCGGCAGTGACCCCGCATGTCGAAGTGAAACGGGTGCACTATCCCGCGGGAGCAACGACATGGCTCTTTCCTCTCTGAAGGAGCGTGTGCTGCCCACCCGTCCTCGAACTGACTTTGGAGGAACGGGGCCTCGTTAAGCGCGGTGGAGCCTCCCCATGACTGCTCGAGCTCGTGAATGAGCTCGGGCGCAAGCTCGCAACGAGAAATGAGGTGGACAAGCTTGCTCAGCTCAGGGCCAAGGACTGCCGCGCCTACTTGGTCTTGTGCGACAGCGACTCGGACACTCACCAACGCAACGCCGTCTTGTGATTCCCGCAGGGCGTTGGCACCCAACGCCAGCATCTCGAACTTCCCCCCGAAGACGTCCTCCCCAGGGCCGACCCATAGCTCCTCACATCGTTCGTAGGAGATCGACCACAGGAAGAGTGCGCCTTGTATCCACACAATCGACTTGGGAGAGAGGCGGTCCGAATTGACGCCAACCACATGAACGCCTGGCCGACCCGCCGTACTCGAGCCCAAGACTTGGGATGTGACCTGTTCCCGGATCTGCCGCTCCAGCGTACGGGCCTCGTTGGGGGTGATGGGCAGCTCCGACCTCTTATACATGGGAACGTAACCCCCACGCCCGCATCAAGGGCAGATGAAGATCCACATCGGGGGAACACCTGCAATGACCCGACACATCGAAGTGGTCGGGGTGGACTACACCCTGCGCACACCGCCGCCGAAGATCAGCCCCGAACACCTCACGCTCCCAGTGGGCTGACACGAGATCGCGCCCCCGGTAGTTCGCCCAGGTGCCGTCTACCCGAGGTACCCGCCAGTAGAGGGCGCGAACGTCGGACTCCAGACGCACAATGAGCCGTAACACGGCACGCAACATGCCAGCCAGCGCGCTGATGTACGTGAGGCTATGGTAGCCGGGCAGGTCCTCCATCCAGATGTCAAACACAACTGGGCCAGGCCCCTTCGATGGGTGCCGTGTACCGAGCTGGATTCCGCAGTGCAACGTCACCACACGGGAAACGTCCGGACTGGGTTTGGCGTAGAACACATCCCAAACGTACAAGTTAGTGTACACGCGTAGAAGGTGCACCTCCCCCGGAGCACCGCAAGGTCCTGGCCATCTGCAGTTCAGATGACCGAACTCCGGAAGAGACATCACCTCTTCGAGGGCTGCGTACGCCTGCTCCTCTTCATCCGTGTCGAGCTCAGACCGCAAGTACATAGCTCAAAGTCGCACCCAGTTTCGGAGTAGGGGTTGATGTTTGGTGGCACATGGGGGGCACCGGCAGTTCCCTGCACGGTCGAAATGGTGAGGGTGGGTCACCCCGAGCGCGCACGGGGGCTCTTGTGGGAATGGGACGCCAAACCCGTACGTCCGGGCATCCCATCCACTGAAGGAGTTTGCCGGACGGACTACCTCCAAGTTGGGTTGGCCCCGATCAAGGTGGGCAACGCCCTGCGCACCGTCCAGTGTGTGGATGTGACTTGGATCGAGCTCGCACTCCACGATGAAGTCGAGAAGTATGTCCAACCCAATGACCCATGGGTCGATAGGTGCCAGACTTGATGCAAATACGGCCGTCCCAAACATGGGGCTCGGGTAGTCATCAGGTACGCCCGACTCTACCGAAGCGTTGGACGTGACCCATAGCCCAAAACTGTGCATGACGATAGGAGATGGGAGGCGGTCCCCCACTGATCGAGCGATGTGGCGCATGTGGTGCGTGATGCTCCAACGGAACTCGGAGCAGAAGATGCCCAGCACTACGCGCGCATCCCCCAATACCTTGTGAGTGTGGGGAATGTACGGCAAAACCACGGAGTACATGACCCCGCGCATGGTCTGCGTCACGTGGGAAACCACGAACTCCTGCACACGCTCTGATGAATCATGCATAGGCCCGACCTCCAAGGTCAGAAGTCCCACGCCTCAAGGAGCGGGACATGGTGCGAGGCGCTACAAGCACACCGGCATGCCCCGTACCGGTCGAAGTGGTGAGGGTGCACGATGCCCTTCGCACAAGGTCGCATCGGGCTTACCCGGCGACCGTCGAACCGCAGGGCATCCCACCCCGGCCCACGTAAGGAAGCGGAGTCCGAGTTGTCGTAGCTCCGGAAGTAAACCACCATCACATCCCCATCGAGGTCAGCCCTATCCGCGAGCAGATCACGCACTGCGGCCTGGGCGGCGGCTACGCGCGAGTGACCTGGCGCAGTGCTCCTCTGGGCGCTGTACCACGGAGTGATCGGGGCGGGAGGGTCGTCATCCGCCCAGTGGGCAGGGGTAGCTTCCCAACGAAACATGTCCCTACCCAAACTTGCGGAGTACAGGAGACCCCAGGTGTACAGCTTCCCGAAGACACGGAGGACAAGCCAGCCGCCTTCGGGCCCTCTCCTCACGCTCAACACTGTGCGGTAGGCCACAGGAGTGAGTGTAGAAGCCAACTGGCACCACACCGCGTCCAGAATGAACTCTCGAACCTCGAGGTAGAGAGCCTGGTCCCATCCTCGATTCCTCATGCTACCCCCCACAGCCGCAAGAGAGGCAAATGCATCAGGGCGTCCAACGAGCACCGACACCCGCCAAACACGTCAAAGTGATGGGGGTGAAGTACGCCACAGAGACAACTCCCCCCACGACGAGGGGGAGGGCTTACCGCCCCCCACCCGGCACCCGTGCCGTTAGCCCCATGGAAAGTAACGTCGGTACCCTCCACCGTCCAAGGCGGGGCGTAGATGCGCGACTCATCCTCCTCAAGGAGAAACACCAAGCGGAGTACGGCGCGCACTACTTCGACGGACAACTCCCCGTCAGTACCATCCAACTTCTGGGAGTAGGAGGAGTACTTGTCGAGAGAGATCACATGGTTGGGCGGATCCCCCCACGCAGAACCCGTACAGGCCGCCTGTGCGTTTAGATGTAGCACGCCGGATGGGATCCCAAACCTTCCAGACGGAGAGTACTCTACTACCCAACGGTACTGGTGCCCGTACACCGTGAGCAGCTCTACGGAGTAATCCGATGGGCGTGTAACGGTGTCCGCTACGCGGCAGAAGATGTTGTCAGGGATTGAAGTACGAGAAAGTACCTCGCGCACGACGTCCAGCGCGCGTAGGCGTTCTTGTTCACGGATCAACGGAAAGAAACCTCCTGCCCCATTGCCGCAGCAAAGGCCGGTGATGGGCGGCATACCGGCTGCACCTGCAGTTCCCGAAGCCATCGAAGTGGTGAGGGTGCACGATGCCTTGCGTACACTCAACACGAACCATACTGGAACTGGTCAACTTCATACGGCGAACGAAGTCGATGTAGTCCACAGCACTCCAACCGCTGCGGGTGTTGACCCCGATGGGAGAAATCGGGGACCTGGCCGTGTCCAGCGCGTGGATAGCCACGGGGTCAGAATCGAACCGATGGATGTCGGAGAACACCTTCCGGAGCAACGGCACGTAGGCGTCAGGCGGTGGGATGAGGGCACACGAGAACGACGCCTTCGCGTACATGCAAACAGTCGTGGGGACTTGACCCCGCGGAAGCGTGAGCAGGTACAGGTGCTCGTCGAACGAGTTGGGGTCACCTTCCCAGTGGAGTACCCGCTCGTACACGATCGACCATCGGAACGACTTCCCGTAGACGTCGTACACCGTGGGGGAGGTGGAAGCGCTTAGACTGGCCTTCGGAAGTACTACGCGTGCGCCGTAATCGAGGGCAACAGACATTGCTGCCTGACGGAGTGACTGTACGAGAGGCCCCAGCTCTGATGGGTCAAACCGGAAGGGAGTCATCTAGTCCACCACGCTTTCTTTCATCCACGACATGAATAGAGGCACATGCCAGAGAGCGTTGGAGTAGCATCTGCACCTCCCCTCATGGTCGAAGTGATGGGGGTGTGCGATGCCGCGCTTACACGCCGTGGGTGCATCCGGGGAACCGCTCCAGCCCAGCGTGAAGTGCTTGCGACGGGAGAATGGGAACCTGGAGGCGATCAGGGTGCTGGGCTTGCCCGATGCGCCCTCCAAGTCATACACGGAGTAGCCCGCGACGATCCCATCTACGATAGCTCGGAAGTCACTGAAGACCTCTCGAATAGAGTCGGCCGTCGGACACATCTTCCTGCCGCGAACTACCGCCGTGGTGAGTATGGCGGGCCTATCGGACAGCTGGGGCACCCCCTCGACTGGCTCGTACTCGAGAGCACGTGGTACCGCCCCTAGGTACCACACGTGAATGAACCCCTCGTCATGGTCGCTGAACACGTCACACGCGATCAACCAGTGGTACTCCTCCATACGGACCCACTGCACGTACGCGCATTCTGCGTTGACCCGTATCGAGGACACGTAGGAGGGCCACGTACCGCTCCTGCGGTACATGGGCCCAATTGCGCTGTGTACCTTCTGAATGAACTCGTGCTTCTCGATTGGTCTGAGCTCCAACGGACGCTCTCCTATCACCGGGATCAATGTACCCCCCATGCCGCGTGAATCGGACCGTGCAGCGTCTCGGAAGTGTCCACCCCACACAGGCAGACCCCGAGCGCGTTGAAGTGGTACGGGTGCGTAACACCAGTACGGCAGGGGCCGGAAGTGCGCACGTCTTCGCCTCCGGGCACACCGGGTACGTAGATCTTAGCCGCGTATGCCCGTTGGATGTAACACTCCTCCGACACGGAGACCTTGTGGGCTTCCCAAGGTAGTCGGCTCAGGTACTTGATGAGCTCCCGGTACTTGCTCTTGACCTTCTGGGTCTTCGCGAACGGCCTCCGACTCTCGTAGAGGATTTCCGCGTGAAGAATCACGTGCGGTGGCAGCAGCGCAGCACTGAGTACGGATGCAACGAGGTAGTGCCCGTGGAAAGTGCCTGCACGTGACTTGCGCGAGAACCGTAGGATGTCGACGGCGAACACCATGACCGAGGGGAGGTGTGTACCTGCGGTGACAACACGCACGGGCCTGTACACGTACTGCCCGATGGCGGGGTGACTACTGGCAGCAGGCGCCTCAGAGAATTCGAAAGAGAACGCCTGTAGGCCGGCCAGCCACTGAGCGTACCGCTCGTCCGACTCCGACCGGTGCCGTAACTGGCATGCGCTATCTATCGTGTTCACGGAAAGTCCTCCAGGTCCCAGCAAACCCGGGCAACACTGTCCATCGAAGTGGAGCAGAGACACCCACCACGCTCGTAATGCGCCGGGTGCAGGAGTCCTTCCGGGCAACCCTCGCGGTACACGTGAGACGGCCTGTCGGACCACGTAAGATCGATCACGTGGGACGGTCGAGTTACGGCAGCCCAAAGAAGCTGATCGAACTTCAACCAATCCCGGTACACGCAAGCGGCCACCAACCTCGGGTACGGACGGGAGATGAACGTTAGTGTGTTTTGCGCTGGACGATACCTCCCGCGGTCCAGCCTTCGGGAGTGTTTAGCGATAGATGCGGCCACACCCTGCCCATAGTCTCTTGGCAGTACCCAGATGTAAGAGCCGGTGGCCACATTGAAGGTACCGTCCTTCCACCCCGGCTCGATCTGGACGTACATCTGCAAGAGAACGGAACTTCGCTTGAACCGTTGGATACTGCACAGGACCAGATCCTCCGCGTTGTCTGCCACACTTGGGGAGAAGTAGGGCACCTTACGCTGGAAGAACTCGTGGCAGACGGCGTTGAACATGTCGTAGGGGATGCGCATCACATGTCTCCCCACAAGGTACGGTTCCACGTTCCGAGCTCTGTCATGCAAACACACCCTTCGAGGCCAAAGAGGTGGGAAGGGTGTGTGAACCCGCTAGGGCACGTCCCATGCGGGTCCAATCCTCGCCAATGACGAAACTCGAGATGCTCGAGCATCCTGAGTGGGTTCTCGCGGAAAGAGGCGAGCGTTGCCTCGATGTCAACTACGGGGTGTGACGGGTACTCCTCCACCTCCAGGAGCTGCTGCAGCATCCGGTGAAACGGACTCTGGAAAGTGCCGTAGTGAAGAGGCTCATCCCCGAAGTACTGATTGAGCGTCCCCTGCCCAAGGAGCTCGGCATGCTCCAAGGTTCGCATGAAGTGGTGGTACAGCCCCTCGGAAGCCCCGAGCCGCTCGTAGTGCGCGTAGGGGAAGCACTCCACAACGGCCCGTTCCCGCGTGCGGTCAGAACTCACGGCATGTGCGGTGAACACGGCGATCTCATACCCACCGTACCCAGGCATAGTCGTGTACATCGACAGGCACACGGACAGATCGCCTGGAAATTCGCTGAGCTGTACCCCTGGGTTGGGTACCCACTCCACTACCACGTCGGCATACGGCTGAAGCCCGACGGACAGATCGGAGGAAACTCCTTGGATCATACGGCCCAACTTTCGATCAAATGACCTACCCCCACCCAATCGAACGAAAAGCGTTCGATCGAATGAAGTTTACGGGGTTGTCAGTTTAGGTCGTCCTTGGAGGAGCTCGGCATGCTGATCGTGGTAGGGCGAAGGACCCGGAGGGTGCGGGCGATCGTCCAGATGGTCTGGAGCCCGGCGCGGTAGTCACCGGAGGTGCGGATGACGTGGTGCTCGAGCCGGGTAAGCTGCTCCGGCGTGGGTGGGCCGTCCCCAATCTCGAGGAACACGGTCTCGGGGTCCGGGGCAGCGTAGAGCTTGGCCAGGTGCTTGACGTGGCCGAGGAACAGGACGAATCGACCGAAGGCGCTCATGGGGGGACCTCGAGGGTTTGAAGGGTGGTGGACAGCGCTTCCCGGGTGGCGAGGACTGCAGCGGCGTATTCCGCTCGAGCCTCCTCCGTCGGGAATACGGGGGGAGGGAACTGCTGCAGCTGCAGCAAGAGGGTGGTGACCGTGCGAAGGTGCTGCACATGGGGGAACACCCCGGCGTCGGATACGAGCTCCAAGACGACTTCCGTGTGGGGCACTCCCACGGAGGGCAGCTCCCCCATCCGGCGAATGTCGTCAGGACGAAAGACAGCGCGTAGCATCCGACGGTCGGGCTTGTACGGGTCCTTCACGGAAGCCAACACCCTGGCGTGCTGACTCTTGCCCCGGAGGCAGTACGCCTCCCCCGCCATGCGGTACACCGCCACCTCGCTCGAGCCCCACCCGAACGCCTGGAACTTCCGCAGGAGCTCGAGCGAGTCTGGGCCCCAGACAACCGACTGCCGGTGAATCTCGAACACCAGCACCGCCAAGGTGGCCTTCAGCACGTCAACCTCCCGCCCCTCCAGCGGGTGATCCCCACGCAGGAGAGCCGACAGGTGGTACATCGCCGCCCACAGCATGGGCAACGGCACCGCGAACGGTAACGACTTGCCACGATTCGCCATCAGATCGCTTCCTTTTCAGAAGGTTCCTGTTTTGGTCTCTCGGGCGTTTTTCCGAACGCGAGAGACGACAGGAGCACCAAAAAACCTCCCAGAGGCACCTTCTGAAAAGGAAGTGCGTTGGGTCGATTTTCGGGCAGAACGACACAAAAACCACTCGTAAGTACTTGATCTGTATAGAGAGGAGAGCTCTCTCAGAAAAAAGTCGCGTACGAAAGTAGTGTTGAAGGATTCTTTGTGTGGGGAACAGCTCGGTTGGCGGGATGCCGAATCGGCATGCTCCCAGACCGAGCTCTCTCCCAATGAAGATCCCCGTAGGGGCGCTTCACTCTGACTTCACGAGGCGGAGGTGGCGTTCCTGGGTGACCGGGGTACGGCTCAGGGCCAACTTGAGGACTTGCTCCCCTTCCTGTGCCCGTCGCTGCCCGTACTCCCAAAGGAAGATGCACCAGGACGCTGGGGGAGGCAGGGGGATGCCCTCGAGGTGGAATCGGTACGCTCCCGCGTCCTGCCACCACGTACCCTGCTCTGGCGTGTACGCCTCGAATTGGACGAGGAGGTCCACGGCGAGGGTCCAGACACCCGTGCCGCGCGCCGTGTAGAGCAGCGGGAGGAAGGTGCGGCGACGGTACGCCGTCGTCCACGCGTTGACCGCACGCTTGTTGGGCCTCTTCCCGTACGCCTCCTCGTGGGCCTTCGACCACACGAGCTCCTCCTCCCGCATCTGTTGGCGGAGGGACTTGGCAGCGCTCGTGAACAGGAGCCGTGGGTGAACCCCAGGGGTGAACAGGCCTTCCCGCTGCAGGTGGGTGGCATACGCCCGGTACAGGTGAGCGCGGATCTCTTCCGGTCCATTCACCCGCTGGGATGCGGTTAGGGGGTCAGGGGCATCCCGTCGCCCCGACTCCGCATGGATCCGAAGGCTTCGCACGACGATTCGGGTGTTCATGCTTCCTCGTACTCCTGGCTGTGGGATGATGGGGTCGATGTCACACAGCAATCGGGCCGTGTTCAGCCTTTGGCTGGAAATCGAACAGGTGGATGACCGGTGGATGGGCGTGGACCTTCTCACGTCCGAGCTCTACGTCGGGGACTCGTTCGAAGAAGTGTGGCGGGAGCTCTCTCTTCGTCGGAAGAGGGTGCCCCGTCGGACGTGATCGGGATGACCCGTCGGACCGAGATGAACGCCACGGCTGACCCCGCGTTCCTTCGGCGGTTGTACCGGTGGATGACCTCGGAGGCTCGACCCTTCCGCATGGTGGGGACCAGGGCCAGGACCGCGCGCGCCAGCACCTCAGCTGCCGCTCTGCGGTGGGGATAGTCCCCTAGGGATCCGCCATTGAGCATCGGGGTGTACGCGTACGTACGAGCCTTTACACGTACAACACACGCAGGGGGTGGAACGCACGCGAGGAAGTTGCGTGCCGCCTTGCGTGTGTGGAACCTACGACGACGCCACTTGCGGTACGTGAACCGCACCAGAGAACCGTTCCGCCGCTTTCGGACGTACCGTGGGTTTGCGGCGTCTCCAGCGCGTATGACCCAGAAGTACCGCACAGGATTTTCTGCCATCGTAGTTCTTATCGCGGGTGGGTTTCTACTCTGGCGTGTCGATGTGACCCACGTTGTCGGAATCGGACACGTCATACTCGTAGTCCGCGCTGGGGCTCGACGACACCAAGTCTCCTGACGAGGCGTTGGATCGATCGAACTTGTCCACAGGCATGTCTTCGATGGAGATCTCGCGGATAGCAGACTGCATTGCTCCGCCGTAGCTCATGTCCGCCCCAGACACGCCAAAGAACTGCGTGAACTTGCACCCCAACAGCATGTCGTACGCCCGGTTCGCGCCCTGGTCTTTGAAGGTCCGAAGTAACGCTTCCACCTCCGTCTCCTTCTCGACCTGGTACGTGCCGAGGATGGACTCGAGGCACCCGGTAACAGGGACGCCGCCCTGTGCCGCACCTACCTCCGTCAGCGTCTCGTACAGCTGCTGAATGGTCGTGTCGACATCCCCGCACTCGAGCTGTGTGGGGTTTGAGCTACGCAGCGCCAAGTTGGTGACACGGGATAGCTCCGCCTTGTACGCGGCGAAGCTACGCGCAGGGGACGTGTCTCGCCACTGAAGCAGGAGCTCGCGGAATGCACGGAAGTCGTACGTGCGAGCGTTCTGCGCTCGAGCACTCGGAGTAGGCGCAACGTCTGCCCCGGCGAACGTGTACAAGAGTGGAAACTCCGACACCTCGCGGTCCAGCCGAAGCACGAGGTCACTGCCAACCTCTTCCACCACCGCCTCTACCGCAGGCGTGGTTGTGCTGCTGGTGTAGAGCTGAAGTAGGTCGCCCTGGGTCAGGCTGCGATTCGCCTGAGGTACACGGAAGTGATGGGTGACGCCGTACGCCGTCGTACCTTCGGGTGTGAGCGCGAAGGTGCCGGTTGGATTGAACAGAGCGATGGACGCAGGGAACACCTTGGAGCGTGCTGACAGTACGAGTTGCTCCGTCGCGAAGTACCCAGGAACTGTGACGTGGGTGTTGAAATCACGCGACACGGCCAGCGAGCTCTGCATCGTCACTTCGAACGGAGCCTGTGGGTTGATCTCGTTGATGAGGTACGAGCCCGAGTTCACGCCTTCGGGGACAAGTACGGCCATCCCCCGCGCCAGAGTCCCGGAGAAGGACGACCCCAGCTCGTAGCTGTGCTCCCCCGCGCCGATAGGGGAGTCGAACGTGACCGTGATGCTCGTTGCTGTAGCGCCTGTCACCGTCCCGCACACTCCAAGGTTCGGCCCACTGCGTAGGATCAGGCGGTCCCCGCTCATCGGCGTGGAATTTCGTACCTGACCCACATCGGAGAACGTCATGGAGGTGCCGGCTGGCAAGGTGACTCGCCCGCTAGCGCGAACCGCGACGATCCTACGGGTGTCGGACGTGTCCGAGCGGAGCACATGCCCGTTGGAGATCGATGTGTACGCAACGCGAGCACTCACCTTGGCGTTGTTGGCGTTGATGTACTCCGCCAAAAGCGAGGTCGACGCAGGCTGCCCACGGCCAAGCTGACTGCCTGGCATGCCGAGCAGCACCCCCGCACCCTGCTCCGCTGTAGCCACGGGCTCGAGCAGGACTCGGTCGTCGTTCAGCAGCGAGGTCAGCGGGTTGGTGGGGTAGACCCAGATGGCTTCGTCCCTTCCAATCTGGATGTGGTCGCTTAGTGCCGCGCTCAGGGCACCCCCACTGACTGTGACCGTGGTGCAGTTCGATGGGCTGGGCGACAGCGCAGTCACCGTACGCTCGATTCCAGCGTTCTCTCCCACGATGAACCGTACCCTGTCGCCTACTTGCATGAGCGGCGGGAAGTTCCCGTAGCTCAGTGTCAAGTTGTTGCCCGACACGATCACGGGGCCCTCGAACCCCATGGTCAAGAAGTACGTACCGGCAGTGAACGGAGAGCCTGTCAGTGCTGTCGCAATGGCGGTAGCCAAGGTGGTTGTGGTCTGAGGCCCAACCGGGAACGTGGCATTGACCGGCGCACCTCCGTTGACTCGAAACCGCATGCTGTCGTTTGTACCGGCGACCACGGTGAGCGTGCCGAATGCGGATCCGCGCAGAGTGGGCAACGGGGTAGCCGGAAGGTACAACAACACATCCGGCGCAACGATGATGGAGATCGATGCGCTACCCGGAGGCAGCACGGCCCCGGAGTACGTCAGCGTAGTGGCCCCTACGGAGTCGATCCGTCGGACTGCCCCGGCGCTCGGGCCCGAGGTCACGTAGACGCGGTCCCCCACAGCAACCCCATCCGAGAGGAAGCTGCCACTCCCCCTCGTGACAGTGGCGCCAGCGATGGACGCCGTGAGGGCGATCCGCCGCACGGGGCCGCCCAGGCGCAGGTAGAGCAGGTTACGACTGTCCCCCTCGGTGTTCCCACGCGTCATGTAGTACGGGCCCGGCCGACAGGTGATCTCCCCTCCCGTAGCTGGGCGGGTGCTGTCCGCGAACGGGCCACCCTGGCCAAACAGCTCGATGCCCTGAGACGGCTTCGGGAACGACCCGAACGTGCGTACGACACCCTTGACCGCGAGGAGCTCGAGAACTGCTTCCCGCAGGGTGCTGAGTCGCTCTTGGGGCCCCAGCGCAGAGAGCTCTGCCTCCCGGGCGGCCAGCACGGAGCGCGCGTTTTGGACTACCTGGGTACTGACACGCCGCGCCAGGTCGACCTCGTGGTAATCCGCCTGTGCGTTCGCGAGGTCGTCTACCCGCTGAATCAGCGCCTCCAACGAGCTCAAAAGCTGCTCGATCTCTGACGGGAGCAGCTGGTGGGCCTCCTCTCGGGTGTAGACCACCTGGCCCTTCTGTCGCACGTTGCTGGCGACCTTCTTCAGGAACCGGTTGACGTTGAGCTCGAACCGATTGAACGACGGGACCTTCGAGATGTCCGACGGGGATTCTCCCTGGACTACGGACTCGAGCTCCACAAGAGCTGCCCGGGCGTTGCTCATTGCGGAGATGTCGTTCACGGGCACACTGCGTCGTCGCAATGCGGCGACCAGTGAAGTGACCCGAGCACACCGCTCCCCCAGTGCCCGAACGTCGCCCACGATGTCGGACGCGAGCAAGCTGGCCAGGTAGTAGGGGCTGTCAGGGTAGAGCAGCAGTACTGCAGCCGCCGACTGTTGGATCTTACTCAGTTGTTGGCTGGTGCGTCGAGTCCCGAGCGCGGTGTACCCACGGGCGACGGTCGACGGGAGCAACTTCTCTACGACCGACTGGATTTCCTCGTCCGAGAACATGGGGGCATCTTACCGCTAACCGCCGTCGAAGAACTCTTCGTTTTCGGGAGGCAAGTCGACGAACGACCGGAGCTCCGTACCATGCCCCTCGTCTCGCGTCTTGCTGGGTGGCCGCCCGAACGACAGCACCCTACTTGGTGTGAGCGTACGAAATCTGCGACGCATGTCCTCTGGGTCCAGGTCGAACACCTCGCAGATGGCCAGGAACGAGGTGACCTGCTTCTCGGAGTCTTGTCGCTGCCGCCAGTGAAGGTGCCCTTCCTGCTCCAGGAAAAGCCAGATGTAAGCGTCTTCCGCGAGCTTCTTTTGCGGCAACCGGGTGCTCGAGCGGTACAGCACCCAATCGTATGCCGCACGCTTCATGACCTCGACCAGCAGAGTCCTAGCCCCCACGGCGTCTTGTACCAGTTGGTCCGAATCACTCAGGTCGGACGCCGGGGTCTCTGGCAGGGGAGGTGACCTATCACTTGGAGGCGCTGAGCTCGCCTTTCTTCTCTTCGAGGAGCGCTCCCGTGCTTTTTTCGGGGTCTCTCGTAGGTCACCCACGTCCGCACAAAGCGCTAGCACCTCCGACTGGGACATCGGAGGTGCAGGCGGAAGGGTGTCCGGCAATGGCGTCGTCACCCGAACGAGCAAGTCCGACACGCGCAGCGCCAAGTCGAAGAACAGCAGGCTCAGGAGTTGGCGCTCCCAATTCATGAGTGTGGTGGGGGTTACGCCACGCGAATGTCGATGGGCGACCCCGTTAGGTCCCGATGCGGGATGGAATACACGCTCGTTGCGGTGCACGTTGCTGTAAGCGTGACATCCCCCGCAGCCAGGCCGCGAAGGATGACGGAGGTCGGCGTAAAGCTGTAGTACAGCTTCTGGGAATCGCTGTTGGCCCATTGAACGTCTGGGCTCGTAGGCGGGACCCGACGCCCATCGGACAGCACCACACTCACATCCAGCTCGACATCCTCCCCCACACTGACCGCTACAGGGCGGACGGCGTCCGTAAACTCCAAGGCCACTACGCGGGGGAAGAGGATGTCCGGCAAATTCCATTGAGCTGCATCTGGAATGTACACGGTCTTTTGGCCGTGGTCGTATCCTTCGAGATCGATCTGATATTTTGCCCCACGAATCAGGGGCAGGCGTACCCAGCCTCGCTCGTCCGTCCGGACCACCATGTCCTCCCCCATAACGGCTGCATCGTCCACCAAAATCGGCGCGAACAGCGGGGTCACATGTAGGTCCAGGTTCTTGTAGGGCCGCCCGTCGGAATGGCGAAAGTGCCCGTGCACGACACACAGGCGAGCATCGAGAGACGCGGTGGGGTGATACCTCTCTCCCGGGAAGTCGAAGGACTCGATGTCTGCTTGCACCTGAATCCGTCGAGGTCCGTGAAAGTCGGTCCCGAAGTGGAACACGCGCACCTCGTACTCGCCTACGGGGAGGAGGAGCCCCACGGACCCGTCCGCTGAGCTCGTTTGCAGCACCACCGGCTGCTGGTTCGTGGCATCCAAGACCTTGAACACCGCGTTCGGCAGAGGCAGCAGAGTCACGCTGTCGATCGCGTAGAGGTTGACCGTCGAGTACATGTGGCCTCCTAGGGGTTTCGGCGGTCAGCGTATCCGATGTCGAGCTTGTGGATGCTCATGCCGTCATCGACAGCGAGCTCGGGCCCCAGGAGGTAGTACGGCCCGGCCCCCGTCATGGGGACTCGGACCCGTCGGATGCTTCCCGTGCCCGAGATGGACACGTCGTACGTACGTCCACGCATCAACTGGAACTCCACCCGCCCGTCCCCATCCGTCAGCCCCTCCAAGGGTAGCTGGATCTCCGCCCAATCCCCCTCAGGATCCGGTGTTCGGACGGGGTGTACGACAACGCGACGTCCGGCGGTGGGTACCCCCGCCTGAAAGAGGCGCACGTACCCGACCGCCAGGCTGCTGGCGGGGACCTCCCGTCGGGACGTGAGCCCAGATACCGGGGTGGACCAGGCGCTGACGAGGGCCCCGTCCGTGTACCTGCTCTGGTAGAAGTACGAATCGTCTCCGAACGGGTCCGCTACGACGAGCTCCTGCTCCATAGGGTCGAGCGCGTAGGGTCGGCGCTTTCCAGCGGAGATGTTCGACGGGGAGGACGTAGGGAGGCCAAGGAGCGTTGCTGCCTCGCTCGGTAGAACCTCCAGGAGCGCGGTCCCACCGACCTGAATCGTCTCGAGTACGAGGCGGCGGTCAGAGTCCACCCAAGCCCTAACGGGCAAGGCGAGCTCGAGCTGTACGGCCAACGCCTTTACGGTCATCGGGTAGGGGCCGGGGTAAGCAAACTCCCACGGCGTTTGCCCGATTTTCAACGAGAGGGTCTTCCCGGTCAGGTCCACGGTGTCCCCATCGAGCGTGGTGCGGTCCCCGCCGTATACGGGCACCCTGGCAGGCAGCTCCGTATGGCTAAAAAGGGGCTCGTACGGACCCCCCTCCCCCAGCACCGAGCGCCAGACCTCGACATGCGTCCACTTTCCCTGCCATTCCGACAGTGGGGTGGCGATGTGGAGCTCGATCTGGTGCGTGCTGGGGGAGAGGACCGTGGTGAGCATCCCTCTACTTTACCTGGGGATCGACGAGCGGGACAGGGTTGGGGACGACGTACCCCTGGTCGTTGACCATCTCCGTTCCCAAATCGATCTGGTACTTCTCCTGGAACGACTTTCGGACGACCTGCATCTCGACGAGCAGATCTTCCCGCTTCTTGGCAAGGGCGGTGGACTGGTTCCGGAGCTGGAGCATCTCGAGCTCCAGGTTTCGACCACGAAGCCGGAGGTTCTCGAGCTTCGTGCGATCCACATCTTCCAACTCCACTTTTCTCATCCGTTTCCTCCGGTTAGGAAGTCATCGATGGACTCGATGACCGCTGATTTGGCAGCGTTGTTTGCTGCGTTTGCAAGGCGTTCTGACCCCGTACGGCCCTTCAGAATGCGCTTCGCAAGGGCCACACGGTCGTTGATCTCTTTCGTCCGCTTGTCCGCGTAGGTATTCACGGCCGCGAGAAGCTCGTCCAGACGTTTGTCTCGGTCTGCTTGGGACATGCCCAGCATACTAGCTCGCTTGCTTCACCTGGATGTACTTTCCGAGCACCATTCCCGCCGCACCCTCGAGCTCGGTCTTGCGCTCTTCCGAGTCTTGCTTCTTGGCGAAGTGCCCCAGCACCTCGAGGGCCCACGCCATGGAGGTGTTTCCGTTCCTCGTTGGGGGGAGGTACTCGACTCCCTCGTCGAACAGGTTCTTCGCTTCCCCAAGCTGCGTCGTGTTGAGGTACCCCGCCAGGGTGGAGCGAATCTGGGCCCACCCCACCTGCTCCTCGTGTGCTTTCCTCAGCCCGTCGAGGACGCGCTCGATCCCTTCGGGGCTGAGCTGCTGCAGGATCACGTCCCGGGTGGCCAGAGATTGGGCCTCCAGCTCCGCAGCGTGCACCTGGTCGGACATCTCGAGCTCGGAGTCCTTGATGATGCCGCCGATGTGTACCTGGCTCAGCGCGTCCTGCAGCACCCACTTGCTCCCGCTAGTGGTCCAAACCGCCAACGAGATGGTGTGCCGGCCCGAGCCGAAGTCGCTGTTCGCCCACTCCACCCCCATGAGGACGGGGGACGACCCGCCGACGTCGTACGCTTGGGGCTGAGCACACATCAGGGCGTTCTTCACCGCGTTGAACCGGGCGTTCACGGGCCGGGCCCCCACCTCTTGGCAGACCGACATGAACTTGGCGAGGAGAGGCCCGGACGCCAGGTCCCGGTTGTACCGACGGGACAGGAACCCGCGGAGCTCTCCGCGTACGACGCGGTGGAGGTACTTCGTGTTCGGGGGGACCGGCGTGTTCTGGTAGCACACCTGGAGGTTCGCAGCGGCCAGGGACGTCGCCCACTTGGCCTCACGCTGGAGCAGCTTCCGGACGTACGCGCCGGGCACTTCCACCTTTTGGCACAGCTGGCTGAGCGCATGGCTGTGGACCGTCAGGGTCACGGGTCGACCTGGGATCGGGATCATGAGCCCAAGCTGCTCGTTCTCCATGCGTTGGAACGTCATCTGACTCGGCGCCACGAGGTAGTCCTGAATGACCGTTTCCCGGATGTTGGCGACAAGCTTGCTCGCTTGGGCCTCACCGTCCTCGAAGAACCGCTGAACCATCTTCGCCACGTACGTCGGATCGTTGTGCATGTGCACCTCCAGGGGACTTATCCCGGAGGGAGCTAAAAAACGCGCACCCGGAGGTGCGCGCTCGAAGCGCTACTTCTGGACAGGAACGCCCAGCATTGTGTAGAGCTCCTTGCTCGCGGCTTCCAGGTCGGCCGCGCACACCACGTACCCTTTCTTCCCGGGTCCCGGATTTTTGGGCACAGCGGTCACGGTGTACCCAGCGCGGTCATGCTTCGCGGTGAATCGGTAGGCATCGAGGCAGAGAAAGCTGGCGAGTTGCATGTAGGAATCCTCCAGCTTTCTTATCCTCGGTTACCTGTACTTCTTGTAGGTGTCCTTGATGACCTTGTGGGATCGGGAGATCTGCGAGCTGCTCATGTTGAGCTGTTTCGCCAACGCCCCCATGTTGACTCGACCCCCGAGCATGGGGGCCTTGTCCTGCTTGTCCCCGTAGAGGTAAGCGAACACCTCTTTGTCCTTGGGCCCGAGTGCCAAAGGCAGGAGGGACAGCACTTCCTGGTCCCGTGCCCCGTCATGCTCGAACGGGTCCTCCTCGAACGCGGACGTGTTGATGTCTGCCCGCAGGTTGCCTTTGACGCGTGTGACCATGTGGGGGGTCAACCCGTTCCCTACGTGCTGGGCGATCTCGTGGTCCGTCGGAGCACGGTTCAGCGAGTCCTGCAAGTCGGACTGCGCGCGCTGGATCTTGCCGATCCACTGGGTCTGCTCCGGCGGGATGTACCCCACGTTCTGGTACTTGCCGTTGAACCGCATGGACTTCTTCATGTGGTTCTGAACGTGGGTGTTGAGCTGTGCTCCACGCGTCGGGTCGTAGCTTTCGAAAGCCTTGATCGCGATCTCCGTGAGCTCCGCCCGCATGGCCGACTCGGGCACGTCGGGCGCCTTGTACATCCGCATCGCCCCGGCGATGACCGGGGCGTACGACTGGAGCAAGGGTTTGAGGTGCGCAGGGTCCTTCGACTCCCGCCATTGCTCGAGGTGTTGGAGCTCTTGTTGCCGCCGCTTTTCACCAGCAGCCAGCTTCGCTTCCAGGAACTCGTCGACCTTGGACATGGCCGGATTATACCCCCAAGGGATGGGTAAGCATGCGCTTCGCCAGCGCGGGCAACTTCGCCGTATTGACGAAGTACTCCGTCAGGGTCAAGAAGCTGAACGCCCGGGACACGTGAGCGTTGTCACGCAGGAACTCGTTCGCACGCCGTGCCCACGTCTGCTGGAACAGGGGCCACTTGATGTCGGAGTCCAGCCCGTCGGACTCCGCTTTCTTGATGGCGGCTTCGATGGCCGTGAGCTCGGCGTTCAGCTCGAACTTCGTGGAACCCTCCCGGAGAGCTTGGATGCGCCCACGCATGACGTGCCCGTGGTCCGCGATCTCCCCCATGTACTTGATGGGGCACGACTGGTCATGCACGACCTGCGGGTCGAGCGACTCGAACCCGTCGCGGAACTTGGTGTAGCGGATCTGGATCTCCGCGAGCCACTCGTTCATCTGCACCACCTCGCTTCCTTCCTGCGAGGTGTTGTGGGTGAGGGGCCCGAGCGCGTAGAGGGAGGCGGCGAGCTTCGCGTACAGGTGGGTGTACGCGAACACGGCCTTCTGCTGCTCTTCGGTCAGTTGCTGCGGAAAAACGTAGACGGGGGCGTTGATGGTCATGTGTACCTCCTTGTGGCGGAGCCACGTGGCAGCCGCTCACAAGTCTTATCCGCGGTACATCACGCCGTTTTCACCCACCCATTTTCCCGATGGTCGTCTTGTTTGCACCAGGCAGACGCTGCCCGAACGTGGGCACCGTATCTGCGATGGCCGGCCCAGGCGGGGCCGTCACTTTCGGAAGGCCCACACGACGAGACGCCGAGAGTCGGCCGGCGGGTGTGGTGGCCGAGCCCATCTTCTCGACGATCTGCTGAGGGCGCGTGTGGTGCATCGGGCGCTGGATGTCCGGGTGCCGGAACGCAGGGACCTCCGACGCCATCATGAACCCTCCGCGAGTCGGGGCTCCGGCCGCGAGCTTGACGTACTCCACCCACCCCGCGACCTTGGGGGACCCCCCAGGGGTCGGGGTCCCCGGCTGCTTCAGGAACGCACGGATCTTGTGCTTCTCCGCTTCCTGGTCGAGATGGGATCGGACGAGCGGGACTGCACCCGAGGTGAGGGCGCCCGCGACCGCGTTGGCCGCCACCGTGCGCAAGCGCTTCCCAGGCCCCCCGAGAACGTCCCGAGGCCCCTTGGCGATCAGGTCCTTCAGCGCGGTGGCCCCCACGGCTGCACCCCCACCCACGGCAGCGTAGCGGCCCACCTGGGCGCCAGACGGCTTAGCACGCTCGAGGTTCTCGAGTCTGTCGAGAGACGCGCGTGCTTCCTGCTCCGAAACCGCAGCGGCCTTCGTGTGCCCGGCGTCGTGCGCGAACTTGAGCAAGTACTCGTACACCATCAGTGAGCCCCGCCTGGCCGTTTGAGGAGGAGGTTCGCCGCCACTGGGGCCGCCAGCGTGCCCAGGAAGGCACCCTCGGCCCCCGACTCGAGGGCACCCCGCCAGTCCCGCTTGCCCGTCATGGGGTCCTTCTTCAGGGAGTGGGCGGCGTGGGCTGCCTCGAGCCCCATCATCCCGCCAAGACCGGCCAGGTCGTAGACGTGCCCATGGTCCGCCAGGTGGGTAGCCACCCGCCCCATACGAGGTGACGCCTTCAGGTGCTGCCCCAAGCGCGACATGTAGCCACCCGCGCTCCCCTCCTTGGTGAGGGCCTCGCTGAACGCCTGAAGGACACGCGGATCGATGGGGGACATGCGGACCATCCTACCTCAGCGAGAGAGCACGGGGAAAGTGAAGGTCTGGCGGGACACCCGCGCGGTGTCGACCTTGTCGACCCCGGCAACCGCGTTTTGGGGCAACGGCTTGGTGGGCGGCCACTCCTGCGTGGGATCTCCGTCTCCGGACTTGGTCGCAAGCTTCCACCCGAGCTCCCCCTTGTCGAGCTTCTGGAGGAACTTCTGGACGGAGATAGGCCGCTTGCCCGAGCGTGTCATCGCCAGCGAGGTCTCTCGTACGATTTTGCCCGCCGTCTTCGTGAGCTCGGCGAAGCAGGCCTGGAACATCAGGTGGTCCGACCCGAGCTTGTTAGGTATGTGGTCGTACTCGTTCTTGTCGTCACGCAGATCCCGGTCATGCCAGGGGATCGTGTTGCCCGTACGTTCAGTGCGGGTACGGATGCGCTCGAGCACCTCCCGCAGCTTCTCACTCTCACTTTTTTCGTCAGTGTGCATGTGCAACCGCCTTCCCGGCCTGTGTCGCAACGCGTCCGAGGACGCTTGTAGCTTTTGTCTGCAGACCCTTTAGTGCTGCACCCATACTGGGCCGCACGGTAGGCATCGTAGGCGCAGGAGTGTGGATGCTCACCCGGGCGGGGCGTACAGTTGGTACTGACGTCTGGGCCGGCATGCTGGTTCGGGCCGCAGGCGCACTGGTGCGGGCACCTGCCGTAGACACGGAAGACGTAGGAGCCCTTGCTGGTGCGGTGGTAGGTGCAGGGCCTTCCCCACGTAAGTGAGCCGCCGCTTGCATCTGCATGTGTGCCGGGGCTTCCGAAACTGCTTGTTGAGGACGGAATACCTCACGCCGCAGTTCCCGTTGCAGCTTGTTGGGGTTGGCACCCGCCGCACCCTCCGTGTACTTTGACGGAGAAGTCGGGGCGTACTTCCGATAGGAGTCAGAGATGTGGTCCTTTTGGCCCTCCACAATCGGGAGGAAGTCCATGACTTTCGGTCCCGATGGGGAGTTGAGTACGTTCCCGTAGTTCGTACCCTGCGCAGTAATGGTGTCTGCCATCATTTTGCCGCGAGACTCCATTGGCTTCAAGACGGTGGACTGCACGGCCTCGAGGTCGGTTCGGCGTGCGTTGGGCGTGCGTGACCACTGTGCCCCCTGAGGGGTCTGCACCCTGGAGCCCCTGATGTCCGTGAGCCCGGGCACGTACTCATGGTCACTAATCGTACGCTGAAGTCCGCCGGACCCCATCGTCTTGTGCCCGTACATGTCAGGGACCATCGACTTGGCTTGAGGGGATAGTGCGCGAGCCTCGTCGGTCAGTTGCTGCTTTTGGTGCAGCATCTGGTTGGTGTGCTCCCCTCGCGTGATGTCCGAGTCAGGTTTGTACAGCTTTCGGGCGACATACCCCGACTCATTGACCGCGCCTGTCGTTGGGTTCTGCACGCGTCCCATCATCTGGTCGACTGCAGCCTCACTGCCGCCGATCGAGATGTCCCGCAGGTAACGAGGCTGGTTGCCTAGACCCCCATACGCTTTGGCTAGATGGTCTGCACCTGCGGTGTCACCCGCAGCGTTGAGTGCTCGCCACTCTTTGACCGACCGATTTGCAGCAGCCTTCTCGTTCGAGTGTTGGGGCAGCAGTCCCTTGAACTGACCAATGAGCGCATCCTTGTCGTTCGACATCTGCGCCAAGTACTGGTCGACCGACTTGTCCTTTTCCCGGCCGGACACGGTGCGCCAGAGCCGCCCCATGGTACCTTCCGGCAGGGAAGACATGTAGTTCTCGATGCGCAGCTTGCGTTCTTCTTCGGGTAGATCGGCGTGGCTCATGTAACGTGCACCTCGGCCTTCGACTTGCCGTAGCTTCTCACGGTTCCAGTGGGGCTCCAACACCTGCAAGAGCCGCGTGCCTTTGAGGTCCAGGCCCTCGCCACCGGCGGACGACAGTAGGAGAGCTCGGATCTTGTTGTCGTTGTAGTCGCGAACGAGCTGGTCACGTTGCGCGCGTCCCATCTCGCCGGTGAACTCACCGAACGGGATCCCTGCTGACTGGAGGTGGGCCTTGTACGGGTTGATGCCCGCCTGTAGGAAGTTGGAGTAGACGACCGCCTTCGAGCGGGGGTTCGAGTCGAGCTCCTTCTTGAGGTTCTCGAAGGCCTTCTGGATTTTGGGCCCCTCAGCCTTGTCAGTTTCGGGGATGAACCCGGCGGTGGAGTTGCTGATCTGACGAGCTCCAGACAGGAACGCGTTGAGCTGCTTCGCTTCCTGCTTGTCGGGAGGAAGACCCCGCCGCACTTTGGCGGCAACCCACGACGGGGCCGCGTCCATCACCGTGTCGTACACCCGTCGTTGTCCGTCACTCATCGGCACATCGACGTCGACATGCTCCACCTCGGGGAAGTGCTCACGCGTACCGGGGTGATGGTCCACCCACTTCGAGAAGATTCCACGGAGCTCCTCTGCACGTTCGGGGCGGAGAGTGGCTACTGTGCCCCCGGTCGCCCCGTGCACGAATCGGTCGAACAACCCTGGCTTGACCGGCTTGTCGTAGATGTAGCGGCTCGTGAACTCGGCCTTGTCCTCCGGGACCAGACTGGTCCCGGCGGCGATGCGCAGCAGTGGTGCGATGTCACTGGGGTGGTTGTAGAAGGGGGAGCCTGTAAGAAGTAGCCGCTTCTCGGCCGGCGAATCCCGCAGGGCACGGTAGGTGGCCGTGCCGGGGTCTCGAGCTCGATGTGCCTCGTCGACGACGCGAAGCGCGGTGTTCTCGAGCTCCCCTGTACGAGCGGCCTGCTGCATGGACACGAGGTCCGCCGGCTTGGCACCCTTCCCGTAGTGCTTCTTCTGCTCCTTCGAGTAGTTCCCCAGCAAGGCCGCCGGCGCTACGACTTGAGAAGGGACTCCGAGCGCCTTTTGCGCGGCAATGCTCGTGAGCGTGTTGTGGAGGTACCACCCACCGTAACCCCCCACATAGTTCTTGTGATCGTACACGTCCGAGTCGACCTCGACGTCGTAGACCAGCCCGCCAGCGGATCCGGGGGTAGTCGACTCGACCTGCTCGAATCGGTAGGGGCCGTAGACGATGGCGTACAGACGCTCCCTGGCGACCCGAACTTCGGATCTACGCTCAGCCACACGTAAGTTCCTCTGAGCGTAGGAGCGCGCGGTACCGCCTAGACCGCTGACTGCAAGCCGCAGCGAGTCCAACGCGGTGCCAGTCTCCAACCACTGCAACTTCTCTAGCATTCGCAGTGCGGACGCTCTGCTCACGCTACGTCTGTTATTCGCAGTGCACCCAAAGAACTTGGGGCTCAAGTCCAAGAATTTGTACAGCCAGTCGACGGGGACGCCCGTGTTTGGGTTCCGCTTGCGGCCAGCGATGACCTCCAACTTGCGACCCTTCTTGGTGCCTCGGACTGCTAGGGCTAGAGCCTCCAGGTCCTCCCCGGAAACCGAGGACCTCCAGTACTCCCGATAGGGCCCGGTGCCATTGCTGGCGATCGACCATTTCGCCCTGCAAGAGGACCTGCCTCCAAGCTGTAAAAGCAGGTACCGGTACTGCTCCATAAGAAAGCGAGAAGCTGAAGTGATCTCCGCGTTGGCAGCGGAGATGTGACCTTCAGCCTCCCAGCAGATGCGCAAGACCTCCCGAGTCATACTGAAGCCCCCCGACAGCATGCTGTACGGGAGCCTCTTGTGCGCACTCTTGAGCCCCCAGGTGTGCCCCCAGGCCTGCAGGTCGTCGGCCAGGGCCCTGCTGCAGGCAACCAGGTCATGCCCGGACTCGCGGATCCGCCCAACGCCGTAGGTAGCTCGCAACCACTGATGCAAGCTCTCGAGCATGGGCCGATTACCGTGCTGAGTGATCACGAAGCTGCCGCGCTTCTTGGAGTCCTCCCAGCCCTCTGTGGTCAGCCAAGCCGCGCATACCGCCAACGACGAGTCCAACCGGGTAGGGGACGGGGACCCATCCACCAGGTCTGGCATCACAACCCACTCACCAACTGCGACCTCACGAGCGGGCACCCAAGTGGGTACGCCAGCGCGAAGCACGAGGAGCGGGTGCGCCCCCGTAGCGCACACCTCTGACCCTCGTTCCGTAACGACGTGAATCGTTCGCTCCGATGCGCTAAGCCTCTGCGCGTACCTGGCCCGCACAGCTGACCACCGGGTCTTTCCGTTCACGAGCGATAGGACTTGGTAGCCTCCCCCATCTAGGGTGACTTCTGCGTCCACCTCCATACCTTTGGGGAACAGGTCCTGGATCTGCAGCAGACCCCTGTCCGTGAGGATAGGTGTGTCGCCTCGGACGCACTTCCCGCTTCCGAGCCCATGCGCCACGATGAGCCCCGGCTGATCGTCGCGGGAGATCCGATCGACGACTCGTTGCTGGTGCGGCTGCAGCTGAGGGGAGTCTTTCTTCGAGCTCACCCCTTAGGTCTACCACACCCCTGTCAGCCCAGGATGACCCGACCCAACTCGAGGGTAGCCTTGTAGGCCAGCACCAGGTCGCGCTTACGTTTCCGGGTGTCCGCCCGCTTCGACGCCGCCGACCCCTCCTTGATGTCGAGGATGTCGTTGATCTCCGGTGGCACCAATCCGAAGAGGTTGTCCCATGGCCCGAACGCACGGGAGTGGAACCCCTCGATGCCCTGCGCGACGTCAAGCCCGTCGGGCGTGAGCATGAGGTCGTTCGACCCGAACATGTCCAGCAGCGTGGCGATGGGCCGCCACGTGTACGCCTTGATCAACGCCTCAATGTCGAACGACCCGTGCTTCGCCACGCTGTAGGTCAGGACGAGGAGCGCGACAGCGTCAGCGATCGTCGCATCCTTCGTCTGAGACAACGCGATGATCTGGTCCTTCGCGACCTTCAGGTCTTCGTTGGTATCCGCAATCTGACGCAGCTGAGACGCCGCATCGTTCGTGCCGTACAGGCCGCCCTCGAAGTTCCCGTCCGTGTTCTGGATCTGGGTGGCCTCGGTGATCGCCCCCACCCCGAAGAAGTCGTAGTAGACCTCGCTGATCTTCGAAGGGGCCCAGCAGTCACCGTACCACCCCGGGCGGATGTACTCCTCGGGTGGCAGGTACACCGTCTCACGCGTTTGCTTCGTGATCGTCTCCGTGACCTTGTACGCCCGGAACTCGGCGAAGATGTTCTCGTCTCCGATGTACGGCACGACCGCAGCCCCGTACTCTTTCGCGAGTAGGCGCTGCCCAACAGGCACGGTCAGCGTGAGCTGCTTGGTCTTCTTGTCCCGGTCGGCCCCAAGAAGGGGTAGCGCCTTTGACGACCCACCAACGGTGTACGTCGACGTGACATCCTCCACGACCGTGATTCGACCCTGGCCAGGACCCATCGACCCAATCAACGGGGGGAACAAGGCGGCCACGTCCGTGGACCGAAAGCCCTTCGCTTCGTCCGTCGGACGCTCCCCTGTCACGGACTCCTGCTTCGCTCCGAGGAATTCGACAGACTCGTTTGCTTCTCGAGCGTACGAGCAGTTGATCGTCGTTGCCCCGTTCCGTTGGTCGATCTGGTGGGAGACCTCGGTGAAGTTCGCGAGGAAGTGGGTCCCAAGCATAGGGGGGAGCTTCGAGGCGTACGCCTCCCCTTGCGCGGTGGCCCCCTTCGCCTGGGAGTACGAGCGGAGAGTGGAGACGTCGACGTGCCGGTCCAGAATGAGCCCTGGGAACCCAACCGCCACATAGGGATTGAACCGGCAGTTCACACTCAACTGACGGGCAGCGAACCGGTACTTGAAGTACAGGAAGTTCGTCGTGCGTTGGGCCATTCCGATCTTGGGCACCTTGCCGTCGACCACACCCGCACGAGCTCCGAAGATGTTGAACTCCCCCATCTTCTCGAACACGGGGAGGATCCCCGTGAAGAGCTCGTGGTCCATCAGGTCGTTCCTGAGGATGTTGGCGAGCGTGTTCTTCTGCTCACGTACCGTCGGAGACTTCGGAGCGAAGTAGAAGTTGTCGAAGAGCTCGTCCTCCCCGAAGAACTCGTCATGGGTCTTCAGGGATAGGCGAGAGGGTTCGGCCATGAACTGCCGACTGTAGCTGAGCTGCATGTAGTGGTCGGGGAAGATCACGTTGCAGCGTGGAGGTGCGGAAAACCACACGTCCGGGCGGAAGATCTGCTGCTTCAGCGTGGCCGGGATAGCGTTCTTTCGCTGGGTGACGTTCGACTCCATCCGCTCGAGTGTCTTGAGCTGTGCGATGACCTTCTGCAGGAGCCCGATCGCCTTCCGGCGTGTTGGATCCTTTGGGTTGATCAACGCCCGGGAGGTACCCCCGCCCAGAAGGGCACGAACCTGCCCGAGAAGTGTGGACGCCGCGGAGTACACACCCGAGATCTTCTTGCCGACCTCCTTGTGTTCTCCGGACACCCTGCCCGCAGAGCGCGCCATGGTCTGGCACCCCGTCACCGCGGTTCGGATTTGGTCGATCAACGGGCGGATGATCTCTCTCTGGGTCTCCGCAGGGGCGTCCGACCCCAGCGCATCCACGGTAGCTTGCAGCGTGGATGCAAGAGCCTGTGCACTGACCAAGAACTCGACGAGCTCCGGGATCTCTTTCAGGCGGGTACGCTTGAACCCGCTCGTAGAGCCCCCGGTCCCTGGGACAAATCGTGGGCAAGGCTGCCCGTAGGTCTCATGGAAGATGAAGCTCTGTAGCTTGCTGACGCAGGTGCGGAAGCTGGCCTGGTCCCCGAGATTCCCCAAGGACCTCCCGAACAACGGGTCCCATCCACCGCCCATCAGCCTCGAGCTCGTCGGGTCCTTCTCGAATGCCGTGATCATCTGGGTCAGGTGGAGACGGAGCTCCGCGATCGAGAAGAAGATGTTCTGCCCCGCGAACTTCTTGTCGTAGTAGTACGAGCCACCCATGGCCTCGAGCATGTGGACGATGCCGCCCAGCAACCCCTTGAGCCCCGGGTACCTGGCGCTGGGGGTCTGGAGAATCTTCGACATGATCTCGCCAGGCGAGCTCAAGAAGTCCGTGAACAGGTTCGTGGACCCGCCGGAGAACATCGCCTTGTACCCAGGGCCGAACAAGTCCGTATTGTTGTGCTGGTACGCGTAGTCCCAGTAGTTCGACAGGTCGGCGCACTGCAGCACGACCGCGCGATTCCGCGGGGTCTTCGTCCAGGAGAACCCCATGATCTCCCCAACGAACATCAGCTTGTACTTCTGCAGCCGGAAGTCGTTGAGGTCGCTTTCCGCGAACTCCAAGTTGGGCTCACGCCCCTGTCGCTCCCTCACCTGCTCGTACACGGTGGGGCCGGGCGACTTGTCCGTGTTGGTCGTGCGCAGATTCGGCACGGTTGTGTCGAACTCGTCGACAAAGAACAGGTGTACCAGGGACCGGGGTGCGAAGCGGGTTGCCTCCGCAAGTGGCAGGATCTGCATGGAGCACATGACCGGGCTGTTCGGCGCGGCCTGTACGGAAGCAGAGATGCACGGGACTTCGACGCCTTCGACGAAGAGTCGGATCTTGATTCGCTGTGCGATGCCGGTCACGAGTGCCAACCCCACGAGTTCGAGTACAGGTTGATCGCGGGGCGGGGCGGTATCCCCGTGTTGGTAAGGGCTCCGCCGTACGCACCAAACCCGAATGCGCTTGGTGTCCCGCCCACGTGGATGCTGGCACCCAGTCCCGTTGACCCTGCGTACGAGCTACCAAGCGAGATGAGCCCGGGGACGCCCAACGGTCCCAGGGAGGCGTTCGCCCCAGCGTACCCACCGCCCAACCCAGACTGTCCGAGGTACGCGTTGGCGTACGACCCGCCGTACACCCCCGGGGAGGCGTAGGGGACGGCCCCGAACGAGGCCCCTGAGCTCAGACTGGGCTGCACCCCAAAACGAGCCCCAACGCCAACGCCAAAGCCCACACCCGCGCGAGCCCCAATCCCCATCCCATAGCCCGAGTAGCCGCCCACGTTGACCCCGGCTCGAACCCCAACACTGGCCCCTACCCCGAACCCCACGCGGGCGCCTGCTCCGAGACTCACCCCGGCCCCTGCATTGAACCCCAATCGGACACCGGCGGAAGCGAAAGCCCCGACACGCACACCCACGGATGCCCCCACCCGAGCCCCGAACGATGCCCCTACCCGAGCGCTCGCGAACGCCCCGATGCCCACGCCCGCTCGGCCAAACGAAGGGCCGTACCCGAGCCCACGCATGGTGTCAGGGTGGTGGGACTGGTTCGGGTCCACGCCGTACGCCTGCTGCAGATCACCCAGCATCTTGTCGAGCTTCTCGGCCGATTCCTGAAGCTGACGTGCCAACTCGTCCCCCTCGTTGGGGCTTGGCAGCTTGGGCGGAGGGGCCGTGTACTCGTCGTAGTTGTCAGAGATTCGACTGCGCAACGGCTGGTCGAACGGCAAGGATTGGTTGGTGAACCCGGACTGGGCTCCGTCCCCATTGGCCAAGAGGGCGTCCATGAGCTCTCCGCTCAGGGGGGAGCGCAGGTCGTCCACCGTGATGCCGTCGGGCAGCACCACGCTCGAGCGCACCGGGAAGTTCCCGGAGTCCTCTGTGACTCGCACCACCTGGTAGTTCGTCACGAAGAACTGGAAGCTCATGGGGACGAGGTGCTGTTGGGTCGCATCCTCGGCAATGCTGGTGTTCAGCATGTACCCTTCGACGATGGCCCCGTTGTAGAAGAGGTACGCCCGTGCCCCTTGCTCGATGGCTTTCGTCCCACGAAGGTACTTGTCGTAGTTCTCCAGAAACTCCGCCTTCCAGTCGAAGTCGTGGGTGTCCAAGAGCATGGCGGAGACCTGGAGGAAGTGCGGCGCCTCCCCGAACAGCATCAGGTAGTCCGCTCCGAAGGTCTCGATGAGCTGCTGCTTCTCCATCCGCTGGTCAGTGACGCTCGTGAGGATGAAGTTCGAGTACTCCTCGCTCTTCCCGGAGTACGCGCTCGAGTCCAAGAGCTCGATGGCCGTACCATCCCGCTTCACCAGCTTGATGTAGGCGTAGGCGTCCTCCTTGAGCTCGATGCCACGCAATGGGCGTCGAACAGATGCTTTCCCCGCCTTCTCCTTGCCAGAGAGGTTGGTTTGTTTCCCGAGCTCGGTGACCAGTTCGATGTAGACCGCCACGGTGATCCTCAGCTCGAAGTGCTGTTACGGGTGTAGATTCGGCGCACGTCCCGAGTGACTGGCCTGCCCATGTAGGGCTCGCCAGTCTTGACCGCGAACGCCGCCGCCTTGACGAGGACGAGGTACGGGTCGAGCTCCACGGTCTTGTCGCGGAGAATCATGCGGTAGGTACGGCCCTGGTGCGTGACCGCGGTCTCGACCTCCTGGCGCCCAGGACCACAGTTCACCGGCTCGCGAAGGGTGCTCTGGCCTTGGAAGAGTAGGGATCTCATGTCTTCTCCGGGTCCTTCTTGTTGACGAGCTCTTGGAGCTTCTGGTCCGAACCAACGGCGATGGTGGCCATCGCCTTGAGGTACCCCGACTGCTTCTCCGCGTTCTCGCGGATCTTCTCGAGCTGTACCACGTTGGGGTCCCGTTTTCCTTCCTCGCGCTCCTTGAGCTGCTCGGCCGCCTTGCCCTTGAGGCCGGCTTTGAGCTCTTCGAGGCGCGACGCGCGAAGACCGTCGTTCTTCTCGCCCATGGCCGACTTGAGACGCTCGGTCTCTTCCTTCGACAGGCCCATTTTCTGGGCGAGGTACCCGGACTGCTCGTCCGCGCTCATACCCTTCAGGCGTGCCGCCTCCGACTGGTCCATGTCGAAGCCGAACATCGACTCGACAGCTCCGCCGATGCTGCCGTACCGCTTGGCCGCTCCCTTGAACCGGCGCTCCGCGCTCAGCGAGCGGGCAGCTGCATCTCCCGCGGCCGTACCGACGAACTTCCGCGCGACGAGCTCACGGTCCTTCATGGAGGCGCCGGCGATCTTGGCGTTCAAGTCGTCTTGGGCAGCCAACGTCCCGCGAACGTCATCCGACGTGACGTTCGAGCGATTCAGGATGTTGGTCATGTCCGAGGCGATGGAGTCGGTGAAGTCCGACCGCTCCTTGCCCACGCCGGTGACGGTGAGCTTGCCGTCCTTTCCACGCACCGCACTTCCGTAGCTCTGGAGTCGGTTCTTCTCGTCCTCCGTACGTACCCGAAGCTTCGAGGCGTAGGCTTCGAAGTCCTTTGCCTGCCGGTCACGGACAGCGATCGACCCCCCGTTGAGGCCCACCCCGACGAGCTTGTTGACGTCGGAGTCACTCAAGCTTGGGTTCCCGGTCAGACGGCGCATCTCCTCGGCAACGCGCGAGGAGTCCGCCGGAGACGCCTTCCCGGAGTTCATGTCCTCCATCAGCTTCTTGTACTCGGGGTCCGAGGCCAGAGCCATGGCAGACAAAGCTGCCACCTTCCCCTGGTCCGCGTTGCTCAGCTTCCCGCCTGCAGCCCCGGTCCGCATTTTCTGAACTTCGTCGTACATCCGACTGCGTGCGAGCTTCTTGTCGTCGTCGTCCCCCTGGTAGAGGTCGGCGATCATGTCCTTGGTCCGGCGGTCGTTCAGGAGGCCGGCAGCGCCCTCGTCGTACTCTGCCCGACCGGTGATGCGGTCGTAGAAGCGGGAAACCGCGCCAGCCGTACGGGTGCGCGACTCGCTGACGGAGGGCGCACCCCTCCCGCCCTTGAAGAGGCTGGCCACGGCCCCTCCGACCACCGCGTTTCCAGTGAACATGTCGGTCAGGAGGCGCTCCCCAGTGCTCATGTCGGCCTCGCGCACCCCGTCGGTGCGGGACCGACGACCGAAGAGCAGGGCCGCCTGCTCATCGAGGGCATCCGCCTCGGACCTCGAACCGCTTGTGGGTCCGCCGTACTGCATCTTCCGACGGGACAGGGTGGCAGCCATCGTGGCGTCGGAGTTCACCCCAGCACCCATCTGTAGGTTCTGCATGAACCCAATACGGTCCTCCCGCTTCTTGATCGCCTGGAACTGACTCAGCACATCCCCGCTTAGCCCCTTCTGGAACGCCAAGAGGGCGTTGTCCGCCCCGTTGGGGTCGTTCGGGTCGAACGACGCGCCGATGGACGCCCGCTTGATCATGTCGCTGTTGGCAGCGCCCAGCCCCATGGACGCAGATCCGCCAAAGCCACTGTTTGCGGCGCGAAGGGCGGTCCCCGCTGCACCGTTTGCGCGGTCTGCAGCCGAGCCGCCAGGTCGATGCCCGCCGGAGCCGAAGGAGCGCCGGAAGTCCTTCATCGTCTGCGCCTTATCGGTGGACGTTTCCATCTGGCGCACAGCCTGGTCCAGGCCCTCGGTCACCGTCTGGGTGTACACGTCCGACATGGCGTTGAACCAACGCTCGAGCTCGTTGGACCCTGCCTTGAGGACGCGAGCCCCGGCCTGCTGGAACGCGTTGTTCGTGTGCTCCTTGAGGTGCTCCGCCTTCTTCTTGAGGCCCTCGATTCCCGTGGTCGCACGTTGGCGCTGCATGGCATCCGCAACACCCAGGCCACGCTCTGTCTCCCGCATGTTGGCGAGGATCTCGGGCATGTGGTTGATCTGCTTGATCGCCGCGTCCGCCTCGTCTCGGCCCATCCCGGTGAACCGCTGGAACGCCAGCATGGACCTGTCGTCCATGTTGTTCGGGTCATGCCCCCGGGAGGCCAACCACTGCTGAAGGGCCATCGACTGGGCCAGGCCCCCGAATTTACTCAGGGCTTCCCCGCGTAGGCGTCCCTCGTTTCGGATGAAGTTCGCCCGCCCGACGCCCGCGAGGTTCTGGTGTGCCATCTCGGCCGTACGCCCCGTAGTCATGGCGCCGCCGGCCATCCACTCCCCCACCGCGTTCTCGTTCAACTGGCCGTCTTTCCCGGCGACAGATGCCAGGAAGTACCTGCCCTTGGAGGAGTGGAGGAACCTGGCGCTCTGCTGCAGCTGGGAGGTCGCCAAGGCCTGCCTGCCTTCCGCCCCGTTCAACCCCGTGGCGTTGTAGATGTCCTCCTCCGAGAGGGCACCCACCGCCTGTGCAGACCCGATCTGCGAGATGGTCCGGATCCCGGCGTTCGCGCCCGACCTGCCCAGGCCTCCGATCGCTCGAGAGATCTGGGACCCGATGGACGCCATGCCTGCGAGCTCGCTGGTAGCCATTCCACCAGCAACGGCGCCCACACGCATGTCCATCGCCATCTTGGCCTGGTCTGCCGCCTTGAAGATGCCTGAGCCTTTCATGCTCTGCATGGCCTTCATGGCGTCCTCGAGCGTACCCCCGAGCTCGTGGCTGACCTTTTTCAGGGTGTCGAGGGTCTCTTTGAACTTGGATCGGAACTCCTCGACGGTCCGAACCCCCTGTCCACCCCCAATACGCCCCATGTTCTGTGCGATGCGCGAGAGCTCATCGAACCCGTAGTGCTCCCCGCCCGGGCCAGCCTGCTCCGTCATGGACCGGATGTGGCTGCCGATCTGAAACCCTTGATTCGAAGTGAACCCCATTCCGCCTTGGGCGTTCATGAAGTTGTAGTTCTGGCGCAAGCCCTGGTTCAGTTGCATCTGCTGCTGGGCGCCCATCTGCATCTGGCCGCCGATGTAGGACGCACCGATTCCGGCGATGCCCGCTGCACCTGCGCCAGCGATTCCGATGCCCGCTGCACCCGCCAACCCCACCATGTTGGAGCTATACGCGGCTGTGCCCATCCGCATGCCGATGGACAACGGGTCCAGACCGAGAAGGCCACTCGCCGCCCCCATCAAGGGAGACCCGACCGCCGCTCCGCGGGACATGAGGCCGCCAGCGAGCTGCTCCGCCTGGGTGTTGAACGGCATCAGGCCGTTCAACATGGAGGTGTGCTGGGCAGCGTTCATGCCCGCGATGGCATCAGCGGCAGTCAAAAACGGCATGGCCTAAGGGTACCACGCGCCTTACCCCCTGGGGCCGGATACATATTCCACCGCTGCAAAAGCAGGTGGGGTGTGGTGATAAGAGCTGTGAGAGGCTTTGCGGCGGTGTTTCCTCCTCCTTTCGGGTCGTAGGGTCTCGGAAACGACGTCAGGGTGGCTCCTGGCGTCGTTTCTTTTAGCTACACCACTGCCCGCGGTGCCCTCCTTTCGGGGATAAGAGAAGTAGAACACCCCCGACTTTTCGGGGCCTTGAAGGAGTACGCCCATGGAAATGGACGAAGTACGGGACGAGATGTTGGCTGGAGTACTCGTTCGGGTGCTCCAGATGCACAAGGAGGCCGAGCGAACCCCTCACGGTGGAGTTGTAGCGCACGCTGGCGCGTGGGAGCTCAGCGTACGGCCCTCTGCCATCTTCACTTGGACAACGGTGGACGTGAGCTTGAAAGGGGCGACACCCGTGGCTTCCGCCACGGTGGACCACGCCCGGCAGGAAGTCCGCATGTGGTCGTCGGCACCCATCCCAGCGGATGTGCACCGGCTGTACGTGGAGATCGTCAACACGGTCACCAGGTACTCCCCGGTGATGCGCAGGGTGGTGCTCTCGGCGTAGAGCGGAGGAAGGCACAGACGCCTTCCTCTTTAGCTATGTCCGCCGAGTTTCGGGGATAAGAAGCATGGAGGATACACATGCATACCCAGGAGCACGCACGGAGCACCCCCCGAAACCGCAACCCGCGTCGCGGGGTCATCTGGGCAGGAGAGATGACGTCCATGGCGGACACGTACGCCATGCCGAAGTCGCAAAATCCCGGTCAATCCAGGGATAAGAGACATGAAGGAACCCCTAACGGGGACAACAAGGAGGACCACATGAAGCAGACCCAGCAAGAGTTCACCAAAAACGAGACCACCATCCCCGAGCACGACCGCATCGTGCGGGATGTCTCGGACACGGTCGAGCGCATCGTCGGGCACGAGGTGCGTGAAGTTCACGCCCGCCTCGCCCGCCTCGAGCCCACCCGGCGCGAAGTGGCCACGGAAAGCGCCATCACCATGGGTGGTGCGCTCTTCGGTGCGGCCATCGGTGCGGCCATCGGCGCCAAGCTGACCTCGGCCACGGCCGAGGACGGTACGGCCATCCCCCGCACGGAAGGCGGGAAGTCCATCATCGCCTCGAGTGCCACGGCAGGCGCGGTCCTCGGAGGATCGGCCGCCCGGTTCGCGCGGAACATGCTCCGCGCGAAGTGAAGAAGGGGGGCCTGAGCCCCCTTCTTTTTAGGTGTGCCCTTACATATTCCACCGGTTGGAGAGTAAACCGGGGATAAGAATAGTGGAGGATACACATGATTTTTCAGACGATGCTTGCGGTGGCTCGGTTGGTCAACACGGGCACGATGGTGTGGTCGATGGCTCGGCGCCGTATGGTGGTCGAGCGCACGAAAACGGCGCTCGAGAGCGCCCTTTCGCCTGAGGCACTCAATGCACTCAAGGAGCAGGTCCGGACGGAGAAAGTCGTCCTGACCGTCCAATTCACCAAGGAAGACCTGCAGGAGCTATCCAAGGGTGAAGGCATCTACTTGATTCGGGAGCTGGTGGCCAAGCAGGACCTGCGTGAGGGGGGCGGCCTCTGACCCGCCCAGCCGGCAAGTGCCGGTTCTTTAGGTATGTGCGCAATACACGTACCAAGTCAGGGATAAGAGAGTTGAAGGAGCCGTACGGTTGTACGGAAGAAACACATGAGCAAGTTCAATGGTGTGAAGGCGCGCGTGATGGTCTCGAGCGAGGTCAACGAGGCGAAGATGCGGCGTGCGGCCCTCGCCGGCGCGGGCGGACTCGGCGGGGCTACCATCGGCATGCTGGTGGGGTCCGTGGTGGGTGCAGCGGTGACGGCCGCTACGCTCCTCCCGAAGCTGCACGACGGCGAAGGCGTGAGCGAAGACACGGCCAATGCGGTGACGACCATCGGCGCAAACCTGGGCGCTGGTGCGGGTGCCGTCGTGGGGTTCGCCATCGGCACCATGGCCGGGCGTGCGATTGGCAACGAGATCGTCGAAGAGAAGAAACAGGCGGCGGAGGAACGTGCGGAAGAGGCGTTCGGTAAAGGGGTGATTGCGGGGCTGGACGCGGCCATCGAAATCACCAAACCCCAGGAAGTGGCGCCAGCGTCCTGAGCCGAAAGAAGTGACCTGACGGGCCGCCTGCCAGCGGCCCGATTCAGTGTCCACTTCTTTAGCTGACCGGGGATAAGAGAATTGAAGGAGCCGTACTGCCTGTACGGAAGAAACACATGGAGTTCTACACAATCAGTGACGAGGGGCTGCACGCTGGTATCGAAGTCGCACTACCTCACGATACGCAGGTGTCGCTCGATGCGTACACCCTGCAGCGGGTGATTCGGGAGATCGCCCACATCGCCCCGACCACGTGGCACGGGTCGCGTATCCTCCTGGCCGGCGGGGATGTCGCCGTCAGGAACGACCGCCTGGTGGTGTCCTCCCAGTGGCGCCCCTGCGATGGCGCCGTTCTGCTCGCCGTGGACTTGCCACCCGGGGAGCAGGAGGACGGCACACCCATCCCCGTGCGTGTGGAAGGGGAAGGGGTGCTCGAGCTTCAGGTGGCTGGAGCTCGTCGGTTCTTCGTGGTGCCACACATCGCCAAACTGACCATCGAACGCCCGACGGGGGTGATGCCCTCCGACGAGCTGCTGATGACCGCTCGCCTGCGGCGTGTCACTCCGGGTGCCGACGGGCCCTTGCCCGTGCGACCCCACGAGTACACGGCCCGCGGATGGTTGGCTCAGGTCGAAGTCGGACCCTGACCCGTACCGGCTGCCGCCCCCTCGGGGGCGGCGGCTGGGTCGTCCTCTTTTTTAGCCAGGCGGAGGAGGAGGTAGGTGCGGAGGATGGCCTTCTCGTACGCCATGACGGGGGAGTTGCCCAAGGACTGGAACTCCGTGTCGAACTCGAGCAGCTCCTCCTCCACCGCCGCCTTGAGCTGCTGGGGGGTCAAAGGTCGTGGTACGGTAACCTGGATGTCGGACACAGCTGCCTCCCAAGAGACGTGGAAATTCGGGCCGTTGAATGTGACCCATGCGGACGAAGTGTCCGTGTTGGACCTCACTATGTTCGACAACGGCTTCGACGCCAAACAAGTCAGGGTCGAGCTCGAGAAGGGCTCCGGGTACGCCGTCTGGGTGCAAGGTCGTATCGTGGGGTACCTGCTAGCACGTCGGGACGAAGGCCTCCTGGAGATCACCCGACTGGCAGTGGTCCCTACCCATGTTCGGAGGGGCGTCGGGCAGGCCCTCCTGGAGCTCCTACTGCGAGAGCACGACCGCGAGGCGTCGGTGGGGTACTTGACGTTGCATGTTCGCAAGAACAACACGGGAGCCATGCACTTCTACTTGAAGAACGGGCTCCACATCGTCGGGGAAGACAGCGACAGCTGGGTGATGCAACGGCCGCTGCGGGACCAGGTCGAGGACGCCCTATTTCTGAAGGTCCGCTGACGGCGGGACCGGCGTCGGCGTGTTGGGGGGCGCCATGGTGGAGGTACGCTCGGCATCCTCCGCCTTCAGGGCGGCCACCGCGTCCTGTACGTACGCCTCGTGGTCGTAGACTCCGGGGCTGACTACCCGAATACGGCCCGAGACCATGTCCTCGATCGCCATCCGAAGGGCTCGGTTCTGGACCTGAAGCGCGACAACGCACTCGAACGCGATTTGGGCGTTGTGGTTGACGGCGTCCGCGACGTGGCCGACTCGCTTCCGAAGTTGCTCGATCTCACCCGGCTGCGGACTTGGGCTCGAGCTCGGGGTCGTCTCGCAGCTCGACTGTGCTTTCTCTTGGGTCGATTCCATCGGTGTGCAGCTCCTGAACGTCCGCAACACCTGTGCTCGGTGGTGCGGTGTCGGCGGTAGACGCCTTCTTTTTCTTCTTTTTCTTCTTCGGTGGACTCGGGGCAGCAGGCTCGTCCGGCGAGTCCGAGAACAGGGGCTTTGTCTCTTTCCGTGCGAGCCTGAACTCCGCCAACTTGTCCTCTCGGAGGTGAACCTCCCGATGAAGCTGGCGGAGCATGTCCATGACCAGGCTCTCCGGAACCTGGGCGTTCGCGATGGGCAGGTCCGTAGCCTCGATCGTTTTGGGCCGCTCCCCCACGTACGCGCGAAGATGCTCCGCCAAGCACGCAATGACGGCCTTTTCGTAGTTGAGGCGGAGGTACTCGCTGTCCATGGTCACCCGTTGAGGAATGCCTTGAACACCGAGTTTACACCGGTGTAGCGGGAGTCCGCGATAATTCGGTGCAGAAGGTACATCGAGGTCTCGACTTTCTCCTTCGCCGATTCGATGGCGTCACCCCCCGCTTGCCGGTTGATCTCCGTGCGCGTTGCGCCCTGGAGGTCACCAGTGACGTGCTTCACGTAGATGTCGCAGTTGCGGTGGAAGCGGTTGAAGTACTTCTCGAGAAGGTCCGCCCAGCGGGCCGTCGAGAACTTGCCCACGATCTCGCCGTAGAGCTCCTCGGAGGACCACACCGACCCGCAGGCAGCGCAGTACGCTTGGTCGTATTGGTTGGACTCCGACGGGATGAACGCCTCGCAGCCGTTCCCCTTCCGCTCCTTGCCCGGGCACAGGTAGACCTTGATGTCGCCCTGCCCACTCACCCAAGCACCGGACTCGAAGAACTGGAGCTGACCGACGTACGACTGTCCTTGGCGGCGGTCCGGGCCGAACATGAGCTCGAGCTTGTACCTGCCATGCCCGAGTTTCTCGAGGCGCTTCTCCGTGAGCGCTTCTTCCTTTTTCTGTGCCTCTCGTTGGGCATCGGGGTCGCGCTGTAGCTCGAGGAACTTGGTGGTGAGCTCTTGGTACCTACCCACGTTGACCCCCTGTGTACGCGGACGGGTCAGCAGGTTGGATGCCCTTGCCAGTGCCGCTGACGCCACGGACAGGCGCGGGGACCAGCTCGAGCTCCTCCAAAGGCGTCTGGCTACGTGGCTCGAACCGCGCGAGCACTCCGGCCCAAGGACCTTGGAAGATCAAGCGCCAATTGTACTTCAGGGACTTGTCCTCCGAGAGGAAGTACGCGAGGCTGACATCCACGCTCCACGGCGCCTGCTCCGCCGACTCCAACAGCTCGTGCAGGAACTTCTGCCAGCGAAGCTGACCCGACTTTTCGACTCTGCCGGTGCACACCAGGGTGGCGCCCTCTTCCACGACGTTTGACACTGCCAGGCCACCCGCCAGCGTCAGGGTGGTGACCATGCGGTCCTGCTCCGTTCTCATTTCGACTGCTCCACGCTTGCGGGTTTGAGGTAGAGGAACTCGGGCGCATCCCCGAGGTACACCACCTCCGAGCCCTCCCCGAAGTACACCTGGGTGTCCTCCTCGATGCAGAGGTGGGACTTCCCGTCGGTCATGACGTACAACATGCCGTCCACCACGGACTGGGTCAGGCCGTGCACATGGATCAGGTACCCCGCGCTGTGCCGGGCGTAGGTGACCTTGCTCCGTTTCGCACGAGCCCGCTCGTCGTACATGACGAGCTCCCCTTCCTTGGGGTGTCGCGCAAACGCAGCGTACGCATCGAGGTCCGTCTTTCGGATTGCGACATACCCGAGCTCGTCGACCAAGCGGGCCAACTCGGCTCGAATTTGCTCCGGGGTCAGGATCTTGAGCTTCGTGGTGAGCTCGCCCACCTCTTCGCTCTGAACGTCATCCGGGCACCATCGACGCTGCTCCGCGATGGTGCCTTCCGGCAACACACCCATTGACTCGATCAGGTGGCGTAGACCCATCTCACACCTCGTCTGGAAGAATGACCGCGAATCCTGCTGTACTGGACTGCGTGTCGCCTCGCACGTCTTTTCCTGCGAAAAGCACCAGGCGGTCTTTCCCCATCTCGCTGTAGGCCTCGATGGGGACCCCCAGGATGGTGTGTCGAAACCGGCCATTGACCGCCTGCTTGAGTCGGCGCTGAATGTCCCGCGGGTCGCTGGCCAAGAACAGGGTCGGGTACATGTGGAGCCCGTCCGCTTCTTCGAGCAGTCGGATCACAGGGTCTTCCCCCTTCTCGAGCACCAGCTCCATGAGATCGATTTTCGACACCAGCCCCTTGGGCGACGCGGCATCCTCGATCTGCGCGAACACGTCTTCGTCCCCCGAGTCGTACTCGTACGTGACGAGCCCCGTCCGGTCCGCCCGAATCCACCCCAGGCCGCGAAGACGCAGGATCTGCTCGATGGTGCGTAGGAACCCCTGCACACCGGAGTGCGCAGGGATTTGAACCGACTTCTGACTCAAGGTGACACCCCGTCGTCGACGTGACGGATTGCCTCCAAGTACTCTTGAAGACCGGGGATGGGGAATCGCTCGCACAAGTAGGCGAGGACCCACCGGTGCATCTTCTCGAGGAGGCTGGGCGTCATGGTCTGCCCTGCGAACTTCTCCACGAGCTTGGTTTCGATCTCCGTCTTCACGACGGCGTTGAACCCGATGAACGTAGGCAGGAACATGTAGTTCACCTGCACCCCGTCCAGGCCATGCACTACGAGTTTCACGTGTCCACCTCGATGTCGCCGTCGTAGACGAATAGGATGTCTCGTTCACTGAGGATGCTCAGGCCTTCCCCTTCCCCCTCCAGGGCGTGCTGCACGGCGCGTCCGGCCTGGTGCTCCTTGTGCCAGCGGAGGAATGCCACCTTTTCCCCTACCCGCACGGTGGGGGCCACCCGGCCCTTCTTCCCCACCGCGCCGGGGCCCACTTGGAGCACCTCACCCGTGAGCACGTTGGACTCGTTCGTGATGAGCTCGAGCACCTTGCTCTTCTTGGCCCGAGGGTGCTCCCGCACCAGCACATGGCCTCCGTAGGGTCGAACGCTCATCGCGGGACGGCGTTCGCGATGGCGATGGCCGAGACGCCCGATTTGGCCGCGGGGGGGTCGATCGACGGCGTGGTGGGTTCGAGCTTCGCGGTGGCATCGGCTGCACGGAGCACATCCCGGCGCATCTCGGGCGTGTACGCAGGGGCTTGCTTGAGCGCTTCGGCCGAGCCCGGGACGACGAACATGGTGCCGAGGAAGTCGAAGCAGATCTCTTGGACTTTCTCGACGTTGCCGGTGCGGGGGTTGACCTGGGTCCGCTGGACTGCGTAGTACTCGATCTTCACGGCGCCCTGCACTTGCGTCGCCGCCGAAGCGGAATGGGGAGCGTCGTGCATGGGGAGGCGGGGTTGGTGTGACGGGTTGCTCATAGGTCAGCCACGGCTTTCTGGACCTCAGTCCGGTAACGGGACAACTTGCCCCACAGCTGGGAGCGGGAAATCCACTCACCATGCTCGTTCCACGGGCGTGGCAAGTAGAACTTGTCTGCCTTCGAGGAGAGTAGAAGATCTTCGACAGAACACAAGACCCACTGCTGGGCCACATGTCGAAGTGGGATCCACCCTGACCCGTCTCGGAAGTGCAGGCTGGACACCTCCTCCATCTCCCCCGTGACCGGGGATTCTACCCGCATGCGCTTTGGGTCCATCGGGAGGTAGAGGTACTCCCCAAACATGCGGGCCAGTACGGAATGACCCGCGGGAACAGGAGGAGGCACCTGCGCGCGGCGGTAATCTGCTGACCGTACGGTCCACTCCCGAATGGCGGACACGGGGTCTGTACGGAACAGCTCCACGGTCTCATCCGGGATGCGAGAAGGGAACATCGCGGGGTGGTCGGCCCGCACGAGTAGCAGCGGGGTACCCGCTGGAGTTGCAGCAATCTCTCGAGCCAAAGCACGGAGCAGCTGCTCCCAGCTGACTCGAACGACAAGCTGGTGCGGGGTACTGTCCTCGCCGTCGGAGAACGCCCCGGAATAGAACTCGCCTTCTCGTTGGTACCGGAACCAGAGCTCTTTCATGTGAGTTTTCCAGCCAGACGGTACACCACTGCGCCGTAGGGGGATGCTCCGAAGTATACCCGGGTACCGTCATCGAGTACGAGGTGAGTCACCACAGTGGCGCCCTGCACCCGACGATCCACCCCAATCGACGTGATGGCCCGCCCGACCAGAGCGGAAGTGACCGAGGCGGTATCCGCGGGCCGCTCGTTGGGTAGCGTGCCCGTGGCGCTCCAGTAGTACAGCTCCTCGAACGTCAGGTCTCGAATCTCGAGCGCGTTGAGGGCCTCAGGCGCCGCCATCCGCTCGGGAATCATACTGAAGCTGGACCCGCACTTGGTGCACTCCGCGCTGTTCGGGATCTCGCTTGGGACCACTCCGTCGGGCAAGTCCATGCACCGTACCGCCATGGGGCATCCGGCACAGGCAAAGAGCAGCACTACGCCTGCTCCCCGATCGCATCGAACGGGTCCTCTTCGTCTGCGGGGGCCACGGGAGGGGAGCTGACCGCTGTAGCCGTCCCGGTAGTGGGGGCGGGTGGAAGCGGCGGGGGCACGGCGGATGCCTGGATCAGCTGATGTGCGATGTCGACCGTCGTCAGGGCATCGAACTGGGGACCTCCCGCCACAGACAGGGTCAGTACACCGATAGGCTGCCCGCCCACTGGGTAGGACATCGCGATTCCGAGTAGCTCCAGTTTCACAGCTTTGTGCTCCCAACCCGCGCCAGGTCCTGGCTACGAATGTGGTCCTTCTTGTTTCGGTCGTCGACAAGCTTAGCCAAGATGGTCAGGTGCTTCGCCGACCGGTGCGCGCTGGTGAGCTCCACACACTGCGCCCAAGGCGCATTGGCGTAGTCGTCACCTTCGGGGCGTGTCACCAGGTACGCCACGCATGTGGCGTCACACTGCCGGTTCTGGTCGCGGTAGCAGAAGAGCCTCTCGTCATCGCTCACTGGGTACTCTCCTTGGCCTTTGCGCGAGCCGCCGCCTCCGCGTCCTTCATCTCCACCACCTGCTGCAGGATGGAGAAGTAGGCCCCGTTGATACCCGCTTTGAGGAGGAGTAGCGCCTCCGCCTGGAAGGTGGGGGACTTGGGGTCGAGGAACCCGCTCTGAATCGCCCACTCTGCGAACTTCGCCTCGAACGCAGTTCCCACCGTCCGAATGAACGCCAGGCGTACGGTGTGAGCCGCGGCCAAGCCAGCGCCCTCCGTGCCCATCACCATCACGAGCTGGTACGCCTTGCCGTGCCACATACATGCGCGGCAGCTTGCATCCCCAGAGGGCCCCGCCACCGGGGTGTAATCCACGTTGGCTTCCCCACAGTTGGGGCAGAGTCGAAGTCCATCACTGCGTACGGCGGTTCCGTCGGTCATATTCGGCCTTCTTTAGGTAGCTCACCCCGACCTTCTGCCGAGGGACATCTGATGCATTCCGTGAGATTTGGATCGGCCCACTCTTGGCCCACTTTTGGAGCTCCGTTACGACCTTCTCTCGCTCCCGCTTTTGCGCAGTGCGTAGCCATGGGAACTGAACATGGCGGAACTCATCGAATCGCTTGGCCCCCTCCTTGGGGTCGAGAGCGAGCTGCGCCTGAGCGAGGTCACGCGCGTAGTTGATTTCGTCGAGTCGGAGGTAGTACTCGATGAGGACGGACTCCCGAGCAGAGCCGGGGATTGGAGGCCGGGAAAGCGTGGCGCCCAAAAGCGTCGCGATCGCCCACCCCTCGGGAGTCTCTAGGAATTTTTTAGGTTGGCCCCTTGGAACAGCTTCCGCACGCGGATGTCGAACCACTGGAAGTGCACCGAGAGGCTGATGATCATGTGGAACGGGAGGCGGAGAACCTTGTCCAACTTCGCGTAGAACAACTTCTCGTCGAAGTTCCCGTCCCGGTCCGTGACTCCGGGGTACTTGACCTCGTTGATGGCGGAGAGGCCACAGGCGACCGCCATCATCGAAAACCTGTCGATGTAGTAGCGGTCGGCTGCCTCGAGGTCGACCCGCCCATCCCGGAACCGCTCCGTGAAGATCAGACGCTTCACGTTGAGGTCGACTTGCCCATCGTACGAGATGAACGTGGGCTCGTACGACCCTGGAATGATCGGGATGCGCTGCTCGATGTACCCAAACCGGATGAGGGTCTCCAGCTTGAGGGGCTCGAGTCGGGACTCCACCGCCATCCGCTCGTCATCGTTCGAGAGCAGGTCCTTTGTGACCAGGTCCACGAGACGCTCGTAGTCGAAGCTGTCGATGCGCCGCTTCGCGTGCTGGTCCTCGATGGCGTCCATGATGTCCCGAGGAGGGGTCGGGGGAGGGGGAGGCGCGCCACCGCCGATCCGACTCTGCGATGCTGCAGTGGCTTGCCGGTCGATGTCCTGGGCTTGCGCGGAGGCCGCAGCCTGCGCCTGCTGCTGCTCGAGCTCCCGGATAGCGTTCAGGCCCTCGAGGGTGGCGTCGCTGAGCTGACCAGGTCGCGAACCCCGAACCACCTTCGGTGGGATATGAACGCCGTTCCGCACGACCCCGTACTTGTGTGCGAGCCCCGGCTGGTTGATCGCGAGTGAGGCGTTGATCCCGTCGCGGTACTCCGGGTCCCGCATCGCTTCCGGAGGCAAGAGGTCGTTCGCTTCGATGCCGGCCCCCGGTGCCTCAGTCCGCGGGGCGGCACCTGGAGAGCCGAAGATGGACTGAGGTACGGGCCCACCTTGCGCCTGGGGGAGGTGCTGCCGCTGCATCGCGGCGTGCTGTGCCATGGACATGGGAACCCCCGTTTCCTCGGGGGCCAGGTCGAGCCGAGGAATCGGAGGACCCTGTGTGGCAGGCCGTACCGGGGCCCCTGCCGCCATACGGTCTTGGCGGTTGTGGAGGTACTTCATCGCCGCCGGGCTCAGCGTGACGGACGGGTCGATCTTCGGGTCGGGGGCTTTTTTCATGTCACACCAGGACGGAACAGGTTGTGAGCCACGAGATCGTGGAACAGTTTGGCGCGCAGGACGTGGAGCTCGATCCCATCGTCGGTGAGGCTGACCACGGAGACGAGCGCCACCTTCGCGATGGTCGGCATCGGACGCACCAGGCTTGGAGGGTCTGCCCCCGCCAACAGCATGGGCTTCGCCTTGCCTCCCGCCCCCGGCGTCAGCGCGAAGGATCCATCGAATATGTCGACCAGGCTGCCCCCCTGCAGCAATGTCAAGGCAGCGATCTGGCTCAGACGGACTTCTCGCGCCTCGTACACCGTGAAGGTGCCGTAGTCCCACTCCAGTCGCTCTGCTACGCACCGGAAGTTGCCCGTTCTACCCACGTAGCTGGCCCAACCTCGCCGGTGCAGGGTCACCTGATTTTCTTGTGTATCCCAACGGGGTCGTATGACACCGGCGGCGGCGGGCTCGGAGCTTCCTCCACTACCATCACGGTCCTCGAACATCGGGTGCATCTCCCTACGGAAGGTTCGTCGTCCATCAGAATGGCGGGGTCGCCCGGACGCAGTCGGCACCCAAGGGGGTACACCACCTGCTGTGTCATGCCGCAGAACGTGCACCGAAGCTGGTGCGCGTCAGTCGTTTGGTTCGCGAGTACTTGCATGACCTGCACTGTATCGTTCGGCCATGGCGCGTAACAGGTCCGCCTTGCTCATTGGCGGAGTCTCCACCTGAGGTGGGGCCCGGAGCTCCCCCTGAATGAGCTTCACACGAATCTGGTCGCGTACCAGCGCAAGACATGCACGCAGCTCGGACTCGATACGTTCCGTTGTGCGAACCGCGAGTGTGTAACACTCGGGGCAGACAAGGACCTGCGCGAACAGCTTGCCCTCGTCGGGCGACATCTCACGGCTGCAGTTCAGGCATTTCATGGGAAAAACTGACTCAGCTTCGACCACCCGGCCCGGCCCGCCGGGTCCCGGGTGACGTAGATCTCTCCGGCACGTCGAGCCTTCGTAGCCACGTAGGCGACCACGTCCGCTTTGGCGATGGGTCGATCCGCTCTCTCGATTCGCCCCTCCAGCGCCGCAGGGTACGAGTCGATGAACTCCGCGGAGTAGGGCGGCGGGTTCAGGCCAAGGTCCTCCCACCTCACGACCAGGAGAAACCTGCGCAAACCTGCGCGGGCCTCTATGCTCTTGAGGGTCTCCTCGAGAGCCAGCGTCTTGTTGGTCTCCCCTTTCAACGCATCTCGCGCCAGGGCGACCAGGGCCAAGTACTCCTGCTCTGTCAGCGTGATGTCCATGTGCCGAGTGTACCCTACAGGAACCCGCGGTGGGTCAGGACCTCGCGAATCACCTCGCGAGCGAAGTCGCATGGCCGCTGATGTGGCGACCACGCTTCCGGCCCCATCGGGTACGTGGCGCCAAAGACACGACCCTGAGAGAACACGGACGTGTACTCCCAGGGTGCATCTTTGCCGAGACCGCGAATCCGAAGGGCGAACTCCCCAGCGTGCGCACCCGGCTCGACCTGAAGGTCAGACGCGTGGGTGGCCCGTCGGATGTGGGTGAACCAGGGGCGCATCTTGGTCAGCAGTTCACTGAGCAGGATGGCGCCCCGGCCACTCACTGGGCGGCCTCTTCCTCGATCTCCTCCAGGGAGATGCTCGAGGCCTCGTTCAGGACGGCCGCGACTTCCTTCTCCTCGAGCACGGGGAGCGCGCGCTCGAGGTACTTGAGGCCGCGCTCGAGCAGACGGAGCGGGGTGGCCATCTCGTTCGCGTGGCCGGTGGTGTGGAGCGTCTGGAGCGCCGTGATCGCGAAGTGGATGGTGGCCTCCACACGGTGGACCTCGGGAACCGGACCGATCTCCGCGACCGCCGCGTCGACTTTCCGGGCCGCGCGCGGTCCGCGCTTGGCGGGGGCCTTGTCCGACTTCGTACTCCCCGACTTCGGGGCCTTGGCGGCCTTCGGCGCTTTGGCCACCTTCGGAGCCGCCTCCGCCGCACCGAACTGCGCGTCGATGAGCTTCATCGCCTTCGCCTTGTCGGCCTCGTTCTTCGAGAAGGCCTTGCCGGCGCCGCGACGGGCGTTCGAGGCACTGGCGTACTGACCGGACTTGAGGGCCGCGCGGAATTCTTCGAGAGTCATTTTCTTGTAGAGCCTTTCCTTGTGCGAAGTGCACCTTCGCGAAGTTCTCTTCCTATAACTGCTGCACTTGAGTACTTCAAGGGGAAGTTCTACGGTGTGATGAAGAATGAGTACCCGGGCAAGCACGGACGCGTTGTTACTGGAGTGGGCGAACGCTCTGCGAAGAATCGGAGCGTACCGATCGCGGGTGTCCCTCGTGAGTACACGGGCCGCTCTTCGCCACGCCATACTGCACTGGTTCCTGGAGAAATTCCGTGAAGAAATCGAACAGGACATCCGGCGGGCAAACCTTCAGCGGATCCCTCGTCAACTTCGGGACTGTCGAGGGGCAAACCCCAAGTTCTTCGACGACCTCGAAGCCTACATCTACGGGAACAGCGGGCTCGAGGTCCTCCGGGATGAAGGACGTCTACACAGCCTATTTGAGCCCCGACCTAAGCGAGCTCCTAAAGGCCGTCCGCACAAACCCCGAGCACTTCCGCCCCGGACTGCTCCACCTGTTGGAGTCGAGCCCAACGATCCACCGCAACCCGTCCCCGACGGAGCGGGCTCTCCTGAATGAAGCGGTGTACGACCTTCTTCAGCCCGTACGCACACAGCCCGCCCCTCCGGTGATGGAGAAGCGGGCTGTGATGGAAGAGCTCCAGCCTGTGGCAGTGGAATCAGTACCCGAAGAGCGTCCGTACTGGTGGCTGGATCAGCCGCGCGGGACGCACTCGAAGTAGACCGCGTAGTCGCTCGTGGCGTTCGGAGCCGACGCCGGAGTGTACACGCCGTACGGCGGGTTGGTGGCCGCGTCCGAGAGCGTGCCGGTGGTGACGCGGGCGCCGTTCACGACTTCGAGGGTCGGGATGGCCGCACCCGCGCGCACCTTCGGTGCTTCCGAGAGGCCGAGCGGGGCAGCCCAGCCGAGCGCGACGGTGGCGTCCGTACCCTGGCCCGCGGTGAACGCGAACCCGGTGACGGACTTGAACGCCTTGGTGCCGTTGGCGGTGGTGGCCGTCTGCGGGACGGAGATCGTCTCCGAGATGACCTTGCCGTCGACGTCGGTGCCCGTGATGGTGACCGAGGCCGGCGCGTCCGTGGGGGTGCCGCCCGCGGTCGTGACCGAGAGGAGTCGGGGGTACGGAAGCGTCACCGCCAGCGAACCCGACTGGACGGCGAGGGACGCGGCCGTGGCGGCGCGCACACCGTTGGTCGAAGCAGCCACCGGGTTGGTGAACTCCTCGACGGTGACGCACGCCAGCGGCGCGAGCGCCTTTTTGACGTCGTTGCGGAGGTCGGTCACTTCGCCTTCCGGACCGTGAACGGGGGGGAGTTGGCGGAGGCCGCGTGCGTCTTTGAACAGATCCGATCCGGACATGGTGAGTCTCCTAGGTGATGTTCCTGTCAGGAACACCGTACTGGTTTACGGCTGCAGGGGGAATCACTCCACCCTCATTCCCTTCGTGCTCGTGCGGCGCCTTTGCGCCCCACCTGGCAAGTGCTTGAGCCCCTCGGTACGCGCCGTATGTACCCGCCGCGACCATGCCGAGACCGAGCAACTTCGGCTTCCACTTGCCGTTACCGAGGTCTTGTTGTGCACGCTCGAGGAATCCCTTCCCCGACTTGGGGGGGCCATTTGCCGCGGACTCGGCCATGGGTACTGGGCCAGTGGTGGGCGAAGGCGGAGGGGCCGGTGCTGTAGGAGTAGGAGGGGCTGCAGGCGCTGCAGGGGGGGCCACCTTCGGTGCGGCCTTGGGCGCCGGCTTGTCCAAAGGATTCGATCCCCACGTACTCTGCTGGGGCTGCCACGTCTTGAACGTTGCTTCCTGCGATGGTGCCTTCGGCTGCCCCTTGGGGGTAACGTGCGAATCGGGGACAACGGGCGCGGGGCCAGTACGTACCGTCGTCGGCGGAGGTTTCGCCGGCTCGTACGTCTTGAAGTTCCCGCTGCCCGGCATCGAGCCGTTGTTCTTGATCGTGTTGATCGCCGAGGGGCTTGTACCCACACCGGCAGCTACCGTGGGCTTGGGGACGGACGGCTTCCACGAGCGATTCGAGATCGCTCCACCGACTCGTCCCGCCAGGTTCTTCGCACCTTGCTGGATTGCCGTACCGGCCGACCCAAGACCCCTCCGCAGGGACCCCATGAAGTCGGCTTCCTTAGCCATCGCCGTCCGAGCCATCTCCGCACCGAAGTCGGACGCCATCCGGACCATCCCCTCGTCGAACCCCGGGGGGACATGGTCCCCCTCGAGGAGCGGGAGATCCCCACGCCCGGAGTCCGGTGGGTGCCCCGCGTGGAGGATGATGGGCTGACGGGTGTGCTGCAGGTTTTGCCGCATCTGCGCACTACGCATGGCGATGAGCTGCTGCATGCGCGCGTTGAACTCCACCGAGTCGTCGCGCGCCGCCATGTCCTCTGCCCGTCGCTGACGGGCGAGTGCGGCCTGGAGTACAGCGTTGGCGACCCCGCCGACGCCAGGGTACGAGAGCTTCGTGGTCATGCCCGCATCCTACCCGTCCATGGGGGGAGGGATGGGCGTTTTCGAGAGGGTCTCGGCGACTGCAGCCAGGCGACTGTACGTCGACCGGCGGAGCTCGACCTGTTTGGCCTGCGCTTCCGGCAACGTCAGCGCGATCGGTTCCGGGGGAGCGGACAAGGCGTCCCGCTCCTCCTGGATGCGCTCCCGCTCGGCTATCTCGGCCTCGTCGGGGACGGAAAACCGTCGTTGCTTGGCCGGCGTTGCAGGGAGTGCAAGATCCCCTCGATCCGCCCGATCGCTCGATTGATGTCCTGCCATTGTTCCGCGTTCTCCCGAGTGTAGGTGGCTGTCGAAGTATCCAGGCGCTCTACGGCCTTCCGCAACTCATCGCGGGCCAACTCGAGCTGCGAGGTGCTCGCACGGAGGAGCCCCATGTCACTCTGCAGAATCCGGATGTCCGTCCCTCGACTGGCGAGGCTGGCCGTCATCTCCTTGATGGTGGCGGACAGGGTGGTGGCCTTGTCCTTCAGCAAGTCGACCCCCAGCAGACCATCCAGGCTTTCTCGGGCAACGCCCAGCTGATGCCCGAGCTCGTCCACCTCATCCCGGAGAGCTCGAGTCTCACGAAGCAGGCGCGCCGCATCCTTCGCCTCTTTCCGGCGGGTTGCAGCCCACGTCCCAGCCACCCCAAGGATGCCCGTGAGGAAGGGAGGGACCACCTGCTTCGCGAGATCGAACCACTCGGACATCCCTACCCTCCTAGCAACCAAACGCGCACGCGGCCAGCACCGGTGTACGCGATGGACATGGCAGTGATGCCATTGACCGGGGCCGGGGAGCCGAGGAACAGGGAACCGCCCGTCGAGAGCTCGACGGGCTGGTTTCCGGCGTTGAGCGTGAGGAGCACCGGAGGCGCCCCTGACTTCGACTCGTAGTGCACGAGCACGGCCTTCGCTCCCGCGCTCGGCATGGACCCGAAGTTGACCGACTGCGTGCCCGAGCTCGCGGGGAGCTCGTACTCGTACTCGGCTTTCGAGGTGTACTGGCTGTCCAGGAGGAACTCGAGGACTTGGGAAGCCAACCCCGGCGTACCGGGGAGCTCCAACGAGGCCTTCCCTTTGAACGGGGTGGGCATAGGTCAGCCCACCAGCCCGGGGAACGTCACGTTGGCCCCGGTCGAGTTCTGGCTGTTCGAGTTGATGAGCGTGAGGGCTGCCACCTGGACGGGCACCGCGCGCTCGTACTGGATGGACACCTGCTCCTGGATGAGGACACCTTGCGCGTCGACCGAGAGCGAGTGGCTCGGGACGTAGCACGCCTCGAAGAACACCGCGCCGAGGGTCTTCTGGTTGATGTCCCGGACGTAGAACAGGATCCCCACCGGCTGGGTGAAGAGGTCCGACGCCAGGTTGTAGAAGATGTTCTCGTACCCCGGAGGGATGATCACGTCGTGAGGGTTCGACATCGCCTGTGCCCCCGCGTTCGGGAACATGGGCGGGACGAACGTCGGCGGCAGGAAGTCCTGGTAGTACGCGTACAGGACACGGAGCAGCGACGCCCCGTGGTAGTACACGTTCGACATGGACAGCTGACCTACCGTGCGGCCACCGATGAAGTAGCTTCGCTCCGAGCCGAGCTCGAAGAGACGAGCGAAGTTGCGGTTCTCGCTCTTCGCGAACTGCTGCACCAGGCCCATCGGGTAGACGATCTGGTTGGCACCGGCACCCGTGATGGCGCCCGCCAGGCTCGCCGCACCGCCGATGTTCGCGAGACGGGGCGGGCCGACCGCCAAGAGGGTGTGAGCCCCGTTGGCGTACTGCCCGTCGACCTTGCCCGCCTGCACGTAGTTCGTGTACGGGCTCCACTGAGAGAAGTTCGACATGGATGTAGAGCCTTTCAGATGTTCAGGGTGAGCTTGATCGTGTTGCAGGGGATCGGGGGGTCGAGCGAGAAGTCCCCGATGAGCGAGTCGGAGTTGTCCTCGTCCTGGATGAGCTCGTTCAAGCTACCCCCGTTGAGGATCCCGTTCCCGGTCAGGTAGGCGAGGCCGCCCTGCGCGACCTGGCTGATGGTCTCGATGAACCCCTGGGTGATGTTGTACCGGCCGATGTACCCGCGGATGAGCTGACGGAGGAACTTCGCCGAGTAGTCGACCACTCGGTTGACCGAGCACTCGCGCGTCTCGATGGAGCTCATGTCCGTCGTCAGCTGATGCCGCGAGAACACGGGACCCGCATCGACGTCCTGGATGAGGACGTCGTTTCCGCCGGCAGCGATGATGCTGAGCTGCTTGTCCGAGAAGTACTTGCTCGTACCCTTCACGGCCTTGATGCCCACGATGGGGTAGTTCGTGAAGCCCTGCTGCGGGGGGAGACCCGCCATCATGCCCACACGAGCCGCAGCCGCGTAGAACCCCGGAATCGACTGGTCGAGCCCGTTGAGGGTGACCGTGACCTGGTCCACCACCAGGTTACGGAACCGACGGTTGCTGATGCTCTGGCCGAGTGCCTGGTAGGTCTCGGCCATCGCCAGCTTGTCGGGGGTACCGTCCACGCGGGTGAGGGAGGCCCCGCGAACGCGCACGGCGTACGGCTCGCTGATGAGCGTCGTAGGCAGAGGGCTGTCGTTGAGGTCGGTCGTCGCGTAGAACCCGTCGTCGTTCTCGCCCGAGATGAAGGTCTTGCGAACCGTCACCACCGAGCCCGAGATCGCCGAGATGTTGTACCGCTTCCCGTCCGTGGCGATATCGAGGAAGAGGCCCGCCGTCGCCGGGATGGTCCCCACGGGGTCGACCCCGGCGGACTGCACGAGGGACGAGAGGTTCGGGATCCCCGTGTCGAACTGGGTGCCGAGCGCGCCCACCGAGTTGCCGTCCGTGCCCGACGCGACCACCGTGTCGAGCTTCCGGGTAGGCTGCGCATGGTTGAACACCACGCACCGCTCGGACCGGCTTTCCGGCTCGGACATCGCGGTGACGTGGCTCGAGAACACCTGCGCGACCGTGCCGTCGTTCGTCAGCGGGGCGATGGCGTAGATGTCGAACGCCTCGAGGAACTCGGCGGAGCGCGTGAACGCCTCGATCGTTCCGTAGGGGGCATCGTCGGTGATCGCGTCGACGCCGAGACCGCTGATGGTCGCCCCGTTGGCGTTCAGGAGCGCGAGGTACATGCCGAGGCCGAGCGGGTTGTCCGTCGACGCGGGCATGATGGTGTCGAGCTCGGTCGTCGACCCCACCGTGAGGAGCTTGGGTGCTCGAGCACGGGCGGAGAGGTCGATACGGACCGCGCGGTACGACACGTGGACCGGCGTCCGAGCGATGACAGGCGCACCGGACACATCCCGGATGACGAGGGGCTTGAGCGTCGGACGCCCCGACCCACTGACCACGAGCTCGGGGTCGGGTCGGCTCGCCAACCCTGCGCTGAGCTGTCGAGCTCGGATGTGGAAGCGCATGCCTTGGTCGGCCCGGACCGTGAGCTTCTTGTCGAGCCGGAGGCGGTCCACCGCGCCCGTCGGGGCCACCTTGATGATGCGCCCGAGAAGCACGCCATCGACGTAGAGGTCGTCACCCGAGAGCGGCGGGTTGGGGGCCCCCTCGAAGACGTGGAACGTCGCCGAGTCGTACCTGGACAGGCCGAGGTAGGGAGCCGCATCCGCCGAGCTCGCCACGAGCACGGTGAGGGCGTGGGGCGTGGAGAGCTCTTCGCCGCCACGAAGCCCATTGATGCGGAGGGCGCCGCTCTCGATGGTGGCTCGAGCCACCGCCGCGAACGGACCGTTGGCGTTGAGGAAGGTCGCCACATCCGCCGGGGTCGTCCCGCTCAGACCCGAGAACGTGACCTCGACGGTCCCGTCGGGGGCCTGGATCTTGAGCTTCTTCGAGTTGAGGGTGGTGAGGTCCGGGGAGATGGTCGCCAACGACCACCGGCCGGTGACCGAGGGCACCAACCCGAGGATCCCGCATGCCGACCCGCCGACGACGCGGATGAAGGAGTCCGTGCCGAGCTCGTCCGAGGTCAGCACCAGCTTCGTCGACGCGACCGATGCGGTCAGGCCGGGGAAGAAGGCATTGAGCGCGGACAGGAGTGCGGCCTGGTTGCCGAGGGACCCGAAGGTGAGGGTCTGCGGGCCCACCCCATTCACGTCCAGCGTGAGGGTCTCCCCCAACAGGTCGGCCGGGTAGGCCAAGCCCGAGATGTCCCAGGCGCCCGTGACGACGGCCGCGGTACCGGCCGCCGTGAAGTCCTGCCCGAGGACCTTCACCGTGTCCGTGAGCGTGCCCGTTCCGATGGAGACGGAGCTCACCGAGTACCCGCCCACCGAGGTGTTGTTCGGCGCGACGAATCCGAGGAGCGGCGCCGCGGTGCCGGTGAGGGTGATGTTCGAGGCCGCACCGGTGGTCGGGGACAGCACCTCGAAGTTGGTGCCGAGCCGCATGAGCGGGAAGCCGAGGGCGGCGTTCACCTCATCCCGCACCGCCGCCGCCGCCGCCGGCGACGCGAAAGTCACGTTCACCGGGGAGGCCGAGTCGACGATGATGGTCAGGGTTGTCCCGTTCAGGGTACCGCCGCCGCCGTAAAGTCCGCCGGTCCCGACCGCCACGGTGCCGATGAGGGTAGCCGCGTACCCCCCGCCACCGCGACGGAGAAACGCCTCGGTGCGCGAGAGCTCGAGGAGGTTCAGGTCGGCACCGAGCCTCAGGAAGGTCCTGACCGTAGCCGGCTCGATCGCGAGCTCGTCCAGGTTCCCGTTCGGGTCCGGGAAGTCGGGGGTCGGGACCAGCATCTGGGTTTGCGTGTACTCGGTCGCACCCGCGTAGACGTACCCGGAGATCAGGTCGAACGCCGTAAGGACGGCACCGTCCGAAGTGGGACGGATCTCGATGGACTCGAAGGGTCCTTTTCCGACGGACACCAGTCGCCATTGGTCGTCGCCGTAGGTTTCGGCGATCACCTCTCCGATGTTTTCCGCGGCGAGGAGATCGTTCACCTGCGCGGCGATCGCCGCCGGGGAGAGGGAGTTCCCCGTGAAGACGAGGTCGACATCTTCTCCACCACGAATCGACACGACGAGCTTAAGCCCGTCGAGACCCGTGTAGGCGAGAGGGCTCCCCGTCGCGGCCTTCATGATGACCGACGCAGGGAGGGAGATTTGCGACTGGTCGTTGAGCTCGGAAGCCCCCGTTGCCGTTCGGTTCACGACGTTGACGGTCTGCTTCGCCACACCAACGATGACCGACGGAAGCGTCGGGGCGAGGGGAGCCGGCCGTGCGCGCGTGAAGTTCTGGAAGACGTTGACTCCGGGACGGGGGGACTCGGCCGCCATGTTGGCTCCTTCGAGGTGGTTCGTGGGACATCCCTATCCTTCCACAGGCCATCCGCGGATGGGAACCACACCCGTTAAGGAGGCGGCACCCTCACATCTTCCTCGTTCGCCGCAGTGCTCAGTGCTCCGGCAGAAAGGACCAGGGAACTCCCTGAGCTCGGCGCACACACGTATGCGCCGCTGGCCAGTGAGATCCGACTCCCGTACGGGGCGGTTGACGGGACTTGTGCCCACTGCCCATCGAGCAAGACCAGGCATGGGATCTGTGGCCCGTACACCGCCTCGAGGTACCGGACGATGTCTCTCACACGGGAAACGGGCAACGATCCGGATGGGGAAACGGCGTACACCGCCAAATCCATCTCGCCGTACTGCAGACTCCCGGAGTTGTACCCGAACTGAACTACGGTGGCTCCCGTCACCGGGCCAGACGGCATGGCTGCCTCACCCAACCGATCCAGGCCCACCTGGCTGCGCAGCACCAGGTCTTTCCCAAGGCTTGAGGTACTTACACACCATCGCCCAGCATGCACGTTCAGATCGATGGGGTGCCCCACTGAGCCCCCAGAATCGAAGGCATAGAGCCGGAGCTTGTTCGCCCCGCCGTCGTTGAACATGGTGAGGCCCACGAAGTAGTCGGAGAACGCCCAGACCCCATGCCCGTCGCCATCCGCTCCGCCGATAGATCCGAATGACCTAGGGCACACTACGGAGAACACGGTCCAGTCCGTTCCGTCCCCGTAAGTGGAGGAGGTGGGGTCCGTGTCTTCATACAACGCATCCGATCCGTTGAACTTCACGGCCGAGTCACTGTTCCTAGCGACTTCGGTAACCACGGTCGGACCGGCCAGGGACACTGCCCCCGTGTACGTACTGCCGGGTTCCGCGGCGATGTCCAGTACGTCTGGGGGGCCACCGATGTCGTACGTGTAGCTGTCCAGGATCAACTTGTTCCATTCCACGCCGCTCTCGAACGGGAACTGGGACGGGTCCGCCTCCCACGCGGGAGACTCGAGTGGGGTAGCCCCGAGCTCTCGGAACGCATTGTCGAACGGGAGGAACTGGTAGTCGAACATCTACGGCATCTCCGCGACGCTGTAGTACCCCATGAAAACGCCGGTAGACGTGGTGTTGAGCACCAAGGTTTGAAACAAGCAGGCATCGTTGGGGACGATCGGCATGTTCAGCGCCATGCCAAGAATGCCCTCCTCCTCCAAGTTCCGCTGCGGGACAGCGTGAATGGGTACGGAAAGTAGCGTCCGGTACAACACGATGCCGAAGTCACCCACCGTGGTGGTGGACGCGGTGAGGGTGTAATTCTCGACAGAAGACACGCCGCGATCGCCGGGCGCCAGGGTAAACGGAATCCACCGGGGGGGATCTCTCCATCCTGTGGACCCGATGGTGACTCCAGGGCCCACTCGACCCCCGCCGTTGATTGCGTCGGTGTATGACGACAAGGAGATGGTGGTGGCTACGGATCCGATCGTGACCCAGATCTCGGCAGCCGCCCGTACCCCGATGGCACTACCCGCTCGAGCGGGAAGCGCGGGGGTGTTCACTGCGATGCTTCCCGTTGCCGTCCCGGAATACCCAGAGTTGTGAATGTAGCGGTCGTGCAGGTGCACCATTCCGATCGCACCCACGGACGCCATGTGGAGGAAGCAGGCTACGATTCGCTGGGTGTTCGTGGAGTTGATGAACGGGAGTGCGCCGACCGTCGCGCTGGTGCAAGTGACAGGCGTGGTGCCATAAAATCCTAGACCGGGACTCGGAAACCCAGCGGCACGCCACAGGGTGTACTCCCTTCCAGCGACAACGGTGACCGAGCTCTTGCTGAACTCCACCTGTTGAGTTGGGTTTGCGACCATCGCTTGGTACGACGCCATGTTGGGGATTTGCGTCCCCATGTCACTGCTCCACGAACAGCATGTCGATGTTGACCTCGGGAGCCGTGGTGACCCCAGATTGCCAGTCCAGGCTCAGGCACGCGTCGGAGTCCACCCCCAGATCGAAGGGCCCTCCGCTCTTCATCACGAACGAGTAGGTAACCCCCATACCTGCGGCTGCAGCCGGAATGATGACGATGGGCTTCTTCAGGGAGACACCGTAGTTTCCGGCGGTGCCCGTACTAGCGCTCAGCATCAAGTTCGTCACCACTCGGACCCCTTTGTCCCCCGCCTGGAGAGGTAGGGGCAGCGTGCGGTTCAGGTTGTTCCACCCAGCCGAGCCGAAGGTTCGGCCGGGACCTACACGCCCAGAAGTCCCGTCACTGTTGGTGTAGGAATTGACCGCGAGGGTTCGGGCCGTTGTCCCGATCGCAGTCCAGATGTCGACCCATGGGCGCACACCGACGCCGGTGGTGTGACGGGTCAGGGCGGCTGTCGGCAGGTTGGCGGTCTGCGCCGTAGGGCTCACAGGCGTAGTACCGCTGAGGCCACCGGATTCGTTCAGTCGGTCGTAGATGGAAAGCACACCGGCGTTGAGCACCGACATCGTGACCGCGGAGAGCCGTTTCCGCGCCCCAGCGGCGGGGGGAGTGAAATGCCAAGCCCCGTTGGTCGTGTTCGATAGTGCCGCGGATGTAGTGGGCGTGAAGGAGCCGGTCCCTCCGGGAAACCCATCGAACCGGCGTAGCGTCGTCCACTGGCCCACCACGGTCGCTACGGCTGCAGTGCCGCCCGTGCGTGGGTGCTTGAACCCACTCACGAGCTCCGCCGTCGTGTGGGTGGCCAAGTAGATCAACCGGGACCAGTCGACAATCGCTTCACCAGCCATCTACCGACTCCGTCTCGCGCATGATGCGGTCACAGTTCTCGATGGAGAACTTCCAACACTCTTTGCCCCATTCGTCGAGACCAGCGCTCATGGACACGACCATCGCGCCGTTGATTCGGCCCTCGTCCACATTGGGCCAGATGTCGCGTAGCGTACGCTTTGCTTCGAGTACGAACTCCAAGTGTGCGTTGGGGTCCGGGTAGTACTTGTTGGCTTTCGGGAGCTCGACCTGCTGAAGACGGGCGAGCTCGGCGATCCGCTTCTTCGTGAACGGATCTTGATGCGCCATGGCCACGAGCCCCTCTTTGATTCCGGGGGCTCGCTCGACCGCCTGAACGAGCCCCTCGAGGGACTCGATCCGTGCGACGTCTTTGGGGGGACAGTTCCAGGCGTACCGAATCAGAAGCCAGGCCTCGGAGCTGGTGCACCCAACTTTGGTGAGGCGGTCGTGGCAGTAGTTTCGGTACGCCTGGATGTCTACGGTCATGCCGCGAGTGTAATCGGTCGCGCGGGCTCGAACGACATCGAAGTTGCGGAAGTTGCGACGCCGATGTACTGGCTGATGTGTCCGGCGGTCGACGGGGCCGTCTCCGTACGGGCGCCCGTGGTGCCCAAGTACTGCGGGGCTCCGGGGGTCATGCCCGAGAGGTTGGTGTTGGCCGAGTCGAAGTAGACCGTCCCCATCGCGCCGTTGCTGACCGCGGCGGACACGAACCCATGCGCCTGGAACCCGCTCGAGGCGTCCGCCTTGCGGATCCGCGCACCACCCGAGTTGTGCACGTTGACGAAGTCACCCGCCGAAAGGGCCTCCGAGGCCTGGATCGATGCGGTGTCCGCACCCACACCAACCGGGAGGAAGGTGGAGTCGAGGCGACCGGAGCCGTCGAGGGCAGGGATCTTGCCGGAGTCACCCGCACCCGCCGACGAAGTGACCGAGTTGATGATGCTGGCGGCGAGGACACCCGAGCCGTTGAGCCGAACTACTTTGCCCGCGTCCGGGGCGCCCGTCGAGGCGTTCACGGCGTTCATGATCGTCGGGTCGAGGACGCCCGAGCCGTTGAGGTGGGGGACCTTGCCGGCGTCTCCCGCACCGGCGGAGGTGCCCACCGTGGACTCCTCCGACATGACACCGCTGACCAGCTTCAGATACTTTGCCATGATGACCCACTCCTTTACGCCAGCTGAAACAGGGGCCCGATGTCCACGATGACCGAGGTAGGTGACGTGGCGTAGGCAATTTGGCGTAGCCACCCAGACGTCGGAGCCGTTTGGGTCAGAGTACCATTCGCCCCACAGAAGATGGGAAGGTTGGGCGTCCACGACCAGGTGGCTTCCTCCACTTCCCCACTCTGAATGATCTGAACGATCGTCCCCATGCTGGCGGCGTGGGAGGTGATCCCGAGCACGAACGGACCGTGTGCCAACACGGACGAATCCGCGTACGCGGCACCGTCACCCGCGGTGGCGTACACCACCTTGTACGCGGACAGCGTGGCATCCGCCGTGCGCTCGAGGGTAGAGCCCCCGCTCGGGCCAGGCGGGCCTGCCGGGCCAGGCGGACCTTGGATGGGCTGCTTGGGGTACGTGACCGGCGCGGGGGTGACCCCATGCCCCGAGCTCACACGGCGAGCGGTGACCAGTTGTCCCGGCAGGAACGGGTGGGGCCGTACCCCCGCCTGAGACCCCGAACCCGTCGAGATCTTGAAGTTGTCCGCGATCTTGTGGCCCAACGGAGTGATGACCGTTGTGCGAAAGAACTGGAAGGGGGAGCTCGCCACTACGGCGTACCACTCGTCCCCGCCATCCCCCTCTACGAGGGACCCTGCAGCGGTCGGAGCGCCCACCACAAAGCGTCCGATGTCCATGAACCCCGCGTCCATGAACATCTGCTTGTGGACCCAAATCGCCTCGCTGATGACCCAAGCGAGGTTCTCCGCCTCCTGTGGAATTCGGGAGACGACGTTGATGTTCATGGTCCCCGGGATGAGGATCGACTTGGTGACCTGCCCGGTGGACGGGTCGTACCCCATCCGGTCGTTGAAGCCGAGCGTTTGAGACTGCACTGGTCCGCGGGCAAACAGGACACCTGGCCGGTAGTTGAGCTCCTGCCCGATGATCGAGTTGCTGTCCTTGACCACGATCTGGTTCAGGTTCTCGTCCGCGTCCCAGTGGTACCCGGACTCTCGGCTCAAGCTCCCGAAGAGGCCTTGCACGAAGCCGCAGTAGATCTGCTTGACGTACTCGAGCGGGGCCTCAGGGAACAGCGTGCGGCGCGGGTCCGTCGACATTGGCGAGCTCCTCGTCCAGCTTGCGCTTGTACATCGTGTAGGCTACCCCGGATAGCATCCCGACTGCAGCCATGGCGCGCCCCAAGTGCTCCGCCGACGGCGGGCTACCCATGGTCTTCTGGTACGCCCGGTTGAGCCCTTCCCCGAGGGCGTAGCCGCCAGCCGCTCCCAAGCCAATCCCGAGAGCGGCCTTCCCGACGATCTTCGTTTTGTCCCAGTAAGGGTGCTCCGAACGAACGGGCGGCGCCTCCGCCTCCTTGGGCATGAGCTCGGACAGGCAAATCTGGAAGACACGCTGGTCCATCAGGTCCTCGGAGGTCGGGTCACGTAGGGGTACAGCGACAGGATAGACGGGATCTCTTCGTCCTGAAAGTTCGTCAGGTTCTGCGGGTTCGTGAAGTTCCGGGCCGGGCTCAGCGCCAAGTCTTCCAACGCCGTGTCCAGTTTGAGCTCGTACTCGTACTCCACGTCGGACTTCGGAATCTCACGGAGCTGGAGCTCGAGGTGAATCGGCGACCGGCCATGCTCCGTGTTGTTCACCGCGAGCACACGCCAGCGACGGTTCTCCGCTTCGACAAGGACGTCGCGCGGCTTGATCCCGTCTACGTCCACACACCGTGCCGTAGTCACGGCCGCGGACATGTCGCCGAACCCCGACGCCTGCTTCGTGAGCGGGCTCGTCGGATCGACTTGAATCCAGAGCTCGATGGGGGCGAGAAACCCGCGCAAGAACCCCGTGTCGTAGCAGTCGAGGCACCGACCCGTGCGCTTCGAAGCCAGCACGGTGTTGCGGCAGTTCGTGCACTTCTGCCCGAAAGTCCGGGTGGGTAGCAGCCAAGCACGACGGCCTGTGAACTCCCGGATGAGGAGCCCCATGTGCCGACGGACTTCCTTCGTGATGAGGTCCGCTTCCGGCTGGGCGTCCACCACATCGGAGTACGTGACCTCCCCACTTGGGGTGTGGGTCACGCGGATACGGTAGAACATCGTGCGGGTTGGCGACGCCAACGGAAGCGTGGTGTCCCGAAATCGGTACCGGTCGCGGAACGGATGGCTGAGCTCGTCCCAGGGGCCGGCCTGCGACTCCGAGCGCTCGATCACGAACGTGTAGTCGTACACATCCTCGGTGGTGTCCTGGATCTCCCAGGCCAAGGTGTACGTCCTCACGTCGAGCGAGCGAACTCGGAGTCGCTGGACCTGAATCACTTGAGCTCCGCGTTGTGCAGCGGATGGTAGGGTTCGCCCTTCAGCAGGTGCCGGATGTTGGACTCGACGCCCATGCCGGCTTGTCCGCCGAGAACACCAGCCACCAGCGCCGACCTGCCCGGGTGGTCTGCGGCGATTTGGGCGAGGTTCGACTGATGCTTGAGGTGGGCCAGGGCCATGGCGTGGGAGAAGCCCTTGCTGTCCGACTGCTCCATCTTGCCGATGAGCTCGTCGATCTTCGCCCGCTCCTTGCTGGCCAACAACACCGACCCCGCCCCGGCCAGGGCGCCAAGGCCACCGCCCAGGAGGCCGTGGGGCAGACCGGCCACCTTCGGGGGACCCGCCTCGCCCTGCCCGCCCGGTGGGGGTGAGCCGCCTTCTGCCGGGACGCCGGGCTGTTGACCCGCCGCCGCGGCTTCCTGCTCGGCCGCGGCCTGGTCTTGCATGGCGAGCTCGTCCGACGCGGCCTGGTCGGTCGCGGCGGACTCTCCCCCCGTCAGCGGGGGCGACGGCATCTGGGCCAGGGACTGCAGCTGCTCCTTCATCATCTGGTGCGCCTGGGACAGGTTCGAAGTGAGCTGCATCTGCTTCATGAGCTCGTTTGACTTCTGTACGACCGACCCCATCGCCCCCTCCGTGGTGGCTTGGGCGGTGGCGATCGTGTCCTGCTGCATCTGGGTCTGCTCCTGGAGCTGGCCCACGCTCTGCTGCAGCTGCTGGACTTCCTGGTCCTTCGACTCGAGCTCCGCGTGCGCCGCCTGCAGCTGGCTCCGAAGGTACTCGGACTCCTGGGCCTCTTGCTGCATCCGCGCCTGCTCTTCACGGGCGATGTACTCCGCGACGGCAGGGTCAGGCTCGTGCACGAGGGCGTTCGCCGTCTTGGCCCACCCCTGCATCATCCGGGTGAACGGGTCGGAGGCTTCCTTGGCCCCCCCTTGGCCCCCATTTTTTGTCTGGTGCACTAGTAGGCCTGCAGCACCAGCCGTGGAGCCAAGGACACCGAGCACCTTTGCACCCCCTTCAATTCTGTCGCCGACCAGGCGGTCCGCGTCCCCCTTTAGTGCCCTGGCCTCCAGACCTTCGATTCTGCCTTTCTGAAAGTGGCCCGCGTGCCCTTCCCGGGCAATCACGTATCGTTTGCTGGAGGTGTCGTTGGACCGGGCCATTCCACGCCTCAGGAGCCCAGCCTTGTCGAAATGCCTATCCGATTTGGCAGCAGCTCGGCCCGAAGCTTCGAGTAGCGCTTCCCGACTCTTTCCGCCGATCACTTTCTTCCCGAATTCGACTGCCTTCTCCTTGAGCGATGCCTCCTTCACGCTGGGGTGTCGCTTCGGGTGATTCCAAGAGCTCTTGGCATCCTTGGGGTTTCGACCACCGAGCTCGAACGACTCCCCCAGACCCTGGGTGAGCTTCTGTGCGTCGGCCAGGGTGCGGCCCGCCGGGCGCATCTCTTCCGCCACGTCACCGAGGCATGCCGCCTCTTTCGAGTGCTCCCGGTAGAAGTTCGTGGCGTCACGGTCCTGCCCCACGACCTTCCCGAGAGCTCCGCCGAGCGACCCACCGAGCGCCCCTGCCCCGAGACCCGCGGCCAGGCGGACGGGGATCGACTCCTTGCGCGCGGCCATGGCTCCCGCCAGTGCGCCCGCACCCGCACCGGTGAGCTTGCCGAGGAGTTGACCGTGGCGTTCACCGGAGGTGTACCTGTCGGAGGTGAACCCCGAGGAGAGGTTCGCGATGGCGCGCTGACGCCCCGTCTCGACGTTCTCTTCGTCGGTGCGGAACGCAGCCTTCTTGATGTGCCCCAAAGCGGCTTCGAGTCGGAGGTTCCGACCGACCTTCACGCCGTTCATGGCGAGCTGCTCCCGCACATCCCCGTCGTTCCGCTCGATGCTGTCCATCATCGCGGGGGAGATGCTTGGGCCCTTCCCATACTGCTTGAGGAGGTGCCCCCGAGTGGCGCCCCCCGCGGGGATGAGCGTGCCGTGGTTGTGCGCACCGAGCTCGATCGCCCCACCTCCGCCGAGCGCAGCGGGGGAGAACATCGTGAGGTGCTTGCCGTGGCCTTTGGCCGCGTGGAAGTCCCCATCCATCTTGCCCTGGAGAGCCATGGCGAGCTCGAGCTGGGACGGCTCCGACTTCACAGCGAAGGCGTTACCGTCGCGCGCGGTGCCTTCCCCGAGGTCGTACGTACGCGCAGCGGTCTTGGTCCACGCCATCTTCACCGGATGCTGACCCGCAGCCGCACCCTGCAGCGCCGGAGGGGCCTGCACGGGGGCGTGCTTCCCGGTGGCAGCAACTGCACCCACGGTATTGGCCTGCTTCTTCAACTTTGCCCGCTGCTTGTGGTCGTAAGCTTCGGTGCGTCCGACCATCGCACCACTGATGGCGCCACCCACCGCAGCGTTAGCCGCCCGAGCCGCAACCTCATTGGGCTTGAACATGGAGGTGAGTACGCCATAGGCCGCACCCGCCATCGCGCCGCGTGCAGCGCCCTGGATCGTCGCATCCCGCATGTTGGACTTTCGGGTGTCCCCATGGAAAAATGCGCCAGCGGTGGAGCCTGGAAGCGGGTTCAGTAGGGCGTGTAGGGTCTTTGCGAGTGTAGGGTCGATCTTGTCGATGCCCATCGGGCTATCGAGTCCTGCTTGCTTCGGGACGGACTCCGCGGGGGCGGGGGGCGGAGGGGGGCCAGCGGGTTGCACCGCGCTCGTCGCCGGGGTGTCCGGGATGTGCTGCCACATGTCGTCGAGGTGGTGCTGGTCCCGCGACAGCATGCCCTCGAGCTCGTACTGCGAGGGGCTGCCCTCCACCAGCGGGCGGAGCTCGTTGAGCGCAGCGATGCTCTGCTCCTCCAACGAGGCCAGCGTTCGCACGATGGTTTGGGTGTCCGTGGCGGGCGGCGGGAGCTGGATCTCGCCGAAGTCGGTCGGGCCTCCGAGGACCGAGCACCGGCGAATGAACCAGTCGGCGTCCTCGAGGTGGTGCTCGGAGTGCTCTTTGAAGTGCTCGCCGAGAGCCGTGTTGGCTTCCCCGCGGAGCGACTCGGAGTAGACGCGGTAGGCCATCGCCAGCGAGGTCTTGAGGTTCGCGAGCTGGGCGTACATCGGCAGGACCTGCTCGGGAGGCGGAGCTGCAGCGGGCGCAGGTGCTTTCGCGTCCTCCGCCGTCTTGAGCCCACGGAAGTACTCGGCCATGTCGATGAAAGGGATGTTCGAGCTCACGGGGTCACCTCGTAGATCACGCATTGAACCGCACCGCTACCGTCGCCCAGGATTTGGAGCAGGCACGGGGCGGAGGGGGTGGCAGTCGCCGGCGGAAAGATCGTACCGTCCGCAGCCGTAGCGGTGCTGAGCCCGAAGAACGCCGCAGCGGTCGACGTGTGGGACACGGTGACCCCGTTGGTCGGGTTCTTCTCGACGAGGTGGATATTGGCCCCCCGCATGGACAGCGCCAGTGCCGGGATGGCTGCCGCGATCTGCTCCAAGATCTGCTTCATGGTCATCGCGCCGTTGGGCTCGGAGCTGGTGAAGGTCACGGTCACACTCGAGGGTTGGGTGAAGATGAGCGTCTTCCCGACGAGCCCGTACACGAGCGCGCCCAACGAGGGGCACGCGATGACCACGCCGCCGTTCAGGAACGTCTCGGCGTCCTCTTGGGCGGCAAACTTCTTGATGGAGATCTTCGGCATGGTGTGGCCCTCAGAAGAGGAAGTAGCTTTGGTTCACAGCCCAGAGCTCGGTGTACACGCCCGCGTGAGAGGCGTCGAGAAGCTGGCTGATGTTCATGGACACTTTCACAGCGACCTTTCGCTGCTCGGTGATCTGACGAAAGAGCTGCAGCCAGCTCTGGAGCATGGGCGTCTTGTTGTTGACCCCCACGGAGAATCCGCCGTTGCTGTAGTCGATGTGGTTTCGGGTCTGGAGTAGCCCGACACTTTCGATCAGCGAGCACGTGACCATTCGCAGCAGAAGGTACTGGTGCCCCTGTGCCAGCAGGTCCTCGAGGGACACCTTCCGGATGAGGGGAGGGGTTCCGTTGAAGTCGGACAGGGCGTCCAAGATCGCCCACAGAATCTGTCGGTTGCTGGACTCCGTGCCGGCGACCAGGCGGTTGAGCTCGGGGTAGTCCCGAGTGAACTCCCGTACCAATGCAACGAACGCCCGTGTGGTGGGGGTGATGCCGGGAATACCCTCGAGCCCGTCCGCCATGGTCAGCCCTTCGCCTTCTTGCGTTCCTTCGCCACACGATACCAGGCCGGCTGGCTCCCGACCGCCACGGCATCCGCCGCCACGAGGTCAGGTAGTTGCCGCTGAAGGAGCTCGTCGTCCGGGACCACCAGCTCTTGGCCGGGCGCCAGGATGTAGCGCCCGACCGTCACGGGAATCCCGACAAACCCGCGCTCCGTCGACGTGGGGCTTGCCACGTCCGTGAGGCAGAAAAGTCGGATCTGCTTGCTCATTTCTTGCCCTTCTTCTTCGCCAGGGGCGTCTCGGGCGCAGTGTCCTCCGCCGGGGCGGCGTCCACGCCCTTGTCCGGGAACATCCCGACCAACGACTCGTCGTCACCTTCCGTTGCCGGAGGCGCAGGAGGCGTCTCGGGCGCAGTGTCCTCCGCCGCGGTGTCTTCCGCGTCATGCGAAGCCGGGGGCGGCGCCACGGGCATGGTGAAGTCCGCAGGAGGCTCGGGCTGCGCGGGGTCCTGCAGCGTCGCCTTGTCCCAGGTGGGGGTCATGTCCCGTGCAGCGGAATCCATCGGGAAGTTGGGCTCGGGCGGGTCCACCACCACGGGAACCGCCGCCTCGGCGTTGTCCTGCGCGAGCAGCCCTTGGACCGCGGTCAGGACGTCCGAGCTCCCCGAGAGGCGCACGTAGCCCTCCCGCACCAAGTTGGCGAAGAGGGCATGATGGGTGCGGAACGCCGAGAACGGGACGGCGACCGATCGCCCAGGGACGCAGCGCACCTGCGTCGGCGGGAAGTGGAAGTTGGTCTCCCGCGTGCGGCCTCCGTAGGGGAGGTGGGACACGTTCTCGACGGTCACCGTCGCTTGGTCGAGCGGGTCGGGTTGAACTGCGGGGGACTCTTGGGTCGTGAGCTCGTCGGTCATGTGGGTACTCTACCAGGAAATGGGTGGGAGAAAACGAACGGGCGAACTACCGAAGTAGCTCGCCCGCCGTGCGTTGGACCCGAAGGGCGGGTCAGTACAGCTGGATCGAGGGGAAGTTGAGCCCCTGCGCGACCCGGTTGTTGAGCGCGCCGATGGACGCCTCGGGCACCGGCGTGACGCTGGCGAGGATGCCGTTGGTGTTCACCGTCGTGGCGTCGCCCGAGTACGTCTCGAGCTTCACGATGCTGGCGATGTTCGCGAGCACCATGCCGATGTTCTCCCAGACCTGGAACGAGATGATGTTGTACTTCTTGTCGATCCAGAACTTGGGCTGGTTCAGGATGAACATCTTCCCGAAGAACTTCGGCGCCGTGTACAGGTACACGTTGCCGTTGCGCAGGATGTCCGTCTTGATGGTGCGGACGAGGCGGACGCCGAGGAGCTTGTTCTGCTTCCAGCCCTCGATCGCGGTGTCCGAGGTGAGCTGGAGGCCGAGGTCCTGGATGGTCCAGGTGTCGGTCGACGTGAGGTCCGACTCCGTGATGAGCATGCACTCGTACGAGAGGCGGCGGCTGAGGATCGCGCGCTTCAGCTTCGGGATGTCCTGGCGCTGGATGGGCATCGCGACCGCGTTGTCGACCGTCTGGGCGAGGGCCATGTCCGACTTGAAGACGGAGTACTGGACCACCGAGTTCGCGCGGACCGCCGTGGAGGTGAGCGCGACGACCGACCCGCCGTTCGCTTCCGCCTGGTAGGCCTGGACGGCCGCTTCCTGGTGGATGCAGAACTCACGGTCCTCGATGTCCTGGAGATCCTTGAGGCTCTGGTCCTCGAAGATCTTGGTGATCGGGTACCGGTAGGCCATGAGCTCCTCCTCGCTCTTCTGGATGTTCTCCGAAGAGATCTTGAAGAAGCCGACGGCGAGACGGGGCGCCGAGATGTAGTTGATCTCCGGCTGACCGCGGAAGCTCATCGCGAGCGCGCGGGTCCGGGGCTCGACCTCCACGACCTTGTAGATCGTGTCCTGGGTGAGGCTGACCTGCACCCCGGGATCGCCCGGCTTGACGTCCTCGACGTCGAGGATCTGGCGGACGAACGCGCTTTCGCGGAGACGGTCGCGGATGAAGTCGTCCGTCGTGGCGGCGATCTTCTCGCGTCCCTCTTGGGTCGCGACCTTCTGGATGAAGGCCTGGTTGAGGGAAGTGACGGGGATGGCAGTCATGATTGGATTCTCCTTGCTGATCGATTTGCTACGACGCCGCGAACCGATCAGGGTGCGACGGCCACGATTCCGAGACGGCCCCCGTTGTTCGCCGGGAGCTTGCTGACGCGGGCGACGATGATGTCCGACGCGCCAGCGCCGACGAGACCCGAGTAGTTGCGTCCACCGAGGGTGATGGTCGCGACCTTGAGGGGCTGGTCCATCTCCGTGATGGCCGCACCACCACCGACGACCGCCGCCGCGTCGAAGATGCGGGTGTCCGCCTCCCACGAGCCGAAGCGGATGCCCGTCATCTTGCGAATCGCCTGCGTGTCCGAACGCCCGGGCTCGTTCCAGAGCGGGAACGACTTCACCGTCGCCGGGTCACCCGCCGACGCGACGTTGGTGGCGCGGACGAGAAGTCGCGCGTCGGTGAGCCGCACCCACTCCCCGTCGACGAGGCACGTCGAAAGGCGCGGGTCGAGAAGGGTGGTGTCCGCGAGGGGGTAGTCGCGGGTCTGAACCATGAAGAGGTCCGACTTGATGTCGAAGTTCGGGCGCTGAGCGGTGGTGGACATTGAGAAACTCCTTCGAGATTTTGAATCGGCGGAGCGACGCTACGCCTACAGGTGCTGCATCACTCCAAGATGGCCGCTTCGAGTCGCTCCATCGTGGTCGTTCCCTTCCCGGGGCGGTCACCCAGGGACGCGATCTTCTCGCCCATGTTCGGGCCCACCCACGACAGACCCTCTCGGATCGTCGCGAGCTTGTTCTGGGAGGCCGCCTTGCGGAGGTCCTCCAAGAGCTCGTCCGGGTCACGCCCGCTGTCGAGCCCGCGGTCACGGATCTCCGAGGCCACCTTCTGGACCTCGTCTTCCGCCATCATGGCCAGCGCCTTCTCCTTCCAGAAGTCGCGTTCGGACGCGACCTTGCGAAGGGCCACGGGGACTTCCCGCAGCGTGGCCTGGACGGCAGCCTGGCTGATTTTCGTGGGCATGATCACTTACCTTCCGCGAGTTGGCTGAGAAGCGCGCGAGCCTCGTCCGACGCGGACGCCGTCTTGTGCGAGAACTCGGGGACGTCGTGTTGGTCGTTCATCGGCTGCGAGAAGTAGTTTCGCATCGACGCACGTCGTTCGGGAAGAGTCTTGCGGTTCGAGAACTGCACCGCACTCTCGTTGGTCGGGAGGTGGTTGCCCGAAGCGTTCGTCGGCTTCTGGTCGACATCCGTCACCGTGGGCTGCGGGTTGCTGCTCGGAGGCGACTGCTGGAAGGACTTGCCCTCCGCCATCTCCACGAGCGACGCGCGCTTGCTGGAGAGGAAGGTGGCGAGCCCCGCTTCCTTCGAGTTGCTCATGGCCTTGTGAGCCGCGAGCCCCGCACCCGCCGTCGTGGCTGCCGCACCGACGCCAGCCGCCGCGCGCGCACCGACGACCTTCTTGTGCTCCGGCGAAAGGCGAGTCACCTCGTGTTCGATCTTTCGCACCGGGTCCTGGATCTTGGACGCCTTGTCCTTCAGCGCGTCGAGCTTCGATCCGGAGAGGAGCTCCTTGCCACGCTTGAGGCCCGACTTGATCTTCTCGACCGCGCCAGCGAGCTTCTCGGGATCGACGCTGGCTTCCTTCTTGGACTTTTTGGACTTTTTGGCGACGTTCGCAGCCGCGGCACTGGACCCAAACCCAACACCGAGGCCAGTCACAAGGCCGTGCCGATGGCCAGTCGCGGAAGCATCCCCGCGTGCGGGGAAACCCTTGCGACGGAGCCAGCTAGCATCCGGCCCATCCAACGCGGTGTTCACGACCTCCTTCGCCGTATCCTTCGCCTTCACGGCTTTGTCCTTGGCCTTGCCGGCAACCTCTTTTGCCTTGTCGCCAGCCTTGCCAGCCGCGCCACGCACCTTGTCGGCGACGCCCTTGAGCTTGTCCGCCAGGCCAGCCACCTTGGCGTCGTCTTCCGCGGCCTTCTTCTCGTTGCTGCCCATCGCCTTGTGGGCGGCCATACCGGCACCCACGCCCGCAGCTCCGACACCGGCAACGCCGAGCGCCGCTTTGCCGAGGGTACGGTTGTCGACGCCCTGCACCTTCTGAAGGTTCCGCGCGATGGCCGCGCCCGCACCGGTGTTGTGCTTCGAGGCGAAGTCGGCCGCGCGCGTCGCGCCGCGGGCCACCGTGTCACCGATGCTCTCGAGGGCTCCGGCTTCTTTGAGCTCGACCTCGGGGAGGATCTCTTCCACGGCGGAGGCGAGCTTTTCGACGAGCTCGGTCGAGTACGAGTCGTCCATCGGCTGCGACTCCGACGCCACTTTCTCGGTCCCCGCCAGACGTCGGGACTCCGCGGCGAGCTTCTCGTGGTGAGCGGACGACTCGAGGGCCGCGGCGACGAGGTCCTGGGTCAAACGGCGGGCTTGGTAGTTCATCATGGCCTCGGAGGATGGTGGCGGAACCCCGCCGAAAGAAACTGGGATGGAGAGGGAGGGAAAGGGGGCCCGAAGGCCCCCTCCGGGTGGGTCAGCGGTAGCCGGCCGCCACGAGGAGCTCGAGCGCGCGCGCCTGGACGCGCTCCTCGTAGGTGCCCGAGGCGAGCTTCGCCGTCTCCGGCGCGCCGAGGGTCAGGAGCGCGACGAGGCGACGCTCGGTGTCCTCCGGGTCGTACCCGCCCTGGTCGTACGCGATCTTGACCGCCGCCTGGGCCGCGACCTTGTCGATCGCCGAGATCGGGGCCTCGACGCGGCGAAGCGTCGACTGGCGAGCCGAGGCCTCCTTCTTGGCCTCCTCCTGCGCACGCTCCGAAGCGATCTTCTGGAGCTCCTCGTCGAAGGCGCGGGCCATCGAACGGCCGAGGGCCTCCGACATGGCGTACGAGTCGGCCGCCTGCTTCTCCTTGGCGAACTCCTCCTTCGCCTTCTCCTCGTCGTCGTCCTTCTTCTCGGACTTCGACTCTTCCTTCTTGTCGTCGTCCTTCTTCTCCTCTTCCTCGGCGGACTTCTCGGAGGTGAAGATGGCGTCCCAGAGCATGCTGTGTTGCTCCTGCGAGAGGTTGTCGAAGTCGACGCCGTTGGCGGCGCAGTACTCCGACGCGATCTTCACGTAGAGCTCTTCTTGGGCCTGCTTCTCGAGCGCGGCCTCGTCCTGGGTTTCGGTGGCGTACGCAGCGAAGAGATCGGAGAGGGACATGGTTTTTCTTCTTTCAAGTTTCCGCGCGGTCTTCGGGGAGGTGTCCCTCTCCTACGCGCCGGCTTTCGCCCGAGTGGTGGTGGGGTCGAGGGGTGCCTCTTCCCAGAATGCTGACTGAAGATACTCGACAGTCAGCGGCGAGAACAGCTCGTGGAGAGGGGCAGACCCCAACTTTTGCGCAACAGGCCCGCCATCGACTTCGGAGAGCAGGTGGGGGGCGTGCGGGAGTTGTTGCATGATGGACTGTCGGTACTCCGAGTACCTGGAGCCCATCTTACTGAGCGGCTCGAAAAGATAGGAAGAGGCCACACCCGATTTGTAGGGCACGGAATCCCCTCCGGAGTACGCGATGAGGACTCGGGAAGTGAGCGGCTCGTGCAACGCGGAACGTCGCGCCAAGAACGGGGCAAGCACCCGAAGAAGCTCCGGGATGAACTCCGGAGTGGTCTCCCAGGGGGACTCCGCCTCTCCTCTCGAGAACACCATCCCGTTGGCGTCGAGTGCGTCGGCCAGTTGACCGTTGCCTGCACGATGGAGAGTGATGCGCTGGAACTCACGTGGACGGAGCACAATACCCAAGCCTGACACGGTCGCAAGGGCCGGCCGCTCGGGGTGACGCGCAATCTCGTGGAGTACTTCCCGGGGAAGGTCGGGCTCCCCACGGAAGGTGTGGCGGATCGCGGACGGCACGAAGTGGCTTGGGATGTCCGACTTCTGGATCTCTCCGTGCTTGCGGGCCGCGGTCTTCTCCTCTCCACCGAACGTGGAATCCCACCCGAGCTTGTAGCTCTCGGAGGGCGTGGAGATCGTAGCCACCGTGCGAATGTGGATCATCGCTTTGGCGGTGCGGTCCGCGCCCACGAACACGTACGAGATGTCGAAGAACTTCGGGTAGTGGTTGTGCACGAACACCTTCTTGCCGTCGGGCAGGATGGCGTTGGGCTTCCGAAGCATGTTCTCGCAGTACTCTTTGCGGGTCTTGGCCCATCCGCGGATGGGGGACCGCTTGTGGTACTCGGCAACGGCCACACCCTCGTTGGCGTGCACCCGCGGGTTGTACGTCTTCTTGGCAGCCTCGAACGCAGACCAGTCTGCGTGACAGGAGCACAGGTCGCCGGGTACGCGCGCACCCATCGACACGTCCGCGTACTCGAGGGCCTTGAGCTTGTCCCAGATCGAGGTGACACCCTGGGCGCGGCAACGCACCTCGTGGGTCTTCGTGACGAGCTCCACCCGCCGCATCCGAGGGTTCCAAGCGGCGAACACCACGTCCCCAATGGACTTGGCGGGGTCCTGATTCCGGTGGTGAGGGAACACGTGGGCGCCATAGAACGTGGGGAACCCGTACCCCCACTTTCGGCCAACCTCCGCATCCAGTGCGGGGTCGCCCGCCCACTGGTCGGGTCGATGGATGAGGCCAGACTCGTCGAAGTAGTCGGCGTTGGCGTTGCTGCCAAAGTACTCACCCGCACCGAGCGCATTCACCAAGGTGTAGATCGCCCCGTTCTCCGGGCGCACACCTGCGATGAAGTTCACGACCTCGGGGACGATGAAGGACGCCGTCTTCTCGAAGAAGGCGTCCGTACCTCGTTGGAATAGAGGCAGGACCGCGGGACCGAGCTCCGTGGAACCGGAGAACAGGCACTCTTTGACGATCATCGCGGCCCGAGCCTCTCACCAGTCTCGCGGCTTGTGGGTGTTCCACCGCTCGCCACCGCCCACGCCGGGGCCCATCGGGTCTTTGTGGACCTTCACCTTCATGCGGCCCTCGTGCACGCGTCCCTTCCCGTGGGAGTACCCCTCCCCGGTGAGGGTCGTGGGTGTCAGCTCGGCGTTCGAGTCGATCGGGACAGGGCCCCTCCGGCCCTCCATGGGTCCCTCTTCCCGGGGCATCCGGAACGAGGACGCCGCGTTGGACTGGATCGAGTCCATGAACCGGTTGGGGGTGCGCTTCGACTGCAGCCCGAGCTCGCCGAAGATGCCGCCTGCGACACCGGGATTCTCCATGGCTTTCCGCATGTAGGCGCCGGCGATGACGGGGTCGGCCGCGAACTCCGGGTTCATCGCGCGAAGCGAGTTGTACGCCAGGTTGAACCCCTTGGGGTTGCTCTGGTGGTGCTCCGCCAACTCCGCGTTGGCCTCGAGCATGTTGCGCATGTCGCGTTCCCGGGTCAGCGCCTGGTAGGCCTTCTGAGCCCCCATCGCCACGCCTGTGACGGCGGCGGAGGCGATGGCCCCACCAACCCCCGCCATGGTCGCGTTCCCGACGCCCGTAGCGAAGTTCTGCATGACCTTGCGTGCAGATGCCTCCTTGCGCGCGGCAAGAAAGTCGTGCACGGCGCCGGTCGCGGACTCGTTGTACTGTGTCAGCAGGTCGCGGTACTTGGTGCTCATCAGTATCCACCCATCATGGCGTAGGGGTTTCCGTCCATCTCAGCCGCGTAGTACTCGTTCGTCCCAGGAACGACCGACCGCGCGGCGGACATCACGGGGGAGTTCTTGAGGACCCGGCGGTACACCTCGTGCCCCGCCACTACCGGAGCAGCGTAGGTCAAAGCTCGAGCCGCGTGTCCGACCGCTTTCCCGTCCCCGCCGAAGAGCGCACGCCCTGCGGCCTCTCCGCCCTTGCCGGCCCAGTCCGCGGTGCTCTTGAGGGCATGCCACCCTTTCCCCACGAGACCGCCGGACGCCACCTTGAGCTGTGCGCGGACTCGAGCCTGCGCACCAGTGAGCTCCTCGAGCTCTTCCCGAGCGCTTGCCAGTTTCTCGAGCGAGGCCACGAGCCCATGGAACGACTGGATCAGCGGGTGATCCGGGTCCGGCCGCCCCACACTCGACGCCTCCTTTCGGAAGCTCTCGGCCACCTCCTCCGAGGTGTGGAACACCTCCGAGGACAAGCGAGGCATGACGGCGAGCATCGCGGACTTGACGTGGCCGTCTTGTCCGAATTGCTGGAGAACGGAGACGAGCTCTCCCAAGGAGTGCCCGGCGCGGGTCGCTTCCTTGATGTTCGAGGTGAACTCCTCCACCACAGGGGCCGCGTAGTGCTGCAGGAGCCCCAACTGCCCCTGCGCCTCGGAGATGGCGTGAGAAAGCTTCGTGTGAACGTCCCAGAGCTCGGCGGTGGATGACGCCAGCCGCGCCTCCACGCTCGCGGTCTTCTCCGCACCTGCACCGGGGAACAGGGCGGCGAACAGCTGCGCCTCCGAGACCTGACCTACGTGATGCCCTTCCGGGGTGATCTGTCCCATCTTCTCGCTGCCTCCCATGTCGGACACCGTGTTGCCGCCGTCGTTCAGGTCCCGAAGTACATCCGACGGGTCTGCCGGCCCGGCTTCACCGAAGTCGATGTACTTGTTGACCCCACCCTCTTTTCGGAAGAGGTTTAGGTACGAGTTGATGTTCGCGAACTCCACCACACGCCGCACTTGCTCCGGAGAGAGACGCGCCTCTTTGACGGACGAGACTACGGCGTCGTGGACAGTGGGGAACCTACCCGCTACCCAATCCGCAGCAGCAGACTTCCCGAAGCACTCCAACTCCGAGCCGCTGACCGGCTTGGAGTGACGTTGCTGACGGTCCAAAAAGTCCGTGAATCTGCTGCTCATCTCTGTACCCCAGGAATACCATGCGAGAACAGCCCAGCGGAAGAAAGTCGAAAAAACTCCTCCTCGACGTGTCCACCGCGCTTCACCTGGCCAGGCAGAACGCCGCGATGCTCGATGGGCTCCTCCGCATCCTTGCCCTGGACGTCACCCCACTGAGTACGGAGGAGGACGAGATCCGTCGCCTTCGGAAGCTGGCTACCGACGGCTGCAAGGGCGGTCACCTCCCGGATGACGTGGCCGAAATGCTCATCAAGTCGTTCGCGGGAGTGACAGATGCGTACTGGAGACTCTCCGCCTTGCTGACGGGGGAATCCCGCCCCTGGGGCGTGTTCATCGAGCTGTTTCGTCGCATGTACATCGCAACGGAAGACCCCGTCCTCCGCGCTCGCCTGCAACACACAGCAAACGTGTGCCGGCAAACGGCCTTTCTCGCGGCTGGTGGTCAGGTCCAACTGGATCACCAGACCACGGACGGAGAGGCGGTGGTCGACACGGTGAGGGGCATGTACTACCTCAACCTTGAGAAGCACCGTCGTCGTAGCTCCAAAGGATCGGCTCGGGGAAAAGCTCACGACGCGGAGTGATGATGTCCGGGCGTGGACGAACCAGCATCGATGCCAGGAAGCAGAACGTGATGGAGTGGAAGCTGTCATCCGGCCGGTCCGGCCGGTGCTGGTACACGATGATGCGCAGCTTGTCGTTGTACTCCGTGTAGATGTTTCGGATGTCTTGGCCGTAAGGCGTCCCGAACTCCTCCCACCGTGGCAGCTCGAACACGTTCTTACGCTTGAGCGCAGAGAACATGTCGCTCATGATCTCCGACCGGTTCACGATCCAGCGTCGATTGTTCTTTTCGCGAGCGAGCTTGGCCCGAAGACGCACCGCGTACTGGTACTGCTGCACCACCGTCGCCCCAAAGGCGTGGATGAGCTGCTTGTTCTGCACGTACCCCGCGCCGTAGTCCACACCGATGACCTTGACGCGGTACGCCCGACATATGCGGATGATCTTCGCCACTTGGACATCCGGCTCCAAGTCCGCCCCTTCGAACCGGTGGATGAAGAACACGCGGAACCGGTTGTTGACGTAGGTCGCCAAGGTCAAAACCGTGTAACTCGAGCCGTCCTGCCCCCAGTCCACCCCGGCGAACACGGGCGCATTGTCGGAGATGAGCTGCTTGCGGAACGCCTCGAGCCGGAGCTCCGCCATGCTGACGCTGCTGTTGCAGTTCGCTTTGAGCTCCGCGAGCGTGAGAGGACGGATACCGGAGTCGAACGAGATGCCGAGCACCTCGTTGTAGAACCTGTCCCGGGTGTACTTGCCGTAGTCCGCCAGGATGTCGTCCCACTTTCGCCACGGGACCATCAGCTGGTTGATGCGGTACCCCTCGTACTCCGCGTTCGCATTTCCTGCCGCCCACTGGGCTCGATCGTGTTGCGGGTGGATCTGCTTCCCGCACCGCTCACAGATGAGGAACTTCTTCCCGATGTTTTTCTCGCCGAGGATGTTCCAGTGCCTGCACCCCTCGCACGGCACCACCCACTCGCACATCGTGGACATCGGCTTACCCAGCCGGGTGACCCCCGACCAGTGGTACTCGATGGGGTTGTCCGCCCCTTTCGGGGTCCCCGCGTACATGAACGTGCGGTGGTTTGCCGGAGCGTGGGAGGACGCTTGCTCGATGACGGGGATGGTGTCCGCGAGGAAGTCCTGGAACTCGTCGAGGATGATCGACCAGGGAGTCGTACCGCGTACCCGGTCCGCGTTGAGGAACGCGTAACGCAGCATGATCTGGCTGCGATTCACGAACTGCTTCTGGAAGACGTTCTGGCTGAGGTGCCTGGTGGTGTAGCCCCTCAGAATCTCGCTCGTCTCGATGGGGTCCTTGATACGGTCCATCGAGAACGTCTTGGACTGCAGAGCGGACGGCGACACGTATAGCGTCTTGTGCCCAGGAATCAGGCAGCTACGCCCGATCGACTTGTTCCCAAGGGACGTGCTCTTCTCCGTCTGGCGGGCGCAGATGAGGAGGATCTTCTTGGCCGAAGTGTCGTAGATCCGAAGCATGTGACGCCGACCCTCGAAGGAGAACGGCGCAAACTCCCCGGTGTCCCCCGAGGGCAAACGGAACGCGAACTTGGTGAAGTCCGACAGCTTCAGAGGCACGGTACCGCGGACGCCGGCGTCTTCCTCCTCCGAACCGTCGTAGAGCCACTCGATCGGCTCGGGCTCGGGGAACCAGATCCCACCCTCATGGATACGACGCATCTCGTCGTCTGAGAGAAGCTGGACCTCCTCGTTGTCGTCGTCCAACGTGTCAGAGGCTGAGAAGGGCTGGCTCATTCGAGGTATGCTCCGAAGATGGTCCCGTTCCAGAATGAGTTGGAATCCGCACTACTATCCGCAGAGCGCGCTGGGGTGGAATTCCTCCCAACAGGCAGGTACGCCCGGCGAGGGGAAGACGGGGGAGGCGAGTACGGGTTCGTCGTACGGCGCACGTGCAACACCAACACGCTCCGTGCCGTACTGCGGGACCATCTCCGGGATGTCGGGGTCAAGCTACGCACGTGGGACATCCGGCTGGTCAACCACGCTTGGCAGGTGGGGCTAACCGTAGGTCCATGGCCGCGTCCAACGCATCAAAAAATCGCTCGCGAAGAGCCTCCACCCCAAGCCCCCGCCCAAACCCATACGCCCGAAGCCACCAAGAGCTGAGCTCCTCGGTCCACGCAGCACGGAACCGGCTTGGGTCGGGATGCCACTCCCGCAAAACGCACGTCTCGAGCATGGGCCCGAATTCTTGGACCCAGACCTTCAGGTACAGGTTGTCTTGCGAGCTCGGGAAGAAGTGGATCGTCACGTCGCCCGTGTACTCACAGATGTGGTACTCCGCCTCGAACGTTGTGTACCGGTTGTCCCACTTGAACTGCGGGGCCGTGACGTTGTCGATGCCGTGCGCACCCTCCGTGGCAAGCTGAGCCAAATCTCCCGGAGAGGCGACCCGCTCGTTAAGGTACTTCACCATCGTCCTCACCATGCCCCTGCAGGAGGCTGTCGGGGAGCAGCTGCGTTGTGTGATCCCCACCCGTCAGCGAGTGGATTCCCGGTACGGGGTCGCTGGACACTTCGATGGCGAACGCGTTGATCTGACGGGCAAGGGCCTCTTCCGGAGGCGACATGTTGGAGATGACTTCCCGCAAGTTCTTGATGCTCGACGTCCACTGGCCCGACCGCTCCGCATCGAACGGGCCGGTCCCGGAAGCGGACTCGAGCAACCTAAGCGCCAGCATCTTCTCGGCGGTCTCGAGCGTCTTCCGGGTGTCGAGCTTGTTCGGCAGCATGCCCATGCGCATTTGGGCCACCAGCGCGGTGTACGGGGAAGACGGGAGTGACGAAGCGATATGCCTCGGATCCCCGTGCATCGCTTTCCCCAGGGCCTCGAGGTGGGTAACTGCGTCATGCTCGCGAGTGATGGGGGACCCATCCGGCGCACGCCCAGTCACCACCGGCTTCATGCTCGTCGTCTTCCACCGCAGGGAGAGCAGCGCGCGAGTCTCGGTGGAGTCGACCAACGTCAGGTCCCAGAAGAACTTCAGGTACAGGCGAAGGGACTCCTCCGTGCACTGGATCTCGTACTTCGCGGCGACTTGGTCGGCCACTACACCCGTCGGAGCCCCGAGTAACGCCATGGACTCGACGAACTCCTTGGCGCGTGGGGACTCCAAGATCTCCCACATCGCCTTGGTGTCAGAGTTCTGCTGGAAGAGCTCGTAGATCCCAAGCCGCATCAGCGTCGCTTGGGACTCCCAGTGCCGGGGGTCCTGCGGCGCAAAGCTCATGGGCAACTCGAGGCTGAGGGACAACCGCCGCAGGTAGTCCTCCCCGACCGAGTCGACTTGCTTCAACTCACACAGCTCGAGGACGGCCTGGATACTCTGCGTGCTGGGGAGGCAGAGCAAGTACTTGAGGTACCGCTCTGCCGGGCTGCGACGGATCACCCCTTTTAGTTATTCCGAAATGCGATGACCTTCAAGCCATCGATCACTTCCTCGAGGGCACGCACGCACTTCTCCACCGGGGTGGGCGGCACCTGACGGAGGCCTACCCGTGACGCAATCAGGAGCTCGCAGAGCTTGCTCTGTACGCTTTCCAGCTGCGGCAGGTACGACATGTACGTGGCCTCGTTGTCCGGGGTGATGAACCCGAGGGAGAGCACGGTGTCCACCGCTTGAGGGTCGGGGATGTCCTCCGCCTCTTTGACCAGGATGCGCCGGAGCTCGGACGCCGCAGGCGCCGCAGTCTTCTCCGCCGCCATCACTTGTCGCGGGCGGGGGTGGGCTGCCACGAAGGTCGTCTGGTTTCCCGCCAGAGACGAGGCAATCTTGGTGGAAGCCTCTTCGAGCCGGACGCCCGCTCGAGCAAGCTCGAACAGCGCGCCGTCGTAGTCGTAGCGTTCCCGGGCCCCCGCCTCTTTCGTGCCGACCACCGGGGCCAACTCGATGTTGGTGGACGAGCTCGCCCGAATTTCGACTCCGAGCTGTGCACTCTTCGCGAGGGCTGCAGACTCCTCCGAACTGAGCAGGCTCGTCGTGTCGGATTGCCCGAAGGGCACGAACTTCGCGCTCGGCGGAAGCTCCACCGTGGCCTGCTCCCCATCCGCCTTCTCGACGAGGAAGCCGCCAGGGAGGTGCCCCAGGACTTTCAGGGGAACCGTCATGGTGGGTCCGTCCTGGCCGTCCGGGATGTACCAAGAGCCCATGCCGCCGGGCTCCCCCGTAGGGGGCTCGGTGACGTCACCCACCCGTACCCCGACGATGTCCGGCTGGTACGAGGTGATCGACCCGTTCAGGAACAGGGAGCTCGGCACCGCCTTGCCCTGAGTGGGGTCGAGGAGGTTCGGGAACACGAGGCCCGTCACCTCTTTCCCCTGGAGATCCATGACCTTGTACGTGCCCGCCTCGGTGATGACCGAGGCCTCGGGCTCGTCGGCAGGCGCTTCGGGCTCCGACGTAGCCCCCGTCACTGCGCCCGCGGTGTCGACTTCCATCGCGATCTTGGCACCAAGGAGGCTCACCAGCTGGCGGCGGTCGATCACGGACTCGGAGACGCCCCCGGTGACATCCGCCACCTTCAGCACATAGCCGTCCCCGTCCTCGCGTTGGCGCACCTGCCAGACATCGATCTCCGGGCCCTCACTCGCGGTCTTCTGCGGGTCCGGAGAGAACTCGAACCGGGTGATGGCCGCCACGGCTTGGGCCGCTGCAGCGTTCTTCTCGGTCAGCCCCACGAGCAGAGGGGCCATCTCGATGACGAGCTCCGGCGGGACCTGGGACTGGACCGCCTCGAGGATGGACGCGGACTTCTGCAGCTGCTGCTTGATGGACGGTCCCGCAGGGGCCTTGGGGTTCGACGAGTTGGGGATGCCCGCGTTCTTCTTGGCTTCGAGTGCCGCTTCGACCTGTTCCCGCAGCTTTGCGGAGCTCTCCGACGCCATCTTGCCCACGAGGTGCATGTCGCCGCCGGCGCTACCCGCGGAGATCGCGCCCAGGTTCTGGCGGTACGGCGGATAGAGCTGGGACATCAGGCTGCGGTCGGCCGGAGGCGTCGCCGTGACATCGAACATCTGGGGGCGGAACAGGGCCTGACGGAGGCGAGACTCGGTCAGCGGCAGCATCACCGCGTCGGAGGTGACCAGCGTATCGAGCGGGTACAGCTTCCGCTCTTTCACGATGAGCGGGATCCGGACCTTCTGGACTCCAGAGAAGGACTCGGCCCCCGGCCGCGGAGTGACCTCGGACCGTCCGCTGACGGTCACATGACCGAAGGCGTACCCGAGCTCGGCGTCCATGCGGCTCATCTCGACGTCGAGGTTGTAGTCCGCGACGTAAGGGAGCTGCTTGTGCACCTCCCGGAGAATCTCTTCCGGCCAGCTCTCCGTGTGCTCCGACAAGGGCACCAGCGCCGCCGCCTCCTTCGCGAAGGAGGGGATGTTGTACACGGGCTTCGGGAGGTAGAGGTTTCGCATGGGACTCACCGAGTATAGATGCGATTTGTGGAAAAGGTCACGTCACAAGCACAGCGCGCAGACTTGCCCAGGCAACCGGGCTTTTCGTGAAGATGACCACACCGTACGTCATGTCGAACGCGTTGATCGTGGTGGGGCCATAGCTCATACCGTTGGCAGCGTCGAACTGGAACTGTGCAGCAGCTTGGTCCAGGCGCATGTCCTCCCAGCTCGCGACCAGTAGTGGCCCCGCGGACAGGTTCAGCCGGGCGAGGAACTCGATCGCAGGAATCTTGAGGGCGATCGCCGCCTGGATTACGAGCTCCAGTCCGCCGAGCCGCGCACTCAAAGCGGCAGAGAACGAGGCGTTGGCACTCAACTGTAGGGATACGTCCAACGAGAACGAGATCTGCCCAGACAGTGCCAGTGCAATCTGTGCCTGCAGCGTGGCAATCGCACTGAGGGCTAGCGAGAACCCGATGAACGGATTCGACAAGTTCAGCCCGATGTCGAGGGACGCCTGAAGTGCTGCGCTGAGTTGCAGGGAGAAGTCTGCGTGAAGTGCACCGATGCCGATCGAGCCGTACAGCATCAGGTCGATCTGGGCCAAGAGTGGGCCGAGTAGGCCAACCGCGGCGAACAGCCCGACGTTGACCGACCCGATGTCCCCCCCGAAAACTGCGCCGTTGTACATCGTTACGCCAGAACCGTGGGTGAGCCAGTGATGATGATCCCGTTGAGGATCATGGGGACGGGGGCAGCCACCATCGGGGTGAACGGGAACGTGAGGCGGACCATGCTGCCCTGAGTCGCCACGGGCTTAGCACCCGGCCCCAATTTCACAACACTGCCTCGAATCGTCGTGAACGCACCGCCATCGACGGTGACACCGCTGCTGGCCTTCATGTCGATGTCCGCCTTTGCCTGGATGGTCATCGACCCGCCCGACTCGAGCCGCAGCCGTCGAGCTGCGTATACCGTCAGGTCTTGCTTCGCCCCCAACACGGTGTTGCCCTCTCGGTCCACGGTCATCCGGTACACGAGCTTGTTCACGTCGTGGTACGCGCCGCTCTCCGGATCGATGCCTTGTGGGGCTACGGACACCTCGTAGACCACATCGCCGACTACCCCATTCCCAGTGAGGCCTTTCGCGGGGTCGCCGACCTTTCCGATCTTGACGCGGACGTCGGCGAACTTGTCCTCGGCCCACACGCGAAAACTCTGGAAGTGCTCCGTGGCGGACTTCCCCTCATTACGCCCAGGCAGGATGCCCCAGTACTCCGTGCCGCCGGGTGTGTGGTGGTAGTAGTTCTCGGACACGTCCACCATGGTGTTCGACAGGGGGATGCACATGCGCTGGCAGAGCTCCGTCGAGCCGATCTCCAGCACCCCGCCACGCCGGAGGACAACGAAGTTCCCGTCCCTGCCCCGTAGCACGATGTCCCCGGGGTTGTGCCGAGGACGCCCCCCGGCGAACGAGGCACCCGACGGCTTCATGCCCGTAACTCCTCGAGACACGGTACCTTCCGGAGCTTCCTCCGACGCGGTGTCCACGTTCTCGAACGCCATCAAGAAGTACGCGACATGCGGAGGGGAGCTGTCCGCCGGCAGGCACAGCATGCACTTCGCATGGAGCTCCGGCATGACGTAGATGCCTTCCCCGTTGGAGTGGTGCAGATAAGGGGCGCCTACCTGCACGTGGAAAAAACGACGTTGGTCGAAGACGGCGTACACGTCGACCGTCCAGTTGACCATGTCGACGTTCACGACACGGCACTCCAGCATCTCCACCTGACCCGGGTTCGCCCCCTCCTTGTGCGTGTAGGACGAACGAAACCGGGACGGTAGGGGCGGGGGAGATGGCTTCAGAGGCATCAGTAGTAGTGCTCCGGTACGTCCTTGTGGTCGTGAAGCCCGGGCTGCGCCGAGTGCCGCTTCGTCAATCCGAAGCGTGCACCGTACGCCAACCCCGTGATCGGGTGGGTGCCATGGATGTTCGCCTTCGATCCTAGCGCAGCCGCGCCCGTCAGGGTGTCGATGATGCGTCGGTGCTGCAGCTTGGCGATCCAATCGTCCTGCATGTCGTGCGGGACGGTCTCCACTCCGCGGAGGGTAGGCGTGTGCTCGATGAGTGGACGTCCCGCCTTCTGCAGCTCCTTGTTGAGGCTGTGCACGGACGCCAACGGCTTGAACTCACCGCGTAGGATCCCGCTGGCACCGCCGGGGTCCACCACCTTCGTGACGCTGGTGAGGCCACGCACCACGGTCTCCAAGTGTCGACGCTTCACGTTCTCACTGGCGTACAGCTTGTGCATCTCGTCCGCCAGGTGATTCTGTACGACCTCGATACTGCCCGTGGCCTTGTAGAGGTCCCGGGGGTTCACGATGCTACGCGTCGGATCCGACAGGTGATCCCCGGCCTTCACGGTCTGGCCCACGGCCAGGCCCGTCCACTGGGAGCCAGCGTGGGGCTTGTGGAGCTCCTGTCCGGACGGGTCCTTGCCCACGAAGTGCTTGTGCCCGTCGACGTACACGTCCACACCCGTAGGCTTGTGCTCGATCTTGCTGATCGTCCCCGAGCGCATCGCCAACGTGGCCTGGTTGGGTACCTTCTCCGGCAGGGTAGTGAGCTGCTCGAGCCGCTTGAACCCGCCGATGAGCGTGGGCCCTCCGCCGATGGAGGCGGTACCTCCGGAGTGGAAGCTCTTGAGCATCAGCTGCACCGCACGCTCGCCCACCGTCTGGGACGCGATGACCCCGATGTTTGTCCCCAACGGGTGATGGTGCCCGTTGGGCGACAGCCCAGCGCACTTCTGGCATACCCCGTTGCCGTGCTCGCACCTCAACGGGGAGCGCACGAGCACCTGTGCCGTAGGGCTGGCCGCACGGATCTTGTCGACGACCCTGGGGTCGAGGATAGTCCCCGCCGGGACATGCAGCCCTCCGTGAGAGAAGTCACGTGCAAGTACCCGGTCGTGCACGTCCGAAGCCGCGCCACTCACCGGCAGCAACACGCCCCTGGAGGTGCCGCAGTCGGGCGCAGCCACCACCGTGTTAAGGGTGGACTGCATGATGAGCTTGGTGAGTGCGCCGGGCTCGCTGACCTCCTGCACCTTCTGCACGGAACCCTTACGTGCGCCGTGCATCTGGGTCCAGTACCCCGCGACATCGAGTCCTTCCGAGTAGCTGCGCGTCACCGGCGTGGTGATGGTCTTTCCCGTGGAGTCCTCGAGCAGCATCGGGCCAAAGATCAGCTGCTTGTACTGGTCCCACCCCGGCTTGACCCCCGCCAGGTACATCGTGTGGAGGTTGTTGCCCTTCTCGTGTGGGATGGCAGCGATGTGGGCGCGAAGTTGCTTCTCCGCCTCCTTGTACCTCGCCACGACTTTCGCGTCCGCATCCGGGGTCTTCCCGAACTTCTTCCGGATCTCGGCAACGTCGTGATGTGCGGCGTTGACCACGGGGTCACGCACCTCCGCCAGCGTCTTCATGTCCGCCAGGGAAAGGGAGTGAGCGCCGATGGTCAGGTAATCCTTGGAGTTGGGGATGGGGACAGTACCGAACGCGGCATGGTTCCCGATGTCTTTCAAGGCGTCGGCGGATTTGGCGAACTCGGCCTTATGCGACTTTCCGATCTCCGTGTACAAATCGCGGAGCCGGCTCCCATTGATGTGATCGTCCACCCCATGCAACATCTTGGGCCGCATCGCTTCCGGCAACGCGTCAGCGAGCAACACACGAGCTGCAGTGGTGGGCTTCCCGTTCAACTGTACGATGTCACGAGGGCCCATCTTCCCAGACTTGGCGGCTGCCAGGATGTCTTGGGTGGAAGTGAACTTGTGGTCGGTCTTCGCCCCAGGCAGGGACATCTTGTAGAGCCCAAGCGCTGAGTCGAGCGAGGGTACGTACATGATCTGGCCCGTGCTCTCTGCGAACAGGTTCTGAGAGGGCTTCATGCGGTGTGCTTCCTGCACCGCCTCCTTGGAGATCGGCACATAAGCGCGCATTGTGTCCCATACAACCGCGCCATTCGCCATCGTGAAGGTCCACGCATCGGGGACCGTGAGGTCGTACATGGTCTTTGTCTCGCCCGTGGCTGCAGCCGACGTGACGATGTCCCAACCCAACGATGCGTTAGTGGCCAGCTGGAGCCACTTCGACAAGTAGCCGCTCAGCTCTCGACCCTGCAGCTGTCCTTGGAGCTTTTCCACCATGGTACGGGTGACGTACTGAGTGGTGCGTTTCAGTGCAGCGTAGGTCGCAAACGCCGACTTCTCGGAATCGTCCTTGTCTTTCTTAGCCGCACCAAGCGCCCGCAGGTGCTCGAGCAGCTCCTCAAGTGCACGTGGCGGCATCGGGACCACGTCCCCACGCCCATGCATGACCCCAGCAGTCGCCCACAACTTCGACAGGTTGGCTTGTTTGCCCGTATGGATCAACTCCACCCACCCAGCATCCTGCATGGAGCGTGTGGAGAAGCTGACCAGGTAAACAGGCTTGCCCCGGTTGGTGTACACGGTACGGTTGGAAACCACCCCTACCGACCCCGCCAACAGCTGCAGACCATCCGCGAGCTCCTGACTGATCGTCGTGATCGAGCACTGGAACTGGGGTGTCGACTTCGACTTCGCAGTCACCCAGTTCACCGTCCCGTCCGTATCCATCAGCCCGCAGAAGAGACCCCGACGGCACTCCAGCGGGTACGTGAGGAAGTCGGCGGGCAAGTGCTTTCGCTCTGCACCCGTACCGATCAATTCCTCGACCCACAGACCCAAGCTGGTGTTCGCCAGCGTGAGTCGGTACGAAGTGCAGGGCTTGCCCTCGAACTCGTGAGGCAGGTGTGCCACTCCGCACATGGAGTCACTCACTAGCGACTCCGCAACCTTGGCCCAGTGGGCGGCAACAGCCGCGCTGGCCTCGCCCTTTCCGTACGACAGGCACACTTGCCGGGACTTGCACTCCGAACGCTCCTTGAGCTTTCCCGTGAAGCGCCCTTGTTGCGTCGGGCCACGTGACAGGTCGGACACCCAGCCGTCTCCGAGTGTGGCCCCAAGGAACCACCCGACGGACCGGTCGAGCGGGACCTCCCCAACCATGGGCTTCGCCCGGTGGTGCGTTGCTGCGACACCAGGAAGGGCCCAGGTCGCAGTAGTTTCCCCCAGGTCTCGCAGCACAGGGATGCCGAGGCCTTCCGCGTCACGAGGAGACTTCTTCACAACTTCAAGCGTGTCCGGGTCCAATACAGCCAAGCTGTGGTTCTCGGAACAGAGTAGCTCCCGACCGCGGTGGGTCGTGACTTTCCACTCTCGACAGTTGGGGTGCACCGAGTACTCCGACACGGCCATCATCTGCATGCGCCCCTCGTGGAACGCGGGCACGTACGTCCCAGAAGGGACGTCGTACTCCACCACCCCGCGAGAATTGGTGCGCGCGGTCTCCTCGATCCTCGGAAAGTCAGCGAGGTCGACCACCCGTGCTGAAGCGACATCTCCCGTGTGCGGCATATGGAACCCTTTCGGATCACCCTGACACGCATCACCCCCAGCAGCTACAACGATAACCTCACCTAGGGCACTATCCCCGTCGAAGTCAGCGGTGAATCCCCCGCAAACTAGCGGGTGAAGCTTCATAGTGTTGCCCTCGACGAGCTTCACATCGAATCCCTGCACGGAGTACTTGTGGAGTGCGGGGTCACGCTTGATGAGTACGGGGCGGTCGGCAACAACCTTCTCCAGTGCCGCGAACGACTCCGGCCCCGCCTTTGCCAGTACAGCTCGTGCCTCGAGGGGGTGCTTGGCGTAGCCCATCTCTTGAAGCTTCTGCACCACGAACGGCCGGAAGAGCTCGAGCGCCTTGTCCCTCGGGAGCCCGACTTGATCGAGATGGAGCGCGGGCTCCGGTGTGATGACAGCGGTGAGCGACAAGTCTTGCCGTTTCTGGGTCAGTCGCTTTTGGATGAACCCCTGCTTCGGCGCGGGCCCCGCCAGCAAATGCAGCAACCCCTTGTGCTTTGCATCTGCGTAAGGGATGCCGTCGCCACTGATCTGCCGGATGCTCTCGTACAGGTCCTTTCGTACGGCAGCCTTCACCTCCGGCGCTTGGTCCAGCGCAGAGTGACCCATGCGCTCGTTCAGGATGCCGACATCTCGGTAGATGCGATTCACGTCACCCACGTTGATGTTCTTGCCGTCCCCCAGCACGGACACGGGCCGGAACGCGGGCGGGATGACCGCCACGTTCTTCATGATGTACGCGTCGTGGGGGTTGAGCCCAAGACCATCGAGTGCGCGGAGGTACTTGGCCTTCTTGAGGATGCCATCGACCTTCGAGGGCGGGGCGTTGTTCAACGCCTGGGTGGTAGCCTCCAGCTCCTTCTTGACGTCGATCCCCTTCAGAAGGTGAGCGATGGCGTGCCCCCCATGGTGAACCGCGTCTTTGACCGGGGTCACTTTGCCGGAGGCAGACACCCCGTGGGTGCCGGAGATGATGCCGTGGAAGTGCTCCGCGCTCAGTCCGGTCAACGCGCGAATCGGCCCCTCGAAGATGGGGTTTGGCATCGGCTCGTGAAGCTCGATGCGCGACCACTTCTTCCCGTTGTGCCCGCCCGTGAGCTTGACATCGAACAGTCCCCCAGGTCGAGGCTGGAGCTCTCCGGTCGCCTTGTCGATCTTGGCGTTGACGATGTCACCAGGCTTGGGGAGCACTCGGTTCCCAGCGAGCTCGAGGACATGCGCATCGGTCAGCGGGCTGGCGATGATCTCGTGCCCCTTCTTCTCGACGTTGATGCCTGACCCCTTGAGCATCTCCGTGAACTTGTGGAAAGCAAACGAGCTCTTGGGCAGAGGAAGCGGGGCCCCCGTTTGAATGGCGTTCCACACGTCGACGTGCTGGGACGGCCAACGCTTGGACCCGTCAGCCTCACGGTCCTCTCCTTCCCCCTTGAACGTCTGGAACTCACGAAGGTTGTGTACCGCACCATGCGCCAAGAGCGCGTACGTGCCGAGGGACCCAAGACGGGAGCCGCCCTTCGGCTGCAGGTTCGCGTCGTACTTCTCGTCGGACGGTACACCTGGCAACGTCATGCCAGAAGCCACTCCGATTTTCTTGTCCGACTGGTGTACCAGCTTGAGGATGTGCTGGTGACCCACCATGACCTTCCCGAGGCTCTGCTTGCTAACCGGGTCGATGAGCTCCTCCGTGTCCGTCAGCCCGTGCTTCTCGAGCTCCGACTGTACGTGCGCCACAGCATCGTATCCGTGCTTGAAGTTCGGAACGATGAACGTCTTGCCCGTCTTGAGCGCGATCTTTGACGCCGCTGTCTCCAACAACTGGGAGGGGTTCATCCTACCGGGCACGCCGCTGTTGCCCGAAATCACTACCTTGCCGTTGCGTCGTACCACGAGGACGCCGTTCGGCACCTCCGTGCAGTACACCGTGCCGTCGTAGTCCACCCACTCTTCCGTCTGGTTCTTCTTCGTCTCTTCCGACCAGTTCGCCCAAGGGGCACGGTGACGCGCCCCAATCGAGAGCTCGTAGCACGGGCGCTCCATCTGGCTGCGCATGCGCACCTTTGGCGGATGAACGTTGACGACCCTGCCAAGCTTGAATGCAACGAGCTGGATCCCGTCCGCCAGGGCTCGACTCGTCGTGCTAAACCGCATCGTGCCGTGGTGCCCGTCCGACGGCCGATCCCGTCGGCTCCCATCCCCCATGAGGTAAGCGTCGAGGAACACGCGCAGGGAAGCCGCAGGGAGGGACTGAACACTCTCCGGGATGAATCGCTCGTGCTGATACCCAAGCGGCTTCAAAAGCTCGAAGAGGCCCTTGTGGTGAACTCGGATGTCTTCGTCGCCCAAGATGGGGGAAAGCCCGATGCGTGTCAGGAGGGCTACGATGCGCTCGTACTTCTCCGAGTTGGCCGTACGCGACTGAGAGATGGCCACGACGTACCCACCCGACTTGGTCTTTTGGCAGTACCCCTCCGACAGGTACCACCCCATGAGCTCGGCGTAGTCACTCTCCGACAAATTCAGTGGCTGGTTCTTCGGTCCTGTGACGCACTGAGACCCGGCGGGTACGTGCACCGTATGTACGGGGGTGCCTTCCCACGCGGCAGCCTTCAGGTGCCGGCGCGGCTGACCAAAGCCTGCCTGCGCCTCCTCCAACTGGAAAGTGCCCGGCGGCACGGATCCCAAGTCGATAGGACCCAGTGCCCCAGGTACCCGCTTCGCGACGAAGTTCTTGTGGTTGGGGGTCACACACAAATCGAGCTGCGCGTTCTTCAGCCGGTACATCTTTCCCGTGTACCTCCAGCGGTACACGCCCTGCACCGGACGCTGGTACTCGAGCCGGAGCGTCATCGGGTTGATCGTGGCAAAGATGTCCTCGTTGACCAGCTCCGGGCCTCGGACCCAACCGCGTCGGGTCAAAAACTCGGTCTTGTCGTCATAGCAAGGGTTGAGCGCTACTTCGATGGGCGATCCGTCTGGAGTGTGAGGCATCATGTGGTCAGGGACGATCATCGAGATGACGCCCTTGTTTGCGTTCGCGGACGACAGCTTGTCCCCGACCCTCGCCGCTTCCGTGGTCTTCACATGCACGTGCACACCGTCCTTCGACCGGTGCACGCTTACGACCTCACCCTCGACGTCCCCATGCCACCGCAGGGACTTGTCGTTGTGCGCCCCCGTGAGCGCACGATTGATCGACCTCGCATCCATTCGGGACTTGAGGTCGTACGGAGACATCGCGAGGATCATGGGGTCTCCGGGCCGGAGCTTGCTGCCCACCCGCACAACACCGTCATCGCCGATGTTCTCGACCTGGTCTTTTCGGTACCCTCCGCCGACGTGGTACAGGAACTTCTTCTTGTCGAGAATCGTCTCCGGAGTGACCGTGAGCTGGTCCTTGTACATGTGGTTCGAGGTCAGCTTCTTCGCTGCCGTCTCGGACACGACCACCCCATCTTCGAAGTTCAGGCCCCGGAAGGGCAGGTAGGCCACCCGCAGATTCTTCCCAAGAGCCAGCGTGCCGTTCTTCGTGTAGTTCGTGTCCGCAAGGAGCTGGCCCTTCGTCACCTCGTCCCCGACCTTCACCACCGGGGTGGAGTGCAGGGTCGACTTCGCGTCGTTGAGTGGGAAGTGGTTGTAGATCTGCACCTCCTTCAGCCCCGCCTCTGTCTGGATGTGGATGCCGTCCGGCTTCACCGCCACGACTTTCCCGTTGAACGGCGAGATGTGTGCGCTCTGCCGCCCAATGACGTCGTGGAACGTCCGAAGGTGAGGATTCGGATGCCCCGAAGCTGCTTGCACGAGCGGGGGCTCACGGTCCGTGAGCGATATCGCCTGCTCGATGTGACGAGTCGCCATCGAGGCCCGGTTACCCGACACGTTGGCCAGGAACGGGATCAGGTTGGTGGTCGTGGAGAACACCTGGCTCGGGTGCCGCATCACGTAGTGCGCCTTGTGGAAAGGCATCACCTCAATCTCGTTGTCCTTGCCCGCCACCTTGACGTCCGCAGCGACCGGGACCGGTGTGCCGTTCTTCCACGACACCTGGTCCGGAAGGACCACGTGGGAAGTCAGGAACGTTCCGGTGTCCACCATCTCGGGCGCACCCGTGCGCAGATTGTACACCGAGATTTTGGCGTCCTTGCCCACCTTCTGAAGCCCCAGAGGGAGACGTAGGTTTACCCCTGTACGCCCGGATTCCGGGGTGACGACCGTGTCTTGGAAGCCCAAGTGCGACCGGTTGATGAGCTTCACCGAGTCGAGGATCTTGTCCTCACTGGTGATGCCACCTGGGCCGAGCACCGTTGTCTGGAAGTTCTTCCCGATCATCTCGACCGGGTTGATCTGTGCTGCGAGCTCCGACGCCGCGTTGTCCGTGAATGTCTCACGCAGCGGCGCGTTGAACAGACCGGGCGGGATGATGCGGCGAAGTGTAGTCCCCGAAGTGAGTTGCCGACCGACGCGCTCCCGCACGGCCTTACCGTGGGCTCGGATCTTGTCACCAGCGAAGTCCCCGATGGAACGCAGGCCCTTGAATACGAGGGAGTCCTTGTCATCCTCGGGAGCTCCACCGTGTACCTTCTGCAGCTTCTCGATGCTACGAAGGAGTGTGTCCGCGGTGACATGAGACATCTCCGCGCCGAGTGTGTGCTTCGTGACCTGCGGGTCCATCACGGACTCTTTCATCTGGTCCACGAAGTGTGCGTGCGCTGCCTCGTCTGACTCCGCGTCCTTCCGCGTGGTCGTCTTGTAGAACTGGCGCAGTGCCGACCCGACACCGCGGGCGTCTCGCATGGACTCGAACGCCACCTTGCCCACACGCTTTTCGATTTCCGAGTCCGACGCGCCCAGTGCCTTGAGGAGCGGGTACACGGGGATGCGCGCAGACTTGACCTCCATCTCCACGTTGCTGGTCTCTGGGTGGAAGGTCAGGTCGAACTGGTTGCGATTCAGCACGTTGAACCTGGTGGAGAGCTCGCCGTTCTGTCCGCGCTTCGTGTACGCACCCGCGCGGGACTGCCACTGGTTGGCTACCTGGTACTCCTTGCCGCCAACGATGTACGAAAACCGATTCGTCATCTGTGGAAGGTCGAGGAGATGGAGCTTGCGCTCTTCCATGACCTTTCCAGTCTCGTTCTCCACGAGCTGCAGGTTCCCGTAAAGCGGGACGGAGTACGACCCACCGTCCACTCGCTTCTGGTACTGCGAGCGGATGTCGTTGGGGTCAAGCCGTTGACCGAGCGTCGTTCCGGCGAGCCGCACCGTGTACTTCTTCCCGACGATAGGGAAGTGGGAGGCGAGGGCCTCCGAGGTCTCCGTGTGCAGGTGATCGAAGGCGGAGTTGGGGTCGGAGTATGCCACGGGCCAAGACTAGGCGGCCTGGGGCGCGCACGCAATAGACGTGCAAATTCCTCGATAAGAATGACGCAGGAGCACTCAGTAGATGTTCAAGTATGCCGTGCTGTTTGGTGTTCTGCTCGGACTCCACTCGTGGCTCACGCGCAACAAGGGAGGCACATGATCGTACACCCCACGCGTGACCGCCACTTGATGGGGATCATCCCGGGCAGCCGCATCCTCAAAGAGACGTTCAACCTCATCGGCCACGAAATCGTGGACCGGCAAACTCCTGGCGGCAAGTGGCTCATCTCCGGCGTGTACGCGCCGATCGCTGGCCGGAAGCCGCAGGGTATCCGCGTCAAAGTCACGAACCCGATGACCCAAGCGGTGACGTTTGTCGAGCAGCTCTACCTCGAGGTGGCGCTCTCGATTGCCGAGCCGGGGTCGTACTGCCTCTGGTCCCAGTCCGCATACCCCGCACCAGGCTCCTCTTCGTTTCACGCACTGGTGTGCGACGACGACGACCTGGAGGACGACCTCTACGACAGGGAGCTCATCCACCGCGACCTTCCGGACCCATTGCCCGAAGGGTCTACGATCGAGCGCACCTACCAGTCCGAGCCCGGCGCGGTGTTCCACGAGATCCTGACGCTGGTGAACGGGCCCGCAAACCGTGGCCCGAGCTCTCTCGGCATCCAGAACATCGACGCCCGTTGGAAACGGGTAGAGCGGAGCAGGCGAGCATGAGACACGTCAGCCGCCCGGACAGGGACATCGAAGACATCGAGTGCCCTCACTGCACTGACCCGCTCCAAACGGAGTCGGACACGGTGGTGCTCGAGGTCGTAGATGCCTACCGACACCGCGCGTCCGAAGTCGTGTTGAACGTGGCAGACGGGTACTACTTCGAGCCCTACATCGCGCACAAGTCGTGCTGGGAGAGCGAGGGGCTCGAAGCTATTCGCCGCAGCAACGCCGACAGCCCACCGCTGGCGAGAGACAAGCCCGCTCTCCCGCACTGCGCGTCATGCCTCCGCATCTTCGACGATGACACCCGGGTCGTCCGCGTGACGGAGGGCGAGATCAACGTCTCGAAGACTCGAAAGGACTACACCTTCGTACGCAACGCGAAACCCGACATGTACTGCACGGAATGCTTCGCCCCCGCCGCTGACTCGTACACCGACTGGGTCGAAGAGCTCTTCGAAATGGGCACCTGAACAGAAAGAGAAAGAGGAGAAACATGGACATCAAGAATCTCGACATCCACGGCAACGCGATGGACAACACGCGTTACCTCGAGCGCATCCTTCGCCTGGCCTTCGTCACCCCAAACAAGCGTCGCGGCCCGGCCGACCCCGCGTGTGCGTGGGGTGCGCCCGTCATCCTGTGGGGGGAGGCCGGCATCGGAAAGACCGACCGCATCACGGGCGTGGCCTCCGAGCTCCTCCTGCCGACGTTCGAGGTGTTCGGGTCCTCCATCGAGCCGCCGGACGTCGGCGGCGCGCTGGTCCCCATCCTCGACCCATCCGGAAAGCGCGAACCCGAGGTGCGGCGTGTGCCCGCTCTCCCGCAGGTGCAAGACGCGGTCAACGCCAAGGAGTCCATCCTGTTCCTCGACGAGATCGGTGATGCACCGCCCTCCGTGCAGAAGGCCATCCAAGGCGCCATCCTGACCCGCCGGTTCGGGAGCCTGCCGCTGCCGAAGGGCGTGCGAACCGTCGCTGCGGCGAACGGTGTGAACCAGGGCGGCATGTTCCGGCTTGGTGCGCCGTTCGCCAACCGGCTCCTGCACTTCGAGATCGCCCGCACGGACGTGTCGACCTGGAGCAAGTACGAGCTCGGCGAGCTCGCTCCGTACTCGAGCCTCGAAACGCTCCAGGAGCTGGAAGGGCAGGTGGCGGCGGGCTGGGAAGTCCACTACCGCTCGGCGGTGCGCGTCATCTCCGAGTACCTGAAACGCAACGAGACGCAGCTCCACCTCCGTCCCTCCGACCCGGCGCTGGCCTCGCGCGCGTGGCCGTCCTCTCGCTCGTGGTCGACCGCTGCCCGCATCATGGCGACCGGCGTCTGCATCAACGAGACCGAGGAGGTGATCGACCTGGCCATGGCCGGCGCCGTGGGCCTCGGGCCGATCTCGGAGCTTCGCACGTACATCCAGGAGCTCAACCTGCCCACGATGGACGAAGTGCTGGCGGGGAAATGGAAGCCCAGCCAGCTGCAACTCGACGTGGCCTACCTGGTGTACGCGGCGATGCGTCAGCGGGTGTACCAGTACAGGGCCAAGAGCACTCCGGCACCGGCGGAGGAGATCAACACCATCTGGACGCTCATGGACCAGGCGGACCAGGCGGGCGTCCTCGACGTGGCGCTGATCGTGGTCGACGAGCTCGTGCACCACCTGAAGGTGGTCACCCCGAACCTCCGCCAGGTCGCAGACCGCATCTCGGCTCAGCGCTCTCGGCTGACCGTGAGGGCTGCGTGAGCGTCGAGGACTTCACGGCGGCCCAGTCCCGGAAGATGGTCGAGGGCCGCCTGCTCATCACGCGCAAGTTCAACTACTACTCCTCTCTCCTGCACAAACTGAGCGTGCTGCCGGAGAGGGGTGCGTTCACGACGTACACCAACGAACACATGCAGTGCTTGGTGTCCACGGACTGGTTGGACAATCCCGAGACCACGGGGGAGCAGGTGGCCTACCGGCTCCTCCACGACCTCCACCACGTCATCCGTCGGCATACGTTCGACTTGGAAGACAACGGAGAGGACACCCACGGGCTGAACTGCACACGGCTTGGCGCGTGCATGGCCGTCGACACCCACCTCACGAGTACCGGGTGGGACAGTGGGGGCGCGCTACTCCCCGAGATGCTGGGGTGGATGAAGCACCAAACATCCGGGGAGTACAGTCACCTCATCCGGGAGTGGGCCATCGCCCACAAGGCGGAGCTCGAGGCTTCGGAAGAGTTGCGCCGCGTGATGGAGGAGTTGGCCAAGCAAATGGCCAAGTGCGCGCCGAAGTCAAAGGAGATGGAGGACAAGCTCGAGAAGGCGTTCATGTACCACCCACGAACGCGGCGTAAGCCCAAGGAGGTGCGTGAAGCAGTCCGACAAACCGCCCATGCCGCTCGGGGTAAAACGCAGATACACGCGGGGGACGATTCCGACTTTTGGAACGAAGTCCAACTGAAGCTCGCCCCTGTCCCCCACAGGGTGCCGTGGGAGGAGGTCGTACGCGAGTTTCTGGCCCTTGCGGTCAGCAGCGCTGCGTCCGGCACCACCGACTACAGCTACGCGCTTCCTCCTCGGATCTCCCACGCGTACGGTGGCGTCATCAACCCGCGGCTGTGCGGACAAGACCCGGTCATCAACGTCATCCTCGACACCTCCGGGTCGATGGGCGAGACCGACTACCAGATCGCAGCACAGACGGTACTCGACATGATGTCCGGACTCGGCATCCAACAGTACCGGCTCATCGAGGTGGACACGGGCGTACGTGCAATCCGCACGTACTCCACGCACGAATTCCCAGACATCGTGCACGGCGGCGGCGGCTCGGACTTGACCGACGCACTGAAGCTCGTGGACCAGATCGACATGCGCTCCAACTTGAACGTCATCCTCACGGACGGCGGAATTGGGGCGAACCACCGGCCAACCACGCCCTGTGTGGTTGTCTGCACCGTGGGGTCGGAAGAGACCCGTGAGAAATCCCTACAGAACATGTGCCATCAGGTTCGTGAGCTGGGGCCCGTCGTGTTCCCATCCCGCTCCGTCATCGGCGTGGCCTCCCTGGCTTATGACGATGAGGACGATGAGGACGGGGACGATGAGGTGAGCGCGCCTCCCGCAGTGGGAGACGCGTAACCGACAGGAGGGCGATTGCCCTCCTGTCTTTTTAGCTACACCGACGCGGATAGCCGTTGCGGCGGACCTGCCTCAGGCAAGGGCCGGTTGTCCACCCCGACGGGGTCAGGCGCCAACTGTACCCCACGCTGCGCAAGAATGCGGCCCACGAGCTCGGCCAACGGCTCCGACATGGACTGCACGGCAGCCATGCGCGCCGCCCGGTCCGAGATGGGCAACGCTTCGATCGCCCTTGCTGTCATGTCTGCGATCACTCGGATGTCCACGCCAGGAGGCTGAGCGCCGAGTGGGCTTGCAGATGCCTGCTCCGCAGGGGACCCGCCCGCGGGGGCCTCTGTAGCCGCTTGCTCCTCCGGAGAAGGCGGAGGTTGTGCGGGCTGCTCGCCCTCTGGCGGAGGTGCGGCGGCCTGAGGGGGCTGACCCTCCGGTTGAGGAGGCTGCGTCATCCCTTGGGCCTGTTGGGTGTACTTTGCCTGGATGACCTGCAGCTCCCCCTGCAACTTTGCCTGTGCCACTTGCTTGGCACGTTGAGCTCGCATGGAGAGGTCCGTCTCTTTCTCGGTAAGCACCGCCTCCTTCTCGAAGTCGTAGTCCATGCCGCTGAGGAAGGTGGTGCTGCTGAGCAAACCAGACGCGTTCAGCTGGAGCTCGAGCGACTTCCGCTGAAGGTCGTCCGCCATCTTGAAAGGCTGCGCACCCGTCTCCACCTCCGGCCACCCCAGGTAGTCCGCGCAGCTCTTGACGACCCAGTCTCGGAAGTCTTGCTGCCGTTCCATGTACCGCAGGAGAGAGTTCTCGAGCATCCGCAAAGAGGCGTTCGATCCGCTCCAGCTCATCCCGCCGTACACGAATTCGCGCATGACACCCATGCCAGCCAGGATGGTCTCCATCTGCTGGGTGATCTCTTGCGTCAGGAACATCGTGCGGCCGTCTCCGCCGATGGTCTGGTTTCCGATGGGCAGCGGCATGATCGGGATGTAGTTCCGATCGAGTTTCCACCGCTGAATCTCCGTGGCCACCTTGTTCTTCCAGTCGGACAGGTCGATGGAGGAGTAGGGGTCAGACGACCCGCTTCCCGCTTGCGGGAACAGCACGCGCAACGGAAGGACATGCTCGAGCGCGACGGCTTCCTGCGCCTTCTTCATCACCTGGAGGAGAAACAGGTCCTTCAGCACGGGAAGCGTACAGGGTACACCCCACGCCCTGTCAGAATCGGCCAACCCCGGCCGCTTCATGTGGAAGACGAGGTCCGGGTTGAACACCACCGCCTTGTTCTCGGCGATCGCTTGCAGGTAGAGCTGGGGCGTCTCTTCGATGATCTCCTGCCGACCAAGCACGATGTCGTTCTTCACCGACGTCGGTAGGTTGTAGTAGTACGTCTGCCGTCCCGTCATCTCGTTGTACGTCGTATCGATGTTCTCCGGGTTGTGGCGGAGGAGGCGGATGAGGCGCCAGTTGCGCACGTACATGTCCCGTGCAGCGGCCTTTCCGTGATGACCGCACTTTGGGCACTTGAGCTTGAACGTGTACTCCGACATCGTCCAATGCGGACGAAGGGATCGGGCCGTACCTTGCGCCTTGCACTTCATGCAGATGAGGTGCTTCACGAAGGGGAAAGCGATCGTCACGATCCCATTCCCGTACACGTTGTAGTCCAGACCGAGCTCGATCTGGAACGTACGGATCTGCAAGATCTTGAACAGGAACGTGCGCCACTTGTCGCGCGTCTTGGTGTCCTCGTGCTTCACCCAGATGTCGGTGACGGGGTACTCCGAGAGCCGGTAAGCGGTCGTCCCCACGATGGCGTTCGTGAGGTAGTAGTACCTCGACCACCGAAAGAGCTGCTTCACGGTGGTGGGCAGATACGTGTGCGCCACGTCGAAGAACGGCGACGGGTACATCATGCCGGGCTGCAGGCCACCGGAGATGCGCCCCTGGGTCATCCCCCCGTATCGCTGGGGGGTCAGGTTCACCGTCGAGGCAGTCGGACCGAAGAAGCTCATGAGTTACCCGTCAGCATCGAGCTGGCCAGCATGTTCGGGAGGATGGGCAACCCGCCGGTGAGGATCCCTGCCCCCGAGTGTAGCGCAGCTCGGCCCACCCGCTTCAGGCGGTCACCCTGCTGATCCCCTTCTTGGGACCGCGCAGCCATTCCAACGCCCAGACCGGAAAGGCCCAGCGTCAGGCCCTGCGTACCCGCGTCCGTGCCCTTCAGCTGATGGTCGAGGGCCGCACGCGCCGTGTCCAACGGAGCGTTCACCGCAGACCGTGCGATCCCCGGCAGGCTGGTCAGCCCCATCGCCTCTGCTCGGCGCGCAGCCGCCAAGCCCTCAGAGGCCCTCGAGATGTCGTCTCGGTGACGAGCCGCCACTTGCTCCGGCGTTTTCCCGCGGAACTGCTCCCAACGGTTGGCGGTGGGTGCCGAGCCCTTGAGCTGGTCCAGCGTGGCTTTGCGGTGCTCGGAGTCCATCCCAAGGCCCTTCAAGCCGTCCGCGTTCGTCGCACCAGTGATCCCGTGGATTTGACGCTGCCCGAACCGCGCAAGACCGGAACGCTCCGTCAACCGACTCCGAATGGCCTCCATCTTGTCAGGGGACATGCGCGAGCCAACAGCGCCGGCCAAGCCACCCACGCCAGCACCCACCCCAGCACCCAACAGGCCGCCTTGGAGCGCCTGGCCGCCGCCCGCCCGAACGGAGTCCAGGACTCCAGCGCCCTCCTGCCGGGCAGCCCGGTACCCGCGAACGCCGCCGGCAAGCGCACCAAGCCCCGCACCCACACCCGCCCCAACTCCCCCAAGCGCGCCCGCGGACATCAACGCCTTGGATGCAGCAGCCGGGAGGATGTGGGGAGCGGCGGCAAGCTTACGAAGCTCGTCATGGAAGTAGTGCATCGAGGTGGGTGTGAGGACTGGATACATATTCCACCTATCCGATGGCCTTGAGTTGGTTGCGCAGGAGGGTTTCGTCGTCGCGTAGTAGCTGCTCGAGCGCATCCCGTCTACGTCGCTGCTCCGTTGCCGGGTTGTCTGGGGACGTGGAAGCCGGGAGCTCACTCGGTAGCCCGTACAACTCTGGCTGCATAGGCACGAACGACAGCAGCTTCGGCAGGTAGTGCACATGCTCGTGGACGAACAGGGTCTGCAGGTACAGCTTGACCTCGTTCTCCCACTCGATGTCTTCCCGTAACGCGCGGGCGATGCGCACGGCCATTACCGCCTGCGCAGCGGTGGGCACCTGCATGACGGACAGATCGATAGGCACCCCGTGAAGGCCCATCGTGCACCACACGAACACCTCCCACCGGGACCAGAACGAGTCCACAAGCAGCATGGATCGCACCGCCTGGAACTTCAGCATGTTGGCCTTGCTGATGCCCCCAGACGGTGCCACCACCTTTTCGATCGTCCCTGTCTCCCACGTGAGCGGGTCCAGTCCGTGGCGCCGCATCAACCACATGCTGATGGCGATGGGGTGGGCATCCGGCCTGTTCAAGAAACCCGTGGCGGTGGGCACGGGTTCTCCATCATGTGTGGGCTCCGGCCCGGGGAGGGCGGATTCCACCACCACGAGCGCGTCGTGGGTGTCCCCTGCGGTGTCGGGCCCGACACCGGAGCGCGAGCTCAAGTGTTGCCCCCGGTTCCCGAGTGGTTGTCGATTTGCATGTTCGCTACCACACACTTCCGGTCGTCAGGGAGCGCGCGGTACACCTCGACAGGACGCCGGGCGAACTCGTCCGCGAACTTGTCCCCGAAGTACGCAGCCACATCGCTACGCCGACGAAGAGCAAGCCGCTTGAGACGAGACTCGGTCACCGGGACACCGTTGGGTGCGGATTCCTCGTACTCGTCCTGGGGATCGAGTACCGAGGCGAGCTTCCCGAACGCGGAGAGGTACGGGTCTGGGATCCGACCGTAGTGGTACTCGAGCCCGGTGATCTGGTCGAACGCCTCGAGCAACGAAGCGAACTTCACCGGGGGAAGCTCGTCGCGGCACGCCGCCACTTTGTCGAAGTCCGCGTGCAAGTCGGCGTCGAGCATGGCTCGACGGGAGGCGTACGCCGCGCCCCACTCCTCCTCGCTCGCACACTTGTTGGACCCGTAGTGCAAGGCGACCGGGCCCACGGGGATTCGGAGCTCGGCCGCACGCTTGACGAGCTGAAGGCCGTACACCCGACGGTCGGCGAGCGGAAGGTTGGACCACTCCGCTTCGAACCGGTCGGCTGCGGTTTTCACCTCGGCGTACGAGTCGAGCGGGACGCCTGGAATGGCGGTCCGGACCGAAGCGGCTTTCTTCTCGAGGGCGGGCGGGGCGCAGTCCCGTCGAAGCGAGGTCATCGCAGACTTGACGACAGGCTTCAGGTTGGCCGGCTCGTTTTTGACGACGCTGGCCTCGTTGATCCCGCGGTAGCTTGTCTCCGCCAACTTCTGCGCCGCCATCGCAGCGAGCCCCCCGGAGGTAGATCCGTGCGCCTGCTCCCCCTGCCGAACGGCGGAGAGGTTCCGCTTGATCTCCCCATGCACCCCACCCGCCATCGACGGGATGGCAGCGAGGGTGTTGGCTTTCTGTAGCGCCCCAAGCACCCCACTCACCTTCTCGAGCTCTTCGGGGACTTCCATGCCGTACCACGCGCAGGCGAGCTTGAGGTTCTCCGCCGTGTGCGCCTGGACCTCGACGTCGAGCTTGTGTCGGTTCTCCAGGAACGCCGCGAGGTGGAGCTCCGTGTGGCCTTGATCCACGCACGCGTACTTGCGAAACGCCGGGGCATCCCCCTCGTACACGCACAACGCGAAGACGCGATCCGGCAGAGCCAGAAGCGTCTCCGGGCTCAACGCGGAGGCGGTCTTCACCGCCTCGGTCGGGGCGCTACGCGCGACACGCGGCCCCACCGCAGAGGGGTCGTCGTAGATATCCAGAACCAATCCACCGGTTTGCATGCAGGTACCTCGCAAACACATCCTACCGCAGGTCATAAGAGAACCGGAGGGCCAATGGGCATACCCGCACTGGAAAAACTGACTCCGGGGTGTTTCGGCTCCGAGCAGTGGAGCACACAGGACCTAGAGTGTCGAGGGGGACTGGATCCCGCGTACCTCGACCCCACCACCAACGAGCGACGTCGACCGGAGTGCCCGTTCTACCGGGCATGTGGTGCACGTTGCCAAGCCACCGAGACCGCGAAGTTACTTCTACCCCGAGCACCCGAGCACGTGCCCCTACGAACCCAGCCAACCACTACACCCACGCTGTACCCGCCACGAAGACCCGAGACGCAGCCGTACCGTTCAGCCGAGTTCACCCGCCCGGTACAGTCCCAACCCGCCACGGTGTACGTGCCGACCTCTGCATCCCCCGGCAACTTCGCGAACTACCCGGTACCTCCGTTCCTATCCACCCCGGAACCGCGAGGAGGAGGGGAGCCCTGGTACACCCTCATGCTACGCGCGGCAGCTCGAGCCGCCTTCAAAGGTGCGGCGCTCGGCATCGCGCACATCATCGACACCACCCCCTGGTTCGACGACCGACACTGACGGATGGCCGCCCCACGGGGCGGCCGATCCCTCCCATTGTTTAGCTAGTAAAGGATGCACCATGCACGTAGTTCGCCGTAACCCCGACGTGGGGTACTACTCCTCCGCCCTTTGGCTGCCGAAGTCCAAGGTGAACGTCGAGAGTGTGCGCCGAGCACTCACCGTACCCCTGAAGCGTGGCAAGGGGGTCGAGACCTACGTGTTCGCGTGGAAGGAGACAAGCGACCACCTCATTGTCCCACGTAGATTCTTCAACTTGGAGGACTTCCGCGAGATGTTCCCGATCTATGACGTGCGCCCAAAGACGTACGCCGTAACGGGCATCACGTCGAAAATCCAACTCGACGCCATGTACCCACACCTCAGCTACCAGAAGGAGTCGGTCAGCCGTCTGGTCGAGTCGGAGGGGGGCATCCTCCAACTGAGCTGCGGAAAAGGCAAGACGATCATTGCGCTGGAGGCAGCCGTCCGAATTGGCGGGCCTACGCTGATCGTGGTGGACAACACGCAGCTACTCGGTCAGTGGGTGGGTGAGATCGAACGCTGGCTCGAGGTCCCCGGCGGGGTGGGCGTGGTCCGCGGCAAGCAGCAGGACGCGTGGAGCAAGAACCTGGTCTTGACCACGTACGCCACGTTGGCCGCGTATGCCGACGAGCTCCCACCGGACGTTCTGACCAAGTTCTCCACCGTCATCTTCGAGGAGGCGCACCACCTCGGAGCGGACACGTACATCCGCGCCGCCGGGTTGTTCCCCGGGAGGCGGTACGGGCTGACGGCCACCCCAGAGAGGGCCGACGGCGCAACGCGGCTCTACACGTCGTTCCTCGGGCCGATCCTGTACAAGGACTTGAAGACCGAGCTCGAGCCCCGTGTGGTGTTCCTCGAGACCGGAGTCTCCTTGAACTTGTCCGACACGGAAGAGATGAAGGAGGTCATCGACTCCGCCAAAGAGCTGCACTACGGGCTACTATGTGCCGCACTTGGGCGTAAGAAGGCTCGCCTCGAGCTGGCCATGAAGCAGATCAAAGATGCGGAGGCTGCAGGCCGAGAGATCTTGGTGCTGTCCCATTCAAAAGTGGAGCTCCTCAATCTGTACGGGATGTACAGCGGCGAAACTACTCTGTTCTCCGACATCCCGAGGCCAACCCCGCAAGAGCTCAACCTGACCACACCCCCCTGCATGATGTCGCCCCGGCGCATCATTCACCAGAAGAAGAACCGGGGGAAGCTGTTCCAGTTACTGCAAACCGTCTCACCTGAGCGGAGAAAAGAAGTGCAGTTCTCGCTAGCCCAGGTGGAGCTCGAGTTTGCGGCCCACGAGTCGTACCTCGCCATTGAGCGTGCGTACGAGAAACGGCAGGTAGACTTCCTCAAGGGGATCATAGCCCGGAACATGGCCGGTCGGGCGGGCCTACTAATCGCAGATGTCCCCCTGGCCGCTCGCATGCAAATGCTGGCCACCCGAAAAGTCATCTTCGGCATCATGCGGTACGGGAAAGAGGCGCTCAACAAGCGGTCGCTCGACAGCATCCTCGTGCTGAACCCTATCGCTCAGGATGGGGGCCTCTACCAGATCCTTGGGCGAGCGCTGCGCTCATCCGCAGGAAAGCGTCCGCCCGTCGCGATGTTCCTTGAGGACAACATCGGGATCGTCCGTGGCATGTGCAAGAAGCTCCGCAGCTACCTTCGAGACCGGAAGGTAGAGGACGGTGGCCCCGTGAAGTACTTCACCCGAGTCCCAGCCAAAGAAAGCGTATGGGCTGAGTTCCAATGAGCACTGAACTTGCGGAATGGTGCATCGCCTCTGTCCGAGGTGTTGGCCCGCACTGCCTCATCCTCCCGACCGACCGAACTGCACCCGTGGTCGGAAATGTGCACATTTCCGGGCTCATCCTCGTGGACATCCGCGTGGTGGTGGACAGCTCTGGGACGCGTGCGGTACACCAACGAGTTCCCGTGGCCTACCCCTACGGCCTCCTGCGGAGCCCCAAAGTAAGCACGTCGGTATACACCGACTTCGTACTGCCGTTGCGTGCGTTGTCCAGCGAAGACTTTGCCGCGTACACGAAGGTCATCGCACATGTGCAGCAAGCGGCGGATGCCACGACTCCCCCGACCACTGCCCCACTAACCCCGGAGAAGTAGTACATGGCCGTTGACGGTCGAAAGTCCCTCGCCCGAATGTGGGAACAGTGGGGGGACTGCACGCGCTGTAGTCTTGGCGAGATTCGGTCAGCGGAGGGCAAGCCCGTGGTTGCGGGTACGGGGGCAAAGGGGAAGATCCTTGTCGTCCTTCGAAGTCCGACGTGGAAGACAGAAGAGGGGATCCCCACCGACGGGGAAGAGTTTCTCTACGCACTCATCCGGGCGTACGACGCGATGGAGCACATCTACGTCACGTACACCACGGCGTGCCGGTCCTGCAGCCCGATCATCGACGAGGATACAGGGCAGCAAAAGATGAGGAGCACTCGGCGCGGCCTCGTCCCGATGTACCGAGACATCCCGCCCAGCCACGAGCAGCGGAAAGCGTGCAGCGATCGACTGCTCGAGGAGGTGTACCTGGTCGATCCAGTCATCGTACTCGCGTGCGGTGATGTGGCGATCCAAAGCTTGATGGGGAAGGCGGTTTCGACCGCGAGTCTCGTGGGTAACCCCACGCACTTCACCGTCCCAGGTGCGGGGATTCGGCCCCGTGTCACCGAGAAGCGACAAGTATGGGGCCGCAAGTTCCAAGGGCAGATGATCTACCCCACCGAGCCTGCGCCGGTCAGCTACCTCATGATCCCGACCTACGAGCCGGAGATTGCGCTGAAAGCCACCGCGGACCACCGCCCAACTTCCCCCGCTGTGCAGCTCAAGGAGCACGTGCGGGAAGCGGTCAACCTCTACACCCACTCCCTGGACTTGACCCGGGACGACAAGATCGAAACCCCTGAACCCATGTACGACGACGCGGAGGATCTGGACGTATGAGCGACAGCACCGAGAGCACCCTGCCCGAGCCACTTCAAGCCATGGTCGACGCCTACCAAAAGCTGTCGAACCTTCGTGCGGCTAACCCGCGCGTCTTCGCCGACCTGGAGGCCCTGATGCCCGAGTTCAACTCGGCGCTCGAAGCCGCCGAGAAGTACGTCCGAACGACCGGAGATGACGGGGGCATGCTCAAGATTACGTCGACGCAGCTCGGGTATGACCCCACGAAGCTCCTCGACATCGTGGGAGAGGACATGTTCCTCGAGCTCGGCGGGAAGAAGACCGAGAAGACGGTCTACACGATCGACCGCACCCTCGTGGACATGGCCGTTGCCACGAAGAAGCTCGCACCCGACATCGCGGAGATGGCACGCACCACCAAGTACGTCATTCAACGCCCCGCACCCGTGCAGGTCCCATGAAGACGAAGTTCGATGAGGTGCAGCCGGCTACCGTGGAGATCGACTTCCGCAGCCGAACACTGAAAGCAACGGCGTCATACGTCAGTACCCGAACGGGGACCACCTACGGCGCCGTCACACTTCAAGCATGGTCACCGGACACGTACGAGAAGCTCGAGGCGTTCCGTGCGGCCATGGCCCGGGACTTCCTCACACTGGTCCAGGACCAAGGCCCTACACTGGACCCAAGCCTGGTAGCTCCCGATCAACGTACACCCATCGGCCTCGACGAGTACTTGCAAGAGCGGAAGTAGCACATGAACACGGAGATGATGCTGGTCTGCAAGATCATCCAGACAGGGAAGATGCGGGATGTCCTGGAGTTCGGACTCGCCCCGGAGGACTTCACTTCCCCTGAGGCGCGGACCATGTACGAGCGCATCCTGTCGGTGTACCAGCGGGCGGAGAGCTCGGGCTCTGTCCTTGGACCAACACTCGCCAAGGAGGTGTTCCCTAACCTTCCGTGGACCGAGGTCGACGAGCACGTCACCGTCGATCACCTCTGTCACGAGGTCAGGAGCAACCGGCTCCGTGTTCTATTCCGCATGGCGCTTGCGGAGGCCATCCCGAAACTGGATGGCAAAGACCTTCGAGGTGCGGTGTCCAGCATCTCCGACGCTCTTGGTGCGTACCACCGCATCGGTGACACCAAGAACTACGACATGGCGGGTCACGACGGGTTTGCGACTGCACTCGACATCTACGACAAGAGGAAGAAGGGGCTGGACCCCGGTGTGTGTCACTGGGCGTGGTACGACGTCGGGGCACTCACCGGCCCCATCTACGACGACGACTACATCGTGCTCTACGGGCGACCGAAGAACATGAAAGCGATCGCCAACTCCGCGAAGCTGCTCACGCCCTCTGGGTGGATCAGAAACGGAGACGTGAAGGTGGGCGATCTCGTCATCGGATCCAACGGGATGCCTACCCGTGTGCTAGGCGTCTACCCGCAGGGTAAGCTCCCGATGTTCAAGGTCACGATGAACGACGGTGGGTCTACTCGATGCTGCGGGGACCACCTGTGGTTCACGCAGACTAGAAACGAACGAAGGCGTGGGAGCCCTGGGAGCGTGAAGATCACGAGCGAGATGATCGGCACACTGAAAGGGGAAGGCGGCCGTGCGAACCACAGCATTCCCACCGTGAAACCCGTGCACTTCGCTCCGCGGGAAAAACTCCCGCTCGACCCCTATGTGCTCGGCGCACTCCTAGGCGATGGTCACTTGGGGAAACACACCACCATCAGCAAACCGGACATGGACCTCTTCGAGAAGGTACAGGACCGGCTCCCCCCTGGGTGCCACACACGCGTATCCACGACGGCCCTGAACTGCCCGTCCATGCGCATCTCCGGCATCAAGCACACGATCGAAGGCCTCGGACTTTTGGGTACCCGCGCGCTCACGAAGTTCATTCCTCGTGAGTATTTCCTGGCGAGCATCGAGGACCGACTGGAGTTGCTCCGAGGACTTCTCGATACAGGCGGCACCGTGAATCCGGACGGTCTGAAGTACGAGTTTAGTTCCGCGAGTGTTCAGCTCCGCGACGGGGTGGTGGAAATCGCCCGCTCGTTGGGTGCACTCGTTACGACTGGGGTTACGGAAGCCCCCGTGTACACCTACAAGGGCAAGCAGTTGGCGGGTCACCCATCCTACCTCGCCAGCATCCGCTTCTTCGACGGTACAGTTGCGGTGTCGATCCGTTCACGGTTGGACAAGTTGCGGCCCGAGAAGGACACGGAGAAGTCCCGGCACCGGCAGATCATCAGCATCGAACCGGACGGGGAAGAGGAATGCCTGTGCATCGCGGTGGATGCTCCGGATCACCTCTACGTCACCGACGACTTCATCGTCACACACAACACGTGGTGCTTGCTGAAGCAGGCGTCCGCATGCGTGTTCGAGCAACAGGTGCCCACGGTCATCTACACGAAGGAGATGACTCGAGACAACGTGTTCCAGCGCTTGGCGAGCATCGCCACGGAGATGCCCTACGGGCCAGTACGTCTCGGTGGCCTCGATCCCATCATGGAGGCCAAGTTCCGAAAGGACATAGCCTACTTCATCGAGATGCTGAGGAAGCGGGAGAAAGACAACCTCCTCTGGGTGCTATCCGGCAAGGACATGCCGGGCAGGGACACCATTTCCTGGTTCCGCAGCAAGGTGGAGAAGTACAAGCCGAAGGTGGCGTTCATCGACGGCATGTACCTGATGACCCCGGAGAACTCGAAGCTCGTGAAGACGAACGAACGGCTCGAGAACGTGTCACGCGCGGCGAGGCAAATGATCCTCGACACGAAAGTCCCGCTGTTCTGTACGCTCCAGGCGAACCGGCAAGCCGCGAAGCACGAGAAGGGGGAGATGGACGAGATTGCGATGTCGGACGCCGTATCCCAGGACTGCACTGCCGCCATCCGTACGATCAAGGACAAGGTGCTCGACCCCGACACTGGGAAGCACACGTGCTCCCTCGTAGTGGCCGGAGCTCGAGAGTGGAACATCTCGGGATTCCGCATCTTCGCGGAGCCCTCCACGGACTTCTCGTTCCAGAAGATACTGGACGACAAGGAGGCGCAGAACGTGAAAGCCACGGACGATGACGAGTCCGAGAAGGCCAAGAAGAAGAAGGAGAAGGGCAAGGACGGAAAGCCCACGGAGCTCAGCGCCTCGAGCAAGATCCAGCAGATCGCACTCGGACTGGTTGGCGGGAAATGAGCAGCCTCCTCGAGTTCGCGAACAAGCATCTCGGCGACGTGAAGGGGTGTGGGTCGGAGAACGTACTGACCAGGTGTCCGTTCCACCAAGGAACGGGCCCAGTCAAGACGCCTCCGTTCTCGTTCTCTGTGACCAAGGGCGTGTGGAACTGCTTCTCCTGCAACGAGAAGGGGAACCTCTACCAGCTCATCACACGCCTTCGACTCAACCCCGACTTGTTCCAGGAGGAGTTGACCGAGGCGCGGAAGTCAAGCTCCGACCCCGCCAAGTACGACCCCCTACGCCCGGGCGCCGTAGTCCGGGTGGAGGACACTATTCCGGAGCGCATCCTCGGGGAGTTCGACATGTGCCCCGAGACACTCGTCGAGGATGACCACTTCTCGGAGCGCACGCTGCAGCGATTCGGGATCGGCTTCGATCAGAAGCACGCCCGTATCACGTTCCCGCTCAGAGACCTCACGGGGTGCCTGGTGGGTATCAGCGGCCGAACGGTGGTGGACGAGACGCCGAGGTACAAGGTGTACACCCACGAGTACGCCGAGTTCGGCATCCCTCCAGGGGTGCACGTACCAAAGGGCGCCATCCTGTGGAACGCAGACCGCGTCTACCCCGCGGCGTGCTTTGGCCCACTGGACACGCCGCTGGTCGTTGTCGAGGGGTTCAAAGCCTGCATGCGGGTGTGGGACAGCGGGTACGAGAACGTGGTGGCACTCCTGGGCTGCAGGATGACCGCAGACCAGCTGTGGATCCTCCAGCGCATCGGGGCCCCCGTGGTGCTGATGCTGGACAGAAACGAGGCGGGAAAGAAGGGTACGGAGGTTGTAGGTTCAGAGCTTCTGAAGTACCTGGAAGTTGCGGTCGCACAGGACTACGATGGTGAGCAACCCAGTGACTTGGACGAGTCTCAGGTAGTTACCGCAGTACAGAACGCACAGTCATTTCTCACGTGGAAATTCAATAGATAGGAACACCAATGTCGTACGGAAAAAGCAAGCAGACCCTCGCAGCCATCCCTTCGTACCGTGAGCAGCAGCGCGCCATCCAACGTCCGCCGAGGGGCGAGGGTAAGGGTGGAGCTCCCCCCTGGAAGTCCATCATCCGCCTCACGGACAGCTCGGCTGCCCCCGCGGACGTCATCCGGTTGTTCCGGGCCGCATACCCCGTGCAGGTGGCGAAGGGGGAAGAGGTCGTCACCGAGACCCTCTCGTTCTACCCCTACACGGAGCACGGCACGCGTCGAGGCGGGCAGTTCCGGAGCGCCATCTGCAGCGCCGGGCCGTTCGCACACCTGAAGAACCGCCGCGACCCCTGCCTCGGGTGCGACCAGCACTGGGCGGACCGTGAGTCCATGGGGCGTCAGAACAAGTTCGCGTACACCGCGCTCCACCTCCACCCTTACGCCAAGGTGCCGGACGTCGACGAGGCCGGGAGGGAACGGGTCAACCCCAACACCAACGAGCCGTACTACACGTGGAAACGGACGGACAGCCAGCTCTTGCGGGGTGAGCACCGCGGGCTCGAAACCCGGGACTACTACCTCGGCGCCATGGTGTTCGGCTACCGCGAGCACCAGTTGCTCCAGGAAGCGAACCAGCAGATCAGCACCGCCTGTGACGCATGCAAGGGAGGGGAGGGCTCGATCTCCACTCTCGTGTGGGTGTGCGGAGGGTGCGGCGTCACGCTCATCGACCCCGAGAACACGACGATGACGCAGGACGAGGTCTTCGACATGTCCATGAAGGAAGTGAAGTGCGCGGAATGCGACCACGTCGGCTTCCTCCAGGAAGAGATCGAGTGCAAGCACTGCAGCAAGCCGCGCCGTTCGGACATCTTCGACGTCAACCTCAAGATGAAGCAGCTCAAGGACCCAGCCACTGGGAAACGCGGCGGTCTGGTCATCCTGGGGTTCACGAACACCCCGCTGGATCCGAAGTACCTCGAGTCGGCAAGCGCCAACGAGCCCCCGGTGTTTCACCCGCTCAACCTGCCGCGCATCTTCGCGCCTACCCCGTACGACCGGCAGGAGGAGCTCTTCTCCCTCGGGGGCATGAAGCCGGACGCGTCCAAATCTGC